AGTTGCTTTATTAAAATTGTTAAAATTGCCAAAATTGTTAGTTGGAGGTGCGCAACTCATTATGAAATGTCAAGTAAAATTTATTGCTATCGTCACCCTCATCTCATAACAAATCTTATTTTATATTCAATTTTTAATCTCACATTCATTCTAACAAATTTTTTCTAATCACGCTACCAACTTTTCGCATTTCCTAAATTTTGCTCTCTCCAACTAACACCAGAATAGCCCAGCTCAAATAAAACTGGTAATGTCCCTCAGAATTTTGCCTATGCCCGCATTTTTAGTTTAATTTTCTTCTCTCTTGATTTTAGCGAACGAAAAATAACCACCCTATCAATTACTCATATTTTCTTTTTCTCTTGTTTCTCAGCTTCAAATTTCATAGTTCAGCTACAACAAAATTAAGGAAATGAGAGTGAATTTTGGGAATTATGGGAAAATTACTAAAAAATTTTAAAATAATTTCACTTTTCTCTTGACTTGCCTATAAAAATATGGTAGAATTAACGCTCGTTGTCGGTAATAATCCTTCATTTGGGCTTTAAAACTGCAAAAATGAATACTAATTCGCGCAGAAAGACCACATTTATGTCTGAGAACCGGGAAATATAGCTGAAAAACAACAAAATTAGCTGCATTTTTCTTCAAAAAACGCATAAAAAAAAAGAGTAGTAAGAAATAATCTTACTACTCTTCTTCCAACAGAAAGGAAAACACTATATCAAGACACAGAAAGATAATCTTCAAGCATTATATCTCAAAATCTTAGCTGTGTGTGTCTTTAATGGTCGGAGTGGGGAGACTCGAACTCCCGGCCTCTTGAACCCAAATCAAGCCGTCTACCAACTGACGTACACCCCGATAAAAAACAATAGAGAGTTCATTACTTAATGCTTAGACACTCAAAAGAGTTGGTCTACATTGCCGCACCACCACGCCTCATTACTATCTCTATTGATTTTGGTTATTAAAAACGCCTAACAACTCACTTTGATTTTAATAACCGATTTAATTTAATAAATAAATAAATATTAAGTTTATAAAGGAGTTGTGGAGAGTATCCTAACTTTATGAACTGGTTGAACTTTGCGCTACTCTCTGGCTGGCGATTTCAACTACTGCCAATACTATGGTTTATATTTAAGAGAAACTCATAGTTAAAACCTCTATTAGTTTAGGGTTAAAGTCGCGACGTTACTAATAAACTCGACTTTGGCTGGAATGACAGGACTCGAACCTGCAACCCTCCGGTTAACAGCCGGATGCTCTACCTATTGAGCTACAAACCAATATATATCCAAATAAGTTTGGACCTTATTTGGAGAGAACTTTTTTGGGCGGGCAAGTCCTCGCTACCACAATTTCATATATTCGGCATTTTATCCTCCTATTGAATATAACCCAGGTTTATGGTGGAACATATCGGACTTGAACCGATAACCTCCTGCGTGCAAAGCAGGTGCTCTACCAGTTGCGCTAATGCCCCAAAAGTATGGAAACTTCCTCCGTAGAGAGGTTTACCAACCCCGCATCGATGGTTGTGTGTTTCTCGCTATGACCCTTGCCGAAACCCCACTGAAATTCAGGGATTTGTCTTTTGCCGCATTTCCTATTGAAAGCTCAGGTTCATCTCGCCCTGGCACCAGTCAATGTAATTCAGGCTTACATAACCCACCATTCAGCAATAGAAAATAGTAATTTAAGAACTCGTGCACAGTTTTAAATTGAGTATTAGCTAAAGAAAATGGATTTTTGGAGCGATATAAGGGATTTGAACCCTCACCGACTGCTTGGAAGGCAGTAATGCTACCATTACACCAATACCGCATAAATGGAAGTTTAGGGTTAAAGTCGCGGCGCTACTTCCAAACTCGACTCTGGTGACCCGTATAGGATTCGAACCTAATATCAATAGATTGAGAATCTACTATCCTAAACCATTAGACGAACGGGCCGAATGTGTTAGAACTCTTCGCAAGACAACTCATAAGGAATATTATCTTCCTCGGTCAGATTAGCGACAACAATAGTATCATCATTGTCAGCATAACATTCGTTCAGCTTGTTCATGGCGCCCATAATGTTCTTAGCCATCACAACACCCTTAATCTTGTTGTACGAATCATTATACTTGCAAACCAGATGAATTTCATAATGAAAAAGTTTCATTTTTAATTTCCTCCCTTTACCTTATAATATATTATAACATAAATTTTTGAAATTTTCAAATGAATGGAGCTGGCGACAGGACTTGAACCTGCAACCTGATGATTACAAAGCACCTGCGCTACCAATTGCGCCACGCCAGCAAATGGGAGGAGCCAATCACCCAGACCTCCATAGGGATACCTTTTAAACGCCAAAGGCATGAAACGATTATTTTAAAGTGAAATAATAACTCAGTTCTAATAAGTAGACACCTGTAATACTTAAATGTTGCCACGCGCACGCGCTATACGCAGTCATACAAATAATCCAAACTATAAACTAATTAACCATTATTTTATAATATTTAACTACTAACTCATTAACTTCTTTTAATAATAATGGTTATGGTTGCGGGCTTGGGAGTTGAACCCAATCCTCGAGCCTTATGAGGGCTGTGACTTAACCGCTTGTCCTGCCCGCAATATCAAATATATAAAAAATGCGCTCCAAAGACCCAAGGGGAAACCCTCGCGCATATTAGTAGAGTTTCAGACAAACTTTATATATAAACTACTTACTCACCGATAATATCAAGAATACGCTGACGAACCTTGGTGTTATCCTCAATAATCTGTGAAGCAGTAGAACGCTGAGAATCAATGAAAGCTGCCAAATCATTAAACTTATTAATCTTATCTCTCAGACCAGAGTTAATATTATCTAAATCAGTTGCTGCCTGTCGAAAAGCACTTAGTGCCACATCACGCTTACCAGCAAGAGTGGTAATATCTGACGCCAATCGGTCAGTTGCCGCATTGATAGCCTCATCAGTTGTCCGAACCTTAGTAGAATACATAATAATTACTTTCTTTCTGTTGTTTATAATAAAATTATAATGGTCGGGAGAGAGGGAATTGAACCCACTCAGACTATTTAAAGTACCAGTTTTACAGACCGGGGTGTCTACCTTAACACGCTACCTCCCGAAATAATGGTAGTTGAGAGGGGACTCGAACCCCTAACATTTAGTTTCTAAGACTAACGCGTCTGCCAAATTGCGCCACTCAACCATAGGATGGTGAGAGCTAAGGGGATAACTCTCACCGGGATATGGAAAGGAAAGGGGAAAATTTTCCGGTTTCAAAGAAACCGTGGCGATGCTGATGGGACTCGAACCCACGATAACCTGAGAGACAGTCAGGCGCATTAGCCGCTATGCTACAACATCAAATGGTACTCCCAACGGGATTTGAACCCGTGACTCTGGCGTGAAAGGCCAGTGACTTAGACCGCTTGTCGATGGGAGCATATACAAGACACTTTTTAAAATGTAATTTTCATCAAAAATTATTTTAAAAATTTTAGCTGTATGTGTCTTTCTTTTGTTTGTATTTAATTATAAACTATTTTTTTAGAGGTGTCAATTCAAGACGCATTAAAAGTTAAATATTGGAGTCGAACCAATTACATTCAAATTACAAGTTTGATGCTCTACCAAATGAGCTAATTTACTTTTTAAGTAAAATTGCTGTGTGCGTCTTTGGTACTCCCTGTGGGATTCGAACCCACACTGTTTGGGACTTAAATCCAACGCCTCTTCCAATTGGGCTAAGGGAGCATGGAACTAAGTTCAATGATATAGACCTCACAAGTTACTATATCCCACAGCACTTAGTAAGCTGGGTGATGCGTCCATCACAATCTGGCGGTACGACAGAGACTCGAACTCTGAAAGCGCTCATCACGCCCACTGGTTTTCAAGACCAGGCCCCGCACCATACTGGGGTCAACCGTACCATGTTGCCAGTTCGAAGCCTTTCCTGGCGTGGCTTTGGTGGATTTGGCAGGGGTCGAACCTGCTACGCTTAGCTCTTCAGGCTAACGCTCTACCAGTTGAGCTACAAATCCAAATGGTTGGAGCATCGGGACTTGAACCCGCATCTGACGATTATAAGTCGTCGGCTCTGACCAATTGAGCTATACCCCAATATTGAGGGGAGGAGTTTACCTCCCCTTTTGATTACTCGGCAGAGTCCTCAGAAACAACCTCATACTTAGTAACTCCAGCCTTAGGAGTGATGAACTTCACCTGCACATCGCAAGCCTCGGTCTCAACAACCAGAGTACCCTCGGTAAAGCCATAATCCTCAGCATTGGTGTGAACAGGAACGCCCTTCTCGGCAAGGAACTCAGCAAGCAGCTTAGACAGTTCCAGCTTAGAAACCTTCTTAACATCAACCTTCTTAGTAGTCTTCTTAGCCATAATGACATCTCCTTTAATAATTTATAATTTTTTGGGATAATGGTACTCCTGACGGGAGTCGAACCCGTACGCTTATTCAGCGAGGGATTTTAAGTCCCTTGTGTCTACCAATTCCACCACAGGAGCATATTTTTTCTTTTTTTTCTTTTCCTTACCTTGTATATATATTATATATTAAAAATAAGGAATTGTCAATTAAGAACTTGGTGAGCGTGATGGGATTCGAACCCATGGTATCCTGCTTAAAAGGCAGGTGCATTAACCGGCTATGCTACACGCTCATTTTTTGGAAAATTTCTTCAAGATTTTCTTTCAAAAATCCTTTAAAAATTCTTTCAAATTTTTTTCTTTTTCTCTCAACCTTATAATATATTATATCATAAAATTTAGAGGGTTTCAAGTTAATTGCTAATTGAATTAAAGTTTTTTAATTGCTTTGTCCAAACTTTTTTATTGTTTTTATCGTATATATATTATACAATAAAATTTTGGAACTGTCAAGCAGAGAACCCACTCTACTTTTTGTCAGCACCCTATCCTACTCCTCATAACTCCTATAAAATAAAGAGCTATAAAACGCTGACTTCCGCATTTCTAAAGTTTATCTTTCTCTTACTGTATATATATTATATAATAAAAATCAGAAAATTTCAAGAAACATAAGGTCTTGCGTCAGAAAGCAGGAGACAATTCCCATAACACTCGCCGCACTGAAAATGACAACCGGGGTCATCAATAGAAATCAGATTGGCGCAATCCGTACACAGCTCTACGCCGCCAAGATGGAATACTTCATCTTCCTTGGTATGCACACAACCGCAGCTTTCGCACACAAACAAGGTCTTCTTTTCATCAGTCTGAACAGTCAGCATAAGTATTTTCTCCTTTTCAAACCCGTTGCTTTTGTTTTTTTTATTTTTCTTCCCTTACTGTATATATATTATATAATAAAAATCAGAAAATTTCAAGAGAGAAGAAGGGTGTTTCTTTCTTCTCTTGTTTAGTTCTCCTTGTAACCATCGGGGCAGCTCTTATGCTTAGTGATAGTTACAGTATAATAACCACCATTGACACCCTTAAAAGACATCTTAGTAGTAGACATCTCCTGCGGCGAAACAATAGAGCCAGTATCGCCCATAGAGCGCAGGAAGTCAAAAACAGCCTGAATAATGCCATGCTTCTCAGCATCAGCCTTTTTCTTAGCCTTCATGTTACGCACTTTGTCGAGCGGGCTGCCGCCAGACTTCTTCTTATCAGTCTTCTGGTTTTCCTTAATCTTCTCTTCGATGACATCGACCTCTTCGCAGTCCATCTCATCATGGTCAAATGCCCACATTTCCTCAGCTTCCTCACGAGAGATGCCAAGAATTTCCATATTCTTCTTAATCTCAGCGTCCTTTTCAGCGAGTGCCTTCTTAGTAACATTTTTGTTAGCCATATGCAACACCTTCCCTTTTAATAATTTATTCTTTCCTTTTGTTTCTATATATATTATATCACAAAAAATAATAAATGTCAATATACAATTTGCACAAAATTTTGGGCGTGTCAAAATGAAGTGACAATGTCCCTGGAGAAATCGCCTATGAACGGCGCGTCGAGTTGAATTTCGGGAAAAAATTGGGCGTCTAAAAAAATTGACAAAGTCCCTGGAAATTTTGCATATAGGCGACGCGTCGGGCTAAACCGCCCAAGCGCGGCCGACTCAAATTTCTCATAATAATTATACCACAGGCCGCCGCATTTGTCAATAGGTAAAATTGCACAAAAATACAGCTAAAAAATTGTCCAATGTGGGTATTGACAAGTTCAGCGGTCGCGCACGACCGGTCGAAATTATAGCACATTTTTCAACTTCTGTCAAGATGTAATTTTGCACAAAAATAGGACTAACTTTTTGGTTAGTCCTATAAAAAAATTTTTTATGCAAGTTGCACAAAATAATCTTTTTTAATTGTGATTTTTATGCTGTCAACTTCTGGAGGAATGATAAAACGGTCATTCCGCAAGTATTCCCAGTTAGTTCCAGCAATCCACTTTTCTTTGTTGTCCTCTTCGACTTTCAGAGAGGTAAACCGCCCACGCAACTTGGGAGAGAGCCACAGAACAGTTACAGGCTTTTTATAATTTCTTTCGTGTTCTAACATCCGACGGCGTGGGTCATTAGTTGTGCCAATTTTGAAAAGTCTTTCCTGCGGGTCGCCAATCCGCAGGAAATAGACATACTGGTAATCTTTACCATTCTTTTGCTTTTTTGCAGTTGGTAAGTCCGCAAATCTGGAAATCTTTGCCATTATTCACACCCCTTAAAACCATCGGGAGCCGCTTTGTGTTTGGTCACTGCTACGCTGTAATAGTTCCCCATCGTATCCATGAAAGAAATTTTCGTTCCAGTCATTTCCTGCGGAAAGACTACCAACGGCGAACCCTTGACAGCTTCAAACACAAGATTGACAATCGCTTGCTTGTTTTCGTCTTTCTTCTTCTTAGCTTTAAGGTTGCGAACCTTGTCAAGCGCAAATCCCTTCTTTTTCTCTTTTGTTACCTGTTCAGCTTTTGTGGTCAAGGCGTCAGCTTCTTCATTGTCGGTTTCATCATGGTCAAAAGCATACAGTTCTTCGGCTTCCTCTCTGGAAATAGCAAGCACTTCCATGTTCTTGCGGATTTCCTGTTCCTTTTCAGAGAGCTTTTTTGCCATACATATCACCTTTCCTTTCTGATATTAGTATAGCACATGGAAGTGCTTTTGTCAAGAGTTTTTTTGAGAAAGGGGAGAATTACTCCTCCCCGTCCTCATCCTCATCCTTGGCGTACCTGTCAATACCAGCCTTGGGAGTAATCGGCTTGAGCTGAATATCACATTCGGGAGCATGGATAACCAGAGTGCCCTTGGTGAAACCGAACTCAACGCCATCCTCGACAGAGATTTCCAGCTGTTCCAGACTCTCACGAATAGTCTTCATCAGATTAGCCTTTGCGGTGTCCTTCGGATTAACCTTCTTCATCTTCTTAGCCATAGTGTTTTCCTTTCTGGTTTGGGAGGTTTTCCTTCCTCTTTATGTACTTATTATATCAGATGTTCAGGGTTTTGTCAAGGGGTTTTTCGATTTTTTGAGGGGAGGAAGGGAGGGCTTAGCCCTCCTCGTCCTCTACGACCTCGTAGCGATCAACGCCTGCCTTGGGCGTGATAGGCTTAATCTGTACATCACAGGTGGCGTGGTGAGCCACAATCGTGCCCTTGGTCATAGCGTAATCCTCACCATCAGCCACATCGTAGCCAGCAGCCGCCAGAGCCTTGGAAATAACTTCCATAATCTCCTTCTTAGCGGTATCCTTGGGGTTGACCTTCTTCATTTTCTTGTTAGCCATAGTATCAATTCCTTTCTGGTTTGTTGGGTTTTCCTTCCCTGTAATTATATTGTACCACAGTTTAGGCGGTTTGTCAAGAACTTTTTTTGAAAGTTTTGAGAAATCTTTTGACCTCTCTCTTGCTTTCCTCTCCCTTACTGTATCTTTATTATACCATAGGCTTGAGGTTTTGTCAAGAGGTTTTTTCGATTTTCTGAAAACTTTTTTTGGAGGTCTTGACCTTGCGCCCTCCCTTGGAACAATTATAGTATACCAAATCTGATTCCAGATTACAAGTGGCAAAATGACGAATTTCGGGATAAATTTCTTCTTTCTTTTGTACAAAATTACTATTGACAAAATTGCTGTAGCGTGGTATAATAGAATTTTAGCGCCCGCGCGCGGGTGGCCGAAAAAAATTGGAAGAAAATACCTCTGATTACTCAGAGGCATGAATTTCTCTATGACAATTTGCGCAAAGCAAATCGCAAGTTTCTATTTCTTTTTCTATATCTTCCCAGTTTTGGGCATTTCTTAATAATTCAGTTGGTGTTTCTGTTTTTGTATTTCCATCTCGATGATGTAAATCTAAAGCTTTTTGACATTTATCATAACCGCATTTACAACATTTTCCACTTTTAACTTTGATTACATATTTTTTCCATAGTTTTCTTTTTTCTGTTCCACCTTTATAACCAGATGGCAAGCAATCATAGCAAAAAGGCACTTTTCTTCTTTTTTGCTCATATTCTTTATCACATAATAAACATTTCATATTATCCCTCCTTCATAATTATAACTTTTTTCTAATAAAGTGTCAATATTTTCGGGCGACCCAAATTATACACCCTTTTTCCTTTTGTGTCAATAGGCAAAATGTACAAAAAAAAGAACCAGATTTCAGCGTCCCAAAATCTGGTTCTTAAAGCTCCGATGTTGCGCACCATCAAAGGGGTTTTCTTCGGCTCCCATCTTAGAAGCGACTGCCAAGAAATACACCATAAAGAACTAAGCCGCGAAAGTTTTCTTTTCGGTTCCTATTACTAAACCTCGGTGGAGAGAAATAACATTCAAAAAAACTCACCTCGATTATAGCCGAAGCTATAATCTAATAAAAATAAATCAATAAAAAAGTTTAATCAATAGAGTGAGGTTTCAAGGAGGTCTAATTTCAATCACTTTTATCACAACCTTTTCAAAACTTTATTCAGTTGTCGGCAATCAAGTGGCATCCCCTCTTTCATGCTCTTATTATAGCACATGGGGCTGTTTTTGTCAACCCCTTTTCAGAAATTGCAGTAACCAGAATAATCCAGAATGACAGGCTTTCCCTTGACATAACCAATGTTGGCATTGTGCAGGTCATTCACACGATTTTCTTTCGACCATTGTTCAAGAGAACGGCAAAACCGCTTGCCATACAGAGAAATTACCATTGACAACCAATTTCTATCAAGGTCATCATGGTACATACCATTACGGATTTTCTCGCACATCTTAGGGCGCACAGTCTTGTTAATGCGGATTGCTTTCTGTCTGGTCTTGCGGCTTACTCTGTCGTGGCTTTCAGAAATCTTAGGTTGCATGAAAAACCGAGTACCATTCGGACTTTCATACACAAAACGGGTTTCAAGCAGAACACGCTCAATCCCATACTTTTTCCCGCTTTGATAGGCTCTTGCTTCCTGTTCGCACTCATTGTGACGCTTGTTGTTCCGGCAGAACTTGATAACAAAATCAGCGTCCGGAATAATATAACAGAACTTAGTAGCACCACTTGCGGCTGTCCAGCCATGCTCCGCGGCGAACTTGCCAAAGTCAAAGAAACGGTCCGCGGCAGGCATGGTTTCCAGAACCTTAATGACTTCCTCTAAGGTCATTGTGTTCCACTTCCTTTCCCTTTTGTATTCTTATTATATCATGGAGAAGGGGTTTTGTCAATCCCTTTCTTAAAGATTTTTACTCTCTGCTACAAAATATTTTGCTTCATACTGATTAGCAACAGCTTTCACTCTTGCACTCTCTTTTTGGGTAGCACAATAGAAATTAAACAAAGTGTGTTTTCCAACCGGAATGTAAGAATGTGGAATGTCTTTCAAATCAAAATCAATAGCATTAGTGAATTTTTCGGGTACAGTCAATTCAACTTTCCAAAGTTTATCCTTGCGGGCAAGTTCTTCTCCCCACTTGACAATAAACACGCCCACAAGATTGCACAGACCCACTACAACAACCTTTAGCCACAAAGGAAGTTCGCACACCATGTAAACAACTACAATAGTGTAGAAACCATACGCAAGAGCGTTAATAATTGCGGCAAGCCCTTTGCCACATTTTACAGTCGCAAGGCTCTTGATAGTCTGAATGACAACATTTACCACATTCAGCACCACGAACAGCCAAAATAAATTCATATCCATTTTCATTACCTCGTTTCCTTTACTGTATTTATATTATAGCGTATTTCGGGATTTTTGTCAATCGTTATTTTGCACAAAATGAAAAACAAAAAATTGTGCAACTTACCACTTGACAAATTTAGCCGGCGCCAACGCCGGGCCGAATTATACCACGATTTTTCATTTTTGTCAATAGTCAAAATGCACAAAAAATTGGGAGAGATTTCTCTCTCCCAAAATTTTCCTTACTCGGCGTCCTCGTCGACAACCTCGTAGCGGTCGATACCAGCTTTCGGGGTGATGGGCTTCAACTGGACATCGCACACGCCCGCACGGATAACAACCGTGCCTTTGGTCATCGCAAAGTCCTCACCGTCCAGAACCTCATAACCAGCGTTCGCAAGAGCCTCACGAACCACGGTCATAACCTCGTTCTTCTGGGTATCCTTGGGGTTAATCTTCTTCATCTTCTTAGCCATAAATGACACATCCTTTCAGCGTAGGTCGCTACCCAAATTTTTATTTGTAACAAGGTTTCCCTTGATTACATACTTATTATATCATAGGTTTTGGAGTTTGTCAAGCACTTTTTTTCTTTTCTCGGAAGTTTTTACACTTCCGAGAAATCGAACCCGCAACAGGGACAAAGGTTATTCCCCTTGTAATCCTGTCCATAAATCGGCTCGCCACATTCGGGACAGACGATGAACTCTGCACCCTCTTCCCGCACGACATCATCGAACACCTGTTCGACAAGTCCTACCAGCTCTTTCCAGTTCATTTTCTTTTGTTCTCCTTTCCTTTACTGTACCTAAAGTATATCATACTTTCTTGCTTTTGTCAAGCGGTTTCCGCAAATTCCTTGAAAGAAGTTTGCGGAATCGCCCAACAACGCCGATAAATATTGGTTTTCATTCTCTTGTGCTGTGCAAAGCACTTAGCCATGATTTTTACTTCAATGGTAACATCTTCCAGTCCGGTGTGTTCCTCTTGAAAATTGGGGTTTTTAGAAATGTAAGCAAATACCAGTTCAGCGGAAGTTTGCAAATTGCCTTTTGCAGAAATCCAATTATTAGCAATAGCGTTTTTGAAATAGGTTTTCTGCTGACAAATAACTTGTGTTGCCATGTGCCAAATACAATGGATTTTTGTACCGTAGGGGAAAAAGAAACGAACCTCGGATTTAGTCAAGTATCTAACAGTTCTGTCAAGACCAGACTTGTCAAAGTTTGCATTGTAGGCGAAAACATCAGTAATACAATATTTTTCCATCACCTGTCGAACAATGCGGCGAATGGTCAAAATCTTAGCTAACTTACGCTTGCCTGCCTTGTAATCTTCCCAATACTTAGGAAGTTTCTTGGCATAATAAGCGGTGTCCATCAAAGGCTTGTTGTAGTTGTCAAGGAACATTTCAGCGACCATGTAAGAATGGGTTTCGTAAATGTTGCCCTTTTTATCAGCAACAGCAAAACCAACATCATAAGCAATAGCATCATCAGTCATGTTTGCCGTTTCAATATCCAGAACAAGGACATACTTGCGGCGTCTGTCAATCTTTTCCATTTTGAACCTCTTTCTGAAATGAAGTGTACCATCGTTTCTTCATCTCTTGTTTATGTATTTATTATAGCACATTAAGTGCTTGGTGCCAAGAGGTTTCACAAACTTTTTTCAGCTTAATCCCCACAATGGCGACTTGCAGTTGAGCCTACTTCATCTGTTTACTTCCTATACTTTCTCAAGGTCGCGCGCCCTTGGATTTCTTGGGCTACTCCCTCCTGACATTATTTATTATAGCAGATGGTAACCCATTTGTCTATCATCAAAATGACGAATTTCGGGATAATCTTATCATTATTTTTTGTTTATTCTGCCTATTGACAAAAGTGCCAACCTGTGGTATACTGGAAATAGTGGCCGCACGCGGCCGGCGCAAATTTTATCACTTTTTTATGGTTTTGTCAATAGTGAAAATTGCATAAAAAAACGCCTAAAAATTAGGCGTTTTCTTTTACCAGTATTTTCTTACCAATTCTTCCACTTCTTCATAAGTTGGCGGTTCCAAACCTTCCCTTTCCGCAAGTCTGCCCAACGCATAATTACAATTACTAAAATTTGGCTTTTTACATCTTGCATTTTTAAGGTGCTTTTGTTCTTGCTCCTTTTCCTCTCTCATACTGTTTACAAGAGTAAGAGCCAGATTGATGATACCTTCATAAGTTTTTTCCATGTTTATCATTTCCTTTCAAGTTAAAAATCATAGTGGCTTTCACCATCAGAATACAGCTTTTCCCAAATCTCGCCATAGTGTTCACCCGCAAGTTCTGCCAGTTTTTCCCTCCTATCAAAAATCTTTTTCAAAAGCTCGTCCTGTTCGCGCAGTTCCCGCAAGATTTCATTCTTAGTCATGTTTTTCTTCCTCCTGAATTTTCCGAATGGCTCTACCGAGAAAGTAATCTACAAATCTCCTTCCTGTTGGTCGCTTGCTCCATCAATCAAACAAGAGCCAACAATATCAATATAATCTTTTTCCATCGGTATTTCTGCGGGTAGATACTTTCTCATGTATTGTCCAGCTTCTACCAAAGCCCGCACAAGAATTTTGTTCTTTTCTTTGTCAGTCATTCTATCACCTCTTGTTGTACTTATTATAGCACAGAGGACTCTTTTTGTCAAGCCCTCTGTGCTATTTTTTTAGTCCAATTCAGAGGGAATAGGGTGCTTAGTCGCACGACACCAAGCATAAACCATACCCACGGCAGGGCTGAAAGTGTCGCGAGGGTCGCACTTCGCTTCACCGGTCATTCTGTAACCGTCCACAATGGCTTCACAGGTCACAGTCTTGTTGTAAATGCTGAACTTCGGATAGGTCTTGTCGATAATGGTCTTGTGCTCATTCAGCCAATCCTGCGCCACGCTGTCAAGGTTCTTAGGCTTGTAGGGCGCAAACATCACGCCGCAGTCAGTCACGAAAATCTCCAGCGGGTCGCCCTCTTTAATGTGCTGAGAACGACGAATTTCCTTAGGAATGACCACTCTGCCGAGGTCATCAACACGACGAATGATACCAGTTGCCTTCATAATTTTTTACTTCCTTTCTTCTTTTGTATCTTAATTATACCATCTGGAATGGCTTTTGTCAAGCCTTTTTTATCCGATAGAAAAAGAATTTATTAGTTAATGCTCTTGCATCATAATCTACATAGAACCAAACCCGTCCAAATAAATGCAGATTTTTACACTTTTTCGCGGTTTTCAAAGTCAAATCTACATTCTTTTGTTCAACGCCACAAATCCAGTGGCGGAAGATTTTGTAAACCCAAATAGGAACAAAAGAAACTACAATAGCCAGCACACACCACGGTTTGATAAACAAGTCAATGGCTTCCACATCGTATTCATCATACAAAAAGAATAACAACGAAGCCAAAACATAGCAAGCCAGAAAACCCAAAAGAAACATCTTCATCAGAAAGTCACTCCATTCATAATAAACGCAAAGAGAATAATTTCCAGAGCAAACATCACGCAAAGTCCGCCGCATTTCTTTTCGATAGAAGCCACAAACTGGAAAGACAACAGAGCCGTCAGAACAATAATAGCAATAATCATTTTTCTTTCCTCCTTTATTGTATCTACATTATAACCTATTTCGGGAAGATAGTCAATAGTCAAAATAACCAAATCGCAAGTCAAAAATTTGTGCATTATGCCCCTTGACAAGTTTAGCGCCCGACCGCGGCGCAGTCAATTTTATCACAAAAAAGCCATTATGTCAATAGTAATTTTGCACAAAAAAAGTTTGGTAATTTCTTACCAAACTTCTTTCCACAATTTGACAACTTCATCATCATAAATGTCATCTGTTCCCATTGTATCAAAAAAGATACAGTAGTACCCATTAGGGTCAAACTCTGGTGCATAACCAATTTCTACAATCCAAGTTTCTCCATCTTCATCAAGCAACTGAACAATGTTGTCACCCTCATTGACACTTACTACCTCACCACACACAACACGAGTGTAAGCATTGACAGGGTTGCCGCACTTACCAGCTTCTTCCTTTTCCTCTTTTGCTTCACTCATTGTTACATTAAAAGAAGCAATTTCATTTTTCACTTCTTTCAAGTCTCTCATAATCATTGCGGCATAAACACCAACTACAACAACCAGCACCATGAATAATGCAAACATTTTCTTGTCTTTCATAATTACAACTCCTTAAAAGAATAATACAAAGAGATTCCAAGGCTGATACTGTGGGTTAGACATGGTGTTATGTAGCACCACATCAACCCAACTGATGAACAACCAACACCAGAACAATGCAATCACCACATTTAACACCATGCCTATCTTCTTCATCTACCTTACCTCCCTTAACTGTATCTCTATTGTACCACACCTGACCTTAGTTGTCAAGTAGTTTTCTCAATTCTTTTATAATATCTTGCGTTGCGTCAATGCTACTTCTCTGCACCTCTGTGTTCCACATGGCTCTGACCTCTGCGTTATCATCGACCAATATCATCTCTGCGGCTCTCTTGCTCGGTGCGTACTGTTTAGGCACTCCATAGCTCTGAGCATAGAACTCACTCACCCAAGGCATGAACTCTTCAACCCAAGCTCTCTTCTCTTCCTCGCACACACGCTCGAACTCATAGCTTGCACCCATCGGCAACCAAGTGATGACACCAAAGCTATAACCGAGGTTCATAAGCTGATGACAGACCATAGACAGCTCGGTCATATCTACCAAAGGACGAAGATTGATAAAAGAACCGCAAACCTCTTTCCGCAGGTTATCCAGCCAATTTTTTTCACCATACAGGTCAGCCACAGTGCCATCCATATCAAAGTAAATCTTCTTCATAATTAAATTCCCCTTTTGGTTATTACCTTTCCTTTTGTACCTTTATTATAACAGATACACCTTAGTTTGTCAATATCTTTTTGAAAAATATTTTTTTTGGTAGAAGCTGGAAATGGAATCTCTTTTGTTTTTCCTTCCCTCTTTCTGTATTTATTATACTATAAATAATAAAAGAAGTCAATAGTTATTTTGCACAAATTTCGGGAAAGGAATTTGTATAATATATTTTTTCTCCAGCTCTTGACAAACTTGCCTAAGTGTGCTACACTCTACTCAACGGTCGCAGGCGCCCGATGGAGGGGTATGAATTAAACACTAAGAGACTTTCTGGCAAACCTGTCAATAGACTTTTCTAATATAGATGGGGGGTATATTCTGGGAAAAACTTTTTTCAAAAGTAGAAAAGTGGTATAACCACCTCAATTCCGTTCGTTCAGTCATTTTCAATTCTAAGAACGATTTCAATTTAAAAAACGAATACTTTTTCCCTTTTTTACCTTATCCCACTAATATTTTCCAATAACCCTACCCTTGTCATTAAACCAATACCGCCGGGTACTGGAGTATAATCAAGAGTAGGAATATCATAAATCTCGGAATTTGCATCGCCGCATAACTTTCCATCTTCCTTCCTATTAATACCTACATCTAATAAAATTTGCCGTTTAGCGGTATTTATCATATCTTTAGTAATAAAATCTTTCTTGCCGACCGCACTAATAATTATATCAGCCCCATGGCAAATTTCTTTTAAAACCTCATCTGGAGTTTTACTATGACAAACTGTAACAGTGGCATTTCTCATTAAAGCCAATGCCGCCATAGGTTCTCCAACAATTTTACTTCTTCCTATCATAACAACATGGCGTCCCGCAAATTCTTCTCCTAAATAATCCATTAACATTAAAATGCCCTTTGGGGTAGCTGGAACAAAAGAAGAATCTCCTCTTAAATTATCAACATCCATTTTATTAGGAATAATTTTACTTAATACATTAATATCTAAATGCGGCGGAAGGGGTAGTTGAATTATTAAACCATTTAAAGTACGACTGCGGACAAGAAAATTAATTTTTTCCGCAAGAGAAGACTGGGAAATACTTTCATGGTATTTAAATAATGAAACTTCAATGCCGACCTCCGCGCAGTCTTTCATTTTCCCTTTTATATAAGCATTAGAAGCCTGATTGTCTCCAACTTGAATAATACCAAATTTTAAATCCTTTCCATTACATTTCCTTGCAATGTTCTGTTTCATCTCATCTGCTATTGTTTTACAATCAATTTTCATTTTCTTCCTCCTTTAAAATTTCAATTCTATAATATGGAACTTTTTGTATTTTTCCTTCATATTCAATTAAAGCATAAGTACCCCAAAAACTATCAACAAAAGAAAGTAAATTATAAATTCTATTTATCCGCCAACAATTTTTACAATCTGGAATTGAAGTATTTAATGGATATTCTAAACAAAGTTTACATTCGTCATGTGTGGGCTTTAATTTAACTTTCATCATTCTTTAACTTCCTTCCGCATTTAGGACAAAAGTTAGCAGTACAGCCTTTATGTAAAGCATTTTTTGTCATGCGGCTTCCGCTCATTACTACATACTCCTCGCCGCAGAAATCACAATAATCATTTTCATCATATAACATTTCTCTTATGTCTTCTTTTGTGCGGCTTTCTAACTTCATATGATTATCACAACAAATGAAATGAATAGGGCGTCCAAGAGCAGGTTTAATACTCGAATCAAGTTGCTGGTAAAACGCGGCAAGTTCTTCTAATGTGATGTTATCTCTATTGTAATAAAGAACTATAAAATCTGTATCGTCGTTAATTAATTGCTGTACTTTTTCTATTATTTCTTTATTATTATTTATCATTTGCGGCAACCTCCTTGAAAATAAATACAATCCATGTTACATTGACCATCTGCGCCTTCGCATGGCTGTACTTTTGTTAAATCTACGCCTTCTTTTAAACAATATTTCTTTGCGGCTTCATATCCAAATACTTCCATTACTCTATTGAATTCATAGATATTGCGCTGAATGATATAATTATTTATATATTCATTATCATACGGCTTGCGGCTTTCACTATCTGGATTAAATTCCATACTCATACTACCATCTGGGTTATGAGCAATGGGGTGAGTTTTGCGAAAATGTTCCATGTTTGCGGCGAATGGGTCTTTTAATCCTAACTCTTGTTCTGCATATTTTGAAAATTCTGACGAAATCTTCATTAAGAAACTTCCAACTGGACCAACTGTTATCATATTATCACACCTTTATTTTTTATCCTATAATAATTATATAAAAATTAAATAGATTTGTCCAGAAGATTGACAGTTCCAAAAAAATTTCGTATAATATGTATATAAGGAGGGATAACTTGAACATTAAATTAGATTATACAATCTTAGATATTGATGAACGAATGAAGATTGTAGAAAATATTTGTGAAGAGAACAAGGATAATCTCACTCCTAAAAATTTAGAAACTTTATCAAATTATTTAATAAATTGTGTTGAAAAAGAAGAAAGAAAAAAGCGAAAAATTTTAACTCAAAATAGAATGGCAACTGTAAACAAAAGAGAAACCAGTTTAGAAGGTTTGGTATCTAAATTTGAAAATGGAGAAGATGGTGTTTACCAACTTTTTAGTCCAAGTAGTAAAAATTATTTATTATCACCACCGGTAAGCATCACAAAAAAAGATATAGAAGAGCTTCCTTTTATAAAACAAATACGAGAAGCAATAGCAAATTACAAGAAGATTGAAAAGAAAAATTATATCGTCTGTCAAGCAATTATTGATTTATCTCAAACTCAATATATGGTAAAAGACGCATATAGAAAACCTATCAGACTTCAAAGTTTTCAAAAAGCAGCTCCTTCTGATATTGATTGGGATTTATTCTTAGATTTTAAAAATTGGGAACACGTTGCGGCGTTCCTTCAAAATTATTCAAAATTAAAAACTAACCTTTGTGAAGATATTACAAAAACCATGTATTGGATTTTAGCTGATTTTGAAGACCTTACGGATGCGGCTTTAGAAGAAAAAGAACCAATGCTTTATGATATTGTTGTTATGAAAATAGATGGTTTACAAAATCAAGATATAAGAAAAGCCTTGCAGGAAAAATATGGAAAAACATATTCGATTGAATATATTTCTTCTTTATTTAATAATAAAATTCCTAAATTAATTGCTGATGAAGCTGAAAAAAGAGAATTGATTTGGTATTATACAAATGTCGAAAAGGGGAAATGGAAGAGATGTAATCGTTGCGGGCAAGTTAAATTATTGCACAATAAGTTTTTTTCAAAGAATAATAGTAGTAAAAACGGATTTTATAGTATTTGTAAAGAATGTAGGTGCAGTAAAAAGAAAGGTAGTTGAACTAATGTATATTGTAGATACTAATGTACTAATGTCATTAAATACTTTGGATGGTATTATTGATAAATTAAAAGAGATTTATATTCCAGTTGAGGTTTTAAGTGAATTAGATAAACATAAAACCGCAGAAGGATTAAAAGGATTTCAAGCAAGACGCGCGATAAGAAATATAAATAAAAATATAGATAAATTACATTTCTTAAATCAATCTCAAGCCTTTTATCATACTTTTAATAAAAATACCACTTATATTGATGACATTATTATTTCTTATTTTCAGACCTACAATTATACGCTTGTCACTAATGACATCGGAATGAAAATTAAAGCCGAGGCTTTAGGTATTCCTTGTATCAACTATTATGAAAATAAAATTCTACCTACTTGTTGCGTAGAAGTAAATATGGACGAAGAAGATTTTGAGATTTTTCAAGAGACAGGTGGAGATTACGAGGTTCCCGCAGGTCAATATTTAATAATCAGAGATTTAGAAGATAATTTTTTGAAAGCATATAAATACTTAGGTGAAGGTTTATATGATGATTTAGGTTTAACTGGAATTGGAAATTATTTATTCCAAGTTTCTGCTCTTGATGAATATCAAATGTGCGCGATAAATTCTTTGTATAAAGACAGAATGAGCGTTATTATTGGACCTGCAGGTACAGGTAAGACTCTATTATCTATGGCTTATTGTTTACAAAAGATAAGAGAAGGCGCAAGAGTTCATATTTTCATTAATCCTGTAAAGACAAGAGGGTCAGAAGAATTAGGCTTCTATCCTGGCGATAGAGATGATAAATTACTACAGAATTTTATTGGTAGTATTTTAAGAAATAAAATCGGTGACATGACTGAAGTAGAGAGATTAATTCAAGAGGGAAGTTTAAATTTATACCCCTTTTCTGATATTCGTGGAATAGAAATCGCTAAAGGCGATATAATGTATATCACAGAAGCTCAGAACCTTTCTATTGATTTAATAAAATTGGCTATCCAGCGCTGTGCGGAAGGTAGTAAGATAATTATTGAAGGAGACCCTCAGACACAGGTGGATAAAGAAATTTTCGCAAATGATGGTAGCGGATTAAAAAGAGTTATTGAAGTTTTTACAGGAGAAGAAGACTTCTCTTATATATATCTTCCTAATATTTATCGTTCTAAGTTTGCGGAATTAGCTGAGAAGTTATAAAATTATTTAGGGATAGTCTTCGGACTATCCCTTTTTATTAAAGGAGGAAACTTTTAATGGCTATAGAAGGAGCTAAAGAAAGAAAGTGTAGTAAATGCGGCAAGCTGATGCGTGAAGACCAGAATTTCTATGCATCTCGACGCACGGATTTGTATCCGCCTGATGGTGTAGTAGATGAATGTAAAAAGTGTTTTACTATGCACATTAATATACATGAACCTTCTACTTTTTTAGATTTGTTAGAAAAAATTGATATTCCTTTTATTGAAGCAGAATGGAATATTTTAGTAGATAGATATGGAAATAATCCTAAGACAACTGCCACAGCTATTTTTGGTCGTTATCTTGCTAAAATGAAATTAAAACAATATTGTAAATATCATTTTGCTGACACGGAAAAATTTGTAGAAGAAGAAAAAATTAGAGAATTAAAAGCAAAAGCTGAAAAGCTGGCGCAGATTAATAAATATAGAGACGCTCAGGCTTCTGGTGCTACTTTAGAAAATTTGCAAGAGATTGATTTAAGTAATCTTTCAGAAGAAGAAAAAGCAGAACTATTTAAGAAACCTGAAGATTTGTATGAACCAGAAGAAATTAATACTGATTTTGATGAATTAACAAAAGAAGATAAGCAGTATTTATTGCAAAAATGGGGTCGTACTTACACAATTCCAGAATGTATCAAATTGGAAAAGCTGTATAATGAAATGATTGAATCTTATGATATTAGAACTGCTTCTCACTTTGATTACTTGTTAAAGATTTGTCGTGTATCATTAAAGATTGACCAGGCTCTTGAGGTTAATGATATTGATGGCTTCCAAAAGATGACTAAAATCTATGACTTATTGATGAAATCTGCGAAATTCACTGCGGCTCAAAATAAAGAGCAAAACGAAGATTATACTGATGCAGTTGGTGTTTTAGTTTCTTTATGTGAGGAACAAGGATTTATTCCTAAATATCATGATGATGAAAGACAAGATATTGTCGATTATACTTTAAAAGACATGAATGAGTATATGAGAAAATTAGTTATGAATGAAATGAACCTTGGTAATATGATTGAAGTTTATCTACAAAAGATGATTCAAGAGGAAAACAAAGAAGAAGATGAAATGACAGACGATGATGATGTTGTTATTTTGTCTGAAAAGGAACAAGAGCTAATTCAAGATTCTGATTATGAAGAGTTTAATAATATGATAGACGAAGAAGTTGAATTAGATGAGGAAATGTTGAAAAAGAGCGGAGATATTACATGAGTATAAATATAAGAAAATATGAATATAGTCCCGCTCTTAAAAAAGTATTAGAAAATACTGAATATAAAATGAGCGATGGGCTTTTAGATGCTTTAAATATTGAACGGAGCAGTCAAAAGATAGGGTTATCTGAAGAACGTATCACAGAAGTTTTACCAATTATAAAACAATATGCGTCTTTTTGGCGTGAATATCCAGATTTATTTATTGATTTTTTATTACCTAAAAATTCTAAATTTAATTTATTCTTTTATCAAAGATTATTCTTACGCGCAGCGATTCGTCATAAGTACTGTTATGCTACATTCCCTCGTGCATTTTCAAAATCATTCTTGGCAGTATTAGTGTTAATGATTAGATGTATTTTATATCCAGGCGCAAAGTTGTTTATTGTATCTGGTACAAAAGAGCAAGGTGCTTCTATCGCCAAAGAGAAGATTGAGGAATTAATTGAATTAATTCCTGCTTTGAAGAATGAAATTAATTTTAAGAAAACTTTATTTGGTAAAGATTATGTTAAAGTTGAATTTAAAAATGGTTCTCGTTTGGATGTAGTTGCCGCAAGAAACTCCACTCGTGGTGGTCGTAGACATGGAGGTTTAATAGAAGAGGTTATCTTGGTGGACGGACAAGCGTTGAACGAAGTTATTCTTCCTTTGATGAACGTGTCACGTCGTGCCAAGAATGGTAAAGTTGATGATAATGAAAGTTTGAATAAATCTCAAATTTATGTCACAACTGCGGGTTACAAAGGAACCTTTAGCTATGATAAGTTATTGCAGTTGTTGATTTGGCAAATTGTTCGCCCAGAGTCTGCCTTTGTGTTTGGTGGTACTTGGCGTATTCCTGTAATGCACAAATTGTTAGATAAGAACTTCGTTACAGACTTGAAATTAGATGGTACTTTCAATGAAACTTCTTTCGCAAGAGAGTATGAAAGTGAATGGTCTGGTTCTGTCGAAGATGCTTTCTTTAAGCCTGAACTATTTGATAAATATCGTGTATTAAAACAACCTGAATATGAATATAGTGGTAGAACTACTGCTAAGGCATATTATGTTCTTTCTGTCGATGTAGGTCGTATTGGTTGCCAATCTGCGGTTATGGTATTTAAGGTAACGCCGCAAGTTAAAGGACTTGCGATAAAAACCTTGGTCAATCTTTATACTTTTGATGAAGAACACTTCCAGGCGCAAGCATTAAAAATTAAACGACTATATTATAAATACAATCCTCGTGCTATTGTAATAGATGGTAACGGTTTGGGTGTTGGTTTAATAGACTGTATGGTTGTACAAACAGTTGATGATGATACAAGAGAGACTTATCCTCCTTTTGGTATCATTAATGACCCTGATGGATTATATAAGAAGTTTATTACTGATGATACAGAAAGAGAAGTTGTTTATATTATTAAAGCCAATGCGGAAATCAATACTGAAGCTCATACTAATGTATTAAGCCAGATTAGTTCTGGTAAGGTTAAGTTTTTAATTGATGAGCGTGCGGCAAAGGCTAAATTCTTAGCTACCAAGATTGGTGCAGCGGCTTCTTCTGAACAAAGGGCAAATTATCTAAAACCATTTACTTTAACTTCCATTTTAAGAGAAGAAATGTTGAATTTGAAAGAGCAGAGAGAAGGAAAATATTTAACCTTAGACCCTGTTAATAAAAAGATTAAAAAGGATAAATTTTCTGCTTTTGAATATGGTTTATATTATATTAAGATTTTAGAGGAATCTGGAAAGAAGAAAAAGCGTGGACGTATTTCTGATTTCATGTTCTTCACTCCAGGGAGGTAACTAAAATGGTGTCAAGTCGTGGCGAATTAAAAATAGAAGATATTTTAAAATTTAATAATATTAAATATATAAGAGAATATATTTTTCCAGATTTAATTAGTACAAGTGGTCGTCCATTGCGCTTCGACTTTGCTGTTTTTGATGATGATGGTAATATTGATTTTCTAATTGAATTTCAAGGAGAACAGCATTATACAAGCGTGGCGCATTTTGGAGGTCAAAAACATCTTCAAATTCAAAAATATAATGATACTAAGAAAAGGGAATATTGCTTGCGAAAGGATATTCCCCTTTTAACAATCCCTTATTGGGATTACGATAATCTTAATTATGATTATATTTTTAATAGAGTTGAAGAGTTAAGATAAGTTGACATCGAGTAAAAAATTTGTTATAATAAATTTAAGGTCAGGAGGTGATTCCGATTAGACAACATTACATCGGTCCAAGTCAACAAGAGCGTGTTAGTTTAAATTTCGCTAAGTGGATTAGAGGAATGGAAGTCGCTCAAGATGCGGTCTTAGAGTTGGACAAATTTAAGAAATCTAAATATAGAAATAGTTATATTAATGAGGAAAGAATAACTCGTGCTTTAGAGGAGCAAGATAAAGATTTCCTAAGAGAGCTGTCTAATTATTTTTATGGAATCAGTGGTATTTATGCGAGATTTGTAAAATATCTTGCAGGTATTTTAACATATGACTGGTACGCTTATCCTTATATGTTGAAAGATGGTTACAGTGTAAAAAATGTTAGAAAAGATATTAACATTGTATTAAATTATTTAGATAATGTCAATATTAAAACCACTTTCTATGATGTGTCTTTAGGAGTAATTTTAAACGGTGCTTTTTATGGATACATGATTAACAACACCGCGAAAACTGTCGGTACTATATTGGAACTGCCAGTAAAGTATTGTCGTTCAAGATATAAATACAACGGTCTTCCCGCAGTGGAATTCAATGTAAAGTATTTTGATGAACAATTTGCTAATCCAGAAGAAAAAATGATTGTATTGAATTCTTTTCCGAAGGAATTTATGAAGAACTATATCGCTTATAAAAATGGTACTTTAAAGACTGATAAAAATGATCGTGGCGCATGGTTCCTATGTGACACTAATTTATCAATGAAGTTTTCTTTATTTACAAACGATATTCCTTTCTTTTCCGCAGTTATTCCGACTATTTTAGATTTAGATGAAGCTAAACAGTTGGATATGAAGAAGACAATGCAAGAATTATTAAAAATCATTATTCAGAAGATGCCTCTGGATAAGAATAGTGAAATGGTTTTCGATTTAGATGAAGCACAAGAGATGCACAACAATGTATGCCGAATGTTAAACAACGCAGTTAATGTTGATGTGCTTACAACTTTTGGTGATGTTGATGCTATTGATTTGGATAATTCAACAGCTACATCTAATAAAGATCCATTGGCTAAGGTAGAACGAGGAGTCTTCAACGAAGCAGGTATTTCTCAGATGCTATTTGCTACTGATGGTAATATTGCTCTTGAAAAATCTATTATGAATGATGAATCTCTAATGTTCTATTTATTAAATCAATATCAACAGAAGATGAATGAGATTATTGATTATACCTTTAAGAAGAAAACGAAGTTTAAAATAAGTTTTCCACAACTTTCTATTTATAATAGAGAGCGTATGCAAAAAGTATATAAAGAACAGGCAACTGCTGGTTATTCCAAATTGTTGCCAGCGATTTCTATTGGGATGTCTCAAACTGAATTTTTATCTATGAATGAATATGAAAATAATATTTTAGGTTTAAATGAAAAGATGACGCCCGTACAAATTAGTTCAACCCAATCAGCAAAAAATTCATCTAATAATGAGAACAAAACTGCTTCTTCTGGTTCCAATGGAGAAGGAAAAGTTGGAGCGCCAGAAAAAGATGATGCTGAAAAATCAGAAAAGACAATTCAAAATAAAGAAAGTCAATCATAAGGAGTGAAAAATAATGTCAAGAAAGATTCCCACTAATTTCTCTTTTGAGATTATTAATGTTACTCCTGTAAATCCTTACATTTCGGAGTGTCAGATAAAAGTTTTCTATACAGGCAAAAATAGAAATGGTAGTTATATTTCTAAGCCTGTTGGTGAAAAAATTGCACAAACTTTACCTCGTTCACCTATTGTAGCTTACTATAATGAGGAAATTGATGATTTTGAAGACCATGGACAAGAGTTGATTATTAATCGAAATGGTATCAAGATGATTACAAAAACAGTTCCTTACGGCGCAGTTTCTGAAAGTGGTCCAATAGTTTGGCAACAATTTGCTGATGCAGATGGAGTAGTTAGAGAATATCTTGTTTGCAATGGTTATTTGTGGACAGGTCGTTATCCTCAGCTACAAAGTGTTCTGGAACATAATAAAGGACAATCAATGGAATTTTTCCCAGATAGCATTATAGGTGACTGGGCAAAGTTTGATAATGATGAAGAAGAATTTTTTATATTTAATGAAGCTAATATTTCTGCATTATGTATTTTGGGAGACGATGTAGAGCCTTGTTTTGAAGGTGCATCAATAGGCGCTCCTAAAGTGCTGTATTCATTAAATAAAAATGATGATTTTGAAAATGAGTTTGCGGCTTTTATGCTCGAACTCGACAAGGTTCTGGAAAAAAATCCCGAAGGAGGTAACGCAGGAATGAATGAACCTATTACAGAGCCAGTTGTAACAACTGAGCCTATCGTAGAACCAGTAGTAGAACCAACTATTACTGAGCCAGTAGTTGAGCCTGTTGTAGAGCCAACAGTAGAACCTACCGTTGAGCCGACTATAACTGAGCCTACTATTACTGAACCTGCCGAACCAACAGTGGAACCGGTTGCTGAGCCAACAGTTGAGCCAAGTGCTGAACCTGCTGGTCCTTCTGCCGCAGATTTTACAAAGCTACAGAATGATTTTGCTGCTCTACAGGAGAATTTCAATACTCTGCAAACCAGCTATAATGCATTGATTGAAAAGGAAACTGCAAGAGAGAATGAAGCAAAAGATACTGTTTTTGCTAAGTTCGCTGTTTTAGGTGAGGAAGTCTTAAATGATATTAAGGCTAACAAAGATAAATTTAGCGTAGAGGAAATCGAAGATAAACTTTCAGCTATTGCTTTTAGAAAGGGAATTAGCTTTAGTTTGATTTCCGAAGCAGATGGAGTATTGACTCCACAACCTCATACTGCCCCAAGTGAAGATATTCCAGCTTGGTTAAAGGCTGTAGAGGATAGAGAAAACTAAAAATTTTGAAGGAGGATATAAAATGGCACTTTTAACAAAGAATGGCTATGGTCAGGTCGAGCCTAATCATCTGTCTGCTCAGAGAACAGCTCAGATTTATGCTCAGCTACCTTGCGATGACGCCGTTAAAATTTTAGAGAATGGCTCTTTCTTAAAATATGATTATGCCGCTGGTAAGTGCAGTGTTTCTACCGCCGCTACTACTGGTGAGTTCATGCTTGTTTTTAATGAAATTAAGTTATATGATAACGCAAGACAGGGTTATAAGGATTTCGCTCTAAAGAAGTCTGAAATGGTTGATGGAGTTATTACCCCAAGACTGTTTAAGGTAAATGATGGTGATATTTTCACTACTAACCTTGTTAATGTAACTACTGCTAAGGGCAGCAGAGTTGGTAAGCTACTTGTTCCTACTGTCAGCGAGAATGTTGCTATTCTGACAGAGAAGACTTCTCCTGCTAATGGCGATGAAGTTTATGTAATCGTTAAGGAGACTACAATGCCTGATGGACAGGAAGCTGTTAAAGTTCAGAAGTTATACACCAAGTACGATGTTGCTGTTGGTAACTAATCTAAGAAAGGAGATTTGAAATAATGGCTTTAGATAAGAAGAATTGTACTATTCTTGCTAAGAAAGTAGCCAAGGCTCCTAAAAAGGTTGGCGCAACTTTCAGCTATAACGGTAAGGATTACAGCTATGAAGCTCTGAATGAGACTCTTCGTGACGAGTTCAAGGAAATGGCTGGTACTTATAACGCTTATAGACGTAACAAGAATGATATTTTTGAAATTATGCAGGAAGTAATTGATGATGTTCTTCCTAAGAGAGTAATTGAGGCTTATGGAGATTGGGCTGAGATTAAGCAGTACGGACAGGGCAATAAGGTTCAGTTCGTCAAGAGAGCTGGTAAGAAGCGTGCTAAGCAGTTTATTACCAAGGTTGGTCTTGCTGGTATCTATGAAGTATTCAAGCTGGATAAAGAGTTCTACGAAGTAGAAACAACTGCATACGGCGGAGCTGCTCAGATTGGTCTGGAAGAGTTCTTGGACGGTCTGATTGATTTCGCTGATTTGTTAGATATTCTGCTTGAGGGTCTTGACGAGTGCGTTTATCGTGAAATCGCTAAGGCTATGAAGTCTATTGAAAGCCAGCTTCCTGGTGCTAATAAGGCTTCCGGTGCAGGTTTCGTTGCCGCAGAGTTTGATAAGCTGTTAACAGTTTCTCGTGCTTATGGTGACCCTGTAATTTATGCTACTCTTGAATTAGCAACTAAGATTGTTCCAGAAACAAATTGGATTTCTGATGCTGATAAGGTTGCTATGAGAACTCAGGGCTATGTTGGTATTTATAAGGGATGTAAGGTTATTGTTATGCCTCAGTCTTTTGAAGATGAGACTAACGAAGTAAAGGTTTTCGACCCTGCTTATGCTTACATCATTCCTGTTGGTGCTAACGATAAGCCTGTTAAGATTGCTTTCGAGGGCGAAACAATCATTGATGAAGTTAAGAACCGCGACCAGTCTCGTGAAGTTCAGGCTTATAAGAAGCTCGGTGTGGCTCTAATGGCTACTAATGATATGTGTGTCTATAAGGACACAAGCCTTGCACAATAATTTAATATAAATTAAATTAAACCTTGTGGGAGGGAGGTAAAACCTCCTTCCCACTTTTTTCATATAATAAAATAAAAGAATAAAAGGAGAAATTGTTATGGATGGTAATAAAAAAGTTCCAGTAAGAAGTAGAACAGAAGGTTCTGTTGCTTATAAATTAGATTCTTTAAGAGTTGCTCGCTCTTGGCCTAAAACCGGTAGCGTTTTACAGATTAGTATTGATGAATTAAAAGAGCTAATGGTTCAACCCGGTGGAGAATATATTTTGAGAAATCTTGTAATTATTGAAGATGAAGAAGCAAGAATTGAAATTCTTGGTGCTGAAGTACAGCCTGAATATAATTATACAGAAGATGAAATTAAGTATCTTTTATATGAAGCAGAAGATAATGCTTTATTAGATTGTCTTGATTATGCTCCTATTGGTGTATTAGAGTTGATTAAAGAATATTCTTTAGAAAAGATGCCTAATACAACTGCTAAAATTAAGGCAATTAATCAAAAGTTGAATATTAATTTAAATAAAATTATTGAAATGATGCGCGACGACGCAGATGAAATTAATAATCAGCCTGCTACTAATGGTAGAAGAACTGCCCCAGTTACTCTTCCAGAAAAGAAAGAGAAATATAAAGTAGTAAGCAAGTAACAATAGAAAGGAGTAGCGTTATGACTAAACAAGAAAGAGAAACTGGCACTACTCCATTCCAAACTATTTTTGACGCATTTTATAATACTGTCACAGATGATATGTATTTAGAATGGACTAAAGAGGAAACTGCGGCAGATTTGAAGAATATTCTTCTTGCCGCAATTCCTAACTTTGAGTTTCCTCGTTTTAAGTTATATGATTATGGAAAAATTTCTGAAGATAGTGAAGATTATCAATTTAATTTTAATCTAACTTTGGAAGAAATTAACATCTTCGCGCAGTTAATGATAATAGAATGGATTAGAAGACAGATTGCTACTGTTGATGTAACTAAACAAAAATATAGTTCAAAAGATTTTGAATTAACCTCACAAGCAAATCATTTATCTAAATTAATTAGTTTAAAAAATGATTTTAAAACTGATAACAAAGCCGCACAGCGTTTATACAAGCGTAGAAAAACAAGTGATGATGGATATATCACCACTAATTATGCGGGGCTTGGAGGTAAAGAAAATGCGAACTAAATTTGGAATGGAAATATCTCCAACTGGTGAAAATAAATATAAAAAATTATTGATAAATATGATTTATAAGTTATTGCCAATTAGAGAAGAAAAAAATGATTGGCAAAATTATTTAAGTTCTTTAATTGAAGAAATTCATGGTTTTGAAGATTTATTTGAAGAAATAGATGAAGTATCTGTAATTCGTATTTTATCTAAGCTACAAGGTCTACAAACTTTAGATAAAGAAGAAGACTTTTATCTTTATAGAAAGACAGTTCTTGAATGTACTAATTTAATTAAGTAAGGAGGTTTTATAATGTCTATTGATAATTATGATTTATTTCAAAAAAGATTAAAAACCTCTGCTACTATTCCTTTAAATAAATTAGAGGAAGATAAATTAAAAACTTTCAAAATTGCTTTGGAAAGAAGTTATAATCGAGAGATTGTTGAGAGAAAAGATGGGTCTCAAATAAAATGTTTGATTTCTGGTATCAATACTCAACCTAAAATTGAAAAGAAAAGTTTTTCTACTTTGGCGGAAAATAACTGTGATGTCGGAGAGGTTTTATATTGGGTTCGTCGAAATTCTCGTTGGATTATAACTGATATGGAAGAAACTGAAAAGAGTATTTTCCAAGGCTATATTAGTCAGGCTCTTTATCATTTAAAATGGTTAGATAAAGAAACTGGAACTATTTATGATGAGTGGGCTTGTACAAAAGGTCCAGAAGAAACCACTATTCCAGATGGAGTTAAACATAATATTAAATATGATAATTTAAATCAATCTTTGTATTTAATGATGCCTAAATATTCTGACGGAATGGATTTGTTAGATAGATATTTTGAATTATTTGTAAATGGTAGAAAATGGAAAATTCAATCTACTGATAGATATTCTTATGATAAACTTGTCACTTTGCAATTAGTTGAAAGTTTAATCAATGAAGATACAGATGATACAGAAAATGAAATAGTTGATGGCAAAATTGATATTGATTATTTATTTTCTTGTTCGTTAGATGGGATAGATTCTTTAAAACGTGACCAAGAATCCACATTATTATTTTCTCTTTATAAAAACAAAGAAATATCTACGCTGGAACCGCAGATTTCAGTAGAAAATTGCCGATATGAAAATGATAAAATTATTTTTGATTCTGTAGGAGAAGCGCATATTATTTTTAACTATCCTGATATAGATAAAACTTATGAGTACCTTATTACAATTACAGAAGATGAAGTTATTAATGAAGTTGCTTCTATTGTTGGTGAGTCTATTGTAAAAACTATGACTTATAATACATTTGCTTTTGATTATACTTTAAATGGTGAAAAAGTAGAAGTACAAGGTGTTTGGTCTTTTGATAAAAATTATTTTGATGTAATTTCAGAAAGTAATAAGGAGATAAAATTAAAAGTAAAAAATAAAGTTGGTTCTACTTCTTTAACTTATAGTTTTACAAAAGAAGAAGAAACTAAAACTGTTACTTTTGATATAAAAGTAAAGTCTATTTATGAAAGGAGTTAAAGGAAATGCCCACTATTGATTTGCGAAAACCTCGTCAAGTAAATTTCTTGACTATTCAAAAAGATTATGAGAAAATTCTTGAAAGATTTTTTAGTAATCAAACTTTATTAAAATTATTATATCATAATACTCCAGACTCTTTAGAACAACCTGATATTGAAGATGATAAAACTTTAACTGAAATCAGTAAAGAAAATATTAGAATTGTCCCTCGTATAAAGATTCCATCAAGAAAAAATTCTTTTATGGTAATTTATTTTGATAATTTTACTCCAAACCAAACCAATCCTAAGTTCATGGATAATAATATTTATATTGAAATCTTATGTCCTAACGAAGATGATATTATGATGATGGATAATTATATGCTTCGTCCGCATCGTATAATGCACGAAGTGAATGAAATGTTAGATAAAACTAAGTTAAATGGTATTGGAGTAGTAAATTTCACAGGAGCAGATTCTATTAATCTTGGAGAATATTATGGTTATAGATTAAGCTATACTGTAATAAATGATGTATAATGAATGTTCCTATTGAAGAATTATTAATTGCGATAAAAGATAATAATGATGGTTCTATCTGCGCTTTCGACACTGAGGCTACTACCTTTAGAAAAGTAATCTTTGACTTTGCTTATGGATTTTTTAATATAGGTAGTGGCGCTCAATATGGTTTTAAGTCTTATTTAAATCTTGATGCTATTGTTGATAAGCAATTATTATTATCAATTTCTGGTTGGAAAAAGATAAAGGAAGCCGCAGATGATAGTTATTATGGTTTCTTTAATACTTTAAAGAAGAATGATTGGTTTTCTGATGATTTCTCAGAAACAGAAATCGAAGCAAGAATGGATTTGATTTATAGAGACACTTTAAGAAAAAAAGTTGATACTATTCTTACTCTGCAAGAACAATTAAGTTCTTCAATTTCCTATTGGGAAACTCATAGTAATTATAAACGAGCAGAAGAGTTTAGAAGTAAAAGAACGCAAGAGTTATTAAAAGCTCAACAAACAGAAAAACTGTATTTAGATTTACTTAGAAAAGAAGATAATTTAACTTCTGATTTACCGGAAGAAACTAAAATGATGTTGAATGATAAAGCATTACGCCAACTTTATTACTCACAAACAGGACAAAACGGTGAAATTCAAGTAGACCAAAATGCATTGAAGATGGAAGTAAGGAAGATATTAAATAATCCTTTGGTTCAAGATTGGGCATGGATTAGTCAGCAATTTATGAATGATTTAGAAGCTAATAATACTTGTTATGTGACTTCATATAACTTGAACGCAGATACTTTATTCATAAGAAATACAAATCAAGCCTATGGTTGTAATATTATTGATATGGCTAAAATAGTAGGTTTTTGTTCTTTTAGATTATATCAAAATTTAAGAAAAAATCCAGAGAACTTATTAAATCTAATAGGAGCTGATGCTCCTCAAACCGTCCGCGAAGCTATTACAAAAACAGGTAAAGGTTCTACTACTCTTGATATGTTTACTACAGTTTTAGGTACTAATCCCAATATTCAAGGTGAGCGACATACTGCTCTTTATGATACTCAGTTACTTGCTGACGCTCTTGTAAACTTTTTACAAAAGGAGTTGAAACAGAAATGAGTATTGATAAACTGACCTTGATTATTGGAGCAGATTTGGTAATACCTGAGACGCCGGTCAAAATCCATCAACCCACTATCAATGAAATTGCATTAATAGGTGAAGAAAGGTTTTTTTATTCACTTAATGGTTTCACAATTAATATTGATAGGATAAAAAGAACAATAGAAGAAAAAACAGAAGATGAGGAAAAAGCTAAAGTATTGATAAGCAATATAGATGAATATGTTGTTTTGTTACAATACTTACAGTCTGACGAAGGTTTAAGAATAAATTTTGAAAACCTCTGTAACTTACTTCTTATAAACTATGAAATCCAATTACTACATGGCAATTTATTTATGAGAAGTTTAGACGAACAGCAATTTCCGAGTTTTCAATGTGATTTGAATTTCTTTTTAAAATTTAAAGATACGGTACAACAAATTTTTAAGTTGAATAAAATCACTGAACAATCTTCTCTCAATCCCAAAGGCAAACTTGCAGAAAAAATAGCTTCAAAAATGCAACAAACTCGCGCCAAGATTGAGAAAATGAACGGCACAAAAGAAATAGATATTTTAAGTCATTATGTGTCTATTCTAAGCATTGGTACTAATGCTTTAAATATTAGTACAATTAAAGATTTAACAATTTATCAATTATATGACCAACTTGAACGCTATAATTTATATAGTCAATATGAAAATAGTTTACAAGCTGCGTTGGCTGGCGCAAAGGTCGATATAGTGGATTGGTTAAAGAAAATATAAATAGGAGGTAAAACTTTAATGAAATTTGGTATTCGTGAAGCAGTAGACGTAGTATTCAAGGCTCTTGCTCCTGTTACTATTGGTTCTACATCTTTCGCTAAAGGCGAACCAGTACTTTATTTTGATAGTTTAAAGACTTCTACAACTGAAGGTACAGCTACAACTGTATATGCTCAGGGTGGTAGAGGAAACCCTCGTTTAATTGCTTGGGAAGGCGATAAGGCTATTACATTTAGCTTTGAAGACGCTTTAATCTCTGCTGAGGGTATGGCTATTTTAACTGGTGCTGGTCTATTAGAAGCTGGTGCAGACAATAAGATTCGTGTTCACCAGAAGACTACTGTAACTGGTACTATTGAAAGTAAGAAGGTTTCTGTTGTACTAACAGATGCAATTCCTGCTAATGGTACTCTGGTAACTGAGGACATTTTCGGTTTCATTCTTGATAATAATGAAGAGATTTCTGAGAGATTAGGTGCTGGTACTGGTAGCGCAGCTTCTGTTAAGTTCGCTAATGATACTGAGCAGACTGGTACTGTTACAGTTCTTGTTGATTATTATGTCGATATGACTGCTGGTGCTAAGGAAATTACTATTACTGCTGATCAGTTCGCAGGTTATTACTACATTGAGGGTGACACTCTATTCCGTCGTCAGGCTGATGGTGTTGACCTTCCTGCTCAGTTGGTAATTCCTAACGCTAAGATTCAGACAAACTTCACTTTCACAATGGCTCCTTCTGGAGACCCATCTACCTTTACTTTTACTGCCGACGCATTCCCTGGTAAAGTTAAGGGTAATAAGACTAATAAGGTTCTGTACGCTCTTCAGATTATTGAAGATGTCGGTGAATAATTAGTTTAAATTAAATAGATAGTATGGGTAGTGTAGTATATTAACTATGCTACACTACCCCTTCTTTTATTTTATTATATGAAAAAGGAGAAAAAGGATATGAAATTAGATAATTTTAATTTAGATATAGAAACTGTTGAAATTTCTGTTGGTGGAGAAAAAATTCATATAAAGACTTACTTACCAACTGCTAATAAAATTGATTTGGTTGATGCTTTAAAAATGGAAGTTTTAAATGAACCTATTATTAATCAACCAAAGTTAGATGCGTTATTAAATATTTTTATTATAATTAACTATACAGATATAGAAATTGAAAATAGAGAAATTGATAATCTTTTGAGGGTTTATGATTATTTAGAATATAATGGAATTATTGATGCAGTGCTTCAAAAGATACCTAAAGTTGAACTTGATGCTTTAATTGGGTATGTAAAAGATACCATTGAAGATTTTAATAAATATAAAGTTTCTGGTGCAGGAACTATGGAGAGTTTGGTAGCAAATTTACCAACATTAATGGAGAGTATAAATGTTTTAAAAGAAGAGTTAAAGGATGAAAATTTAGATATTGCCCGCACTCTTTTTGATAAATTAGAACATTAATTATAAGCCTGCTATTGAATATAATAGCAGGCTTTTTCTTTTTATATTTTTAGAAGGGAGGAGTTAACCAATGGCTGGACAAGTAAATATTGGTGTTAATCTTGATTTTACTGCTCAAAATTTAGCTTCAATTCAAAAACAATTAAGTAGTACAATAGATGCTATTGAAGAAAATGGTGTAAAATTAGGATTAAGTCCAGAAACTATCTCTCAAATGAAAGCAGAAGTTTCTAAATTATCTGAGTCTATCGTAAAGAATTTTAATAATACAACTGGTAAAATTAATTTTGATAGAGTTAGAACTGACCTTGAAAATGCGGGAGTATCCGCCGCAGGCTTAGGTGCGAAACTTCAAACAGTAGGAGTTAATGGACAATCAGCCTTTAACTCTATTACAAAATCTGCTTATACATTTGAAGCAAAAATAAAGAATACAGAAAGTTTGTTATATAAATTTTCTCAAACTTTAAATAATACAATTAAATGGAATATTTCAAGTTCTATTGTAAATCAATTTTCTGGTGAAATTCAAAAAGCAGTTTATTTCACAAAAGATTTAGATAAGTCATTAAATAATATTCGTATTGTTAGTGGTGCTTCTAAAGATGAAATGGCTGATTTTGCTATTGAAGCAAATAATGCAGCTAAAGCATTAAGAACTTCAACAGTAGAATATTCAGATGCAGCTTTAGTATATTTCCAACAGGGTATGGCGGCTGATGATGTTAGAAAAATGACAGAAGCGACTGTTATGGGTGCTAATATCGCAGGTGAATCTACCGAGGAGATGTCTAATCTATTAACATCTACTATGAATGGTTATAAGATGGCTGCTGATGATGCTTTAACAGTTACAGATAAATTAGCAGCCGTAGGTGCCGCAACTGCCGCTGACTTCTATGAGTTAGCAACAGGTATATCTAAGGTTGCCTCAATGGCAAATGCCGCAGGTGTAGATATTGACCAATTAAATGCTCAATTAGCTACTATTGTTTCTGTTACTAAAGAAGCTCCAGAATCTATCGGTACATCTTTAAAGACTATTTATGGTCGTATGTTGGCTTTCCAAAACAATGCTACTGATTTAATGGAAGATGAAGATGGTGAATTGTTCGGCGCTCCTTCTGTTGAATCTGCTCTTGAGAAATTTAGTAAAGCTACTAACACTCAAATTTCTTTGTTTGAAACAACAAAAGATGGTACTAAGGTTATGCGTGACCTTGGCGATGTTATGGATGAAATTGGAGATGCATGGCAACGCACTGATAACCAAGCTGTAAAATTCGGTTTGTCTACCGCATTAGCTGGTTCAAGACAGCAAAACCGTTTAGTAGCTTTATTTGATTCTTGGGATGAATATAAAGATACTGTAACAACCTCTTTAAATGCTGAGGGAACTACTTTAAAACAAAATGAAGTTTATATGGATTCTTATGCGGCTCATGCTAAGAGTTTACAGGCTTCTATGGAATCACTTTATATGGAATTATTCAATTCTGATGATATGATTGGAATTGTTGATATTCTAAATGAAGTAATTAAGGGATTAACAACCATTGTTGATTTATTAGGTGGTTTACCTGGCGTTCTTGGTGTTATTAGTGGCTTAATGACAAAGACAGTATTTTCTAAACAACTGTCTGGATTGGCTTCTAATTTAGCTAATAAAAAGATTGCTCAAAGTTTCCAAGGGGCTGGCACTGCTGGCGTTCGTCAAGACGGCCGCAACAGTAGTGATTATAGAAAAGACGAAACTAAATATAAAGATAAACTTCAAACTGTTTCTACTGTTTTTAAGGGAGAAGATTTTGAATCTGTCAGAAAAATGACAGAAGAATTATTAAAACAAAAGAAACAAATTGAAGAAGTTCGTGCGAGTGCAAATCTATTAAATGAGGCTTATAAGCGTACTAATTCTGCTATTACTAACAGTAGTGCTTCTAAGGGTGTCTTTAAGTCTTTACGAACAGATGCTGAAGGAAATGTAATAGCTACTGATAGATTAAACAAAAAACTGCAAGAGTTTAAAACTATTTATAGTGCTAATTTAACAGATACCGCTGCGGAAGAACTTCAAGATTTAGAATATAATTTAAATAATTCTGATATTAAGTTACAAGATTTCATTGGTCAGTTTAAGGCTTTAATTAGTACAATGGCTAATGCTAAAGCACAAAATGATTTAGGTCTTGATACTAACTTTGATGAATTAACGCAACAATTAAATCAATTAGAAGCGGATTATGAGCAAAACGCTCAAGTTCTAAATGAAACTTTAGACCCGATGACAGAGTACGCAGATAAAATCAATAATATTAGAAATGGCGTTTCTGGCGCAATTCCTGTATTAACTACTTTATTTAATGTTCTTGGTGATGATAGTAAATCTGCTGGAGAAAAAGCTCTAAGTGTTTTAACTTCTCTTGGAACTGCTTTAATGTTCCAAATGGATACTATAATTGCAACCACAACTGCTAAAATGTCTGAAATTGCTGTTACAGATTTGCAGACTGCAAGTGAACAGGGTGGTATTGCTGCTAAGTTAGCAAGTGCCGCGGCAGAAGCCTCTGGAACAAAAGCAACAATTTTAGGTACAGCAGCTAAGGTAGCTGCGACAGTAGCGAACGGTGGTTTAACTGCGTCATTCTATGCTCTTGCTTCTGGTATTTGGGCAGCTTTGGCTCCTATTTTACCATTTGTAGCAGCTATTGGTGGCATTGTTGCTGTTGGTTATGGTCTTGTAAAGTTATTTGATGCTTTAGTAGTAACCGAAGAGGAATTGCAGGAACAGTCTCAAGAAGCAGCTGATGCTTTAACCGAAGTTCAAAATACAATTTCTGATTTGGAATCTAATTTAAAATCTTTAAATGACCAGATTAATGAATTAGACCCAATTACTGACGCTGATGAAATAGCTGACTTAGAAAGACAGGTTTCTTTAACAGAAGCACAACTTGCTGCTGAAAAAGAACTTGAAAAAGTTCGTGCAAAAGAAGCCAGTGAAGCCCAAGCCGCTTATTTACAAAAGGCTTATGGAACTGCTGATAACTCTACTTATAATAGTGAAACTGGCGGTTATGATTACAAAACAGACCAAGATGTTTATAAAGATAAGATTAGTGAACGCCAAGACATAGGTAAAAACTTAAAAGACCTTGGTGTAAATGATGTAAGTGAAGCCGCAACTGTTATTGAAACTAAAACCGCGGAATTAGAGAAGGTAAAAGCTGATTTACAAAAGACTAAAGATGAACTTTGGGATAATAATGGCTTTACCAATCCTGAAAGAGAAAAAGAATTAGAGGACGAAAAGAAAGCCTTACAAGAGGAGAAAAAAACTCTTGAAAATCAGATAAAAGATATTGAAAATTATTCTGATAGATACGGTACTTTAACTTCTGAATTGGCTGAAGAAACTAATACTCTGTTAGCCGAAGTAGCCAAAGTTGATTTATCACAAGTTGATGATGAAACTAAAGAATTTGTCGAGTCTTTAAGAAATACTGCTGAACAAGGATTAGTAGAATTAAATCCTTCTGATTTTATTGAGCGTTTGTTTGATGAATCTGATTTAACTTCTATTATGGATAAACTTTCTTCTGGTGGAGATATTTCTGATATTTTAAGTAAATATGAGGATACTTTCTCTGCTCTTGGAATAACAACAGAAGAAATGACAGATTATCTACAAGATTATGCAGACGCAATGCAAGAATCTGGAACTGTTGTAGATGATGCTCAAAGTCAATATGACAGATTAATTAATAATATTAATCTATTATCTAAGTCTTATCAAGATGGCGAAACTAATTTAGATGATTATACTTCTGGAGTTTATAAGAATTTAGAAGGTTTAGCTCAATTAGCTGATAAGAGTGGAGATATAGAAGGTTTTGATGATACTATTAATGGTTTTGTCGATGACCTTGGAGAGGCTCTTGGTTCTTTAAATGATCAATATAATTCTGGCGCGTTAAGCATTGATGATTATATTGAAAGTGCAAAAAGTCAAGTTAAGCAATTATTAGAATTAAAAGAAGTCTTCCCTGAAATCGGCGATGAAATTGATGCTCTGTTAAATAAGAACTTTGATATGGACGGTATCACTGGCTTGTTAGATATGGACGAGTTGGTTGATGGTTGGTCAAATACTCAAGATGTTATTTCTCAGGTTACTGCCGAATTTGAAAATTTGGCAAGCGTTCAAGAGTTAGTTGCTGATGGATTTAAAATTTCCGCAGAAGCAGCTTCTGAATTGGCTAATATGTATCCTCAGTTGCTTGAAAATGCACAAACAACTGCCGATGGTCAAATTCTACTTGATGAAGAAGTTTATAATAACTTTATAAATTCTCGTCAAGGAATGTTAGCCGCTGATATTGATAGTCAAATTGCTCAGTTAGAAGCTAAGAAAGCCGCGCTTGAAGCTGCTAAGGCTCAAGCGCAAGCAGAACTTGAATTAGCTAATGCTGTTGCTTCTGGCGAAGTTGATATTGAAAATGCTAAAGCGCAGATGCTATCAACTGCTGAACAAAACTTAACTCAATATTTAATTGATTTAGGTGTAAGTGAAGTAGAAGCTCAAAAAGCAGCTGCTGAAGCAAAGGCTGGTAATATACAAGAGTATAATCGTATTGTTGGCGATGTAGCAGATGATACAGCTAATAACTTAGCAAATGCTATGGTAGCTGCCGCTAATGCTACAAGAAGTAATGTTCAAGGCATGGTTTCAAGTCTTGATGCTCTTGGTAAACAATCTGCAAGCGTTGCTACACAGATTGGTAATATGGGTAGTGGTAAGACTACTTATTCTGGACCTGTTGCTGTAGGTGGAGGTTCTGCTGGCGGCGCGAGCTTCAGTGCTTCAACTTCTTCTGGTAATTTTAAAGGAGTAACCGCTACTGCAATAAAAGCTGCTGCTCCTGAAATGCAATCATGGACCGACCGTTTAAATATGGATTTGAGTGGCTATACTCAAGGAATCGCTCAAATCAATGCCCAGATTTCTGTTTTACAAGATTTAAAAAACAGAAACGCCAATAAGAACTACAGCAAGAATGGTGGTTCTGGTGGTAAAGGCGGAAAAGGAGGCGGCGGTGGTGGAGATTCTGGCTCTGATACCGAAGAATACATTGTTGAACTTGATAAACTTAAAAAAGCAATGCAGGCTTTGGCTGATGTTCAACAAGAGATTGAAAAGAATGATACAGAGTTAGACGCTGCTGAAACTTCACAAGAGAAATATGATTTATTAGGTAAAAAAATTGAATTATATGATAAAGAAAGAGTCGCTCTTCATAACTTAGCTGATGCTCGTAGAGCAGTTATAAAAACCAATGTTGAAGAGTTGCGTTCTAAGGGATTCCAAGTTGATTATGACCCAGAAAATCACAAGTTAGAAATTAAAAACGAAGAACACATCAATGAACTAAAGGGTAAGGATATCGAAGCTACTAATGAGTTAAGAAAGGAAATGGAAGAACTCATTAGTACAACAGAAGATTTAAATGATGCTAATAAAGATACATCTCAGTCTTGGTGGGAAAATTATTATGAACAGAAAGATTTATTAAAAGAACGTTTTGATACAGAGATTGAAATGTATAAAGAGCAGCTTGAAAATGAGCGTCGTATCAGAAATGTAAGTGTTCAAGATATTAAAGACTCTTATAATGATATGATTAACGCTTTAAAGAAAGCATATAATACAGGAGTTATTACCTCAGAAGAATTCTGGGATAAACTTGTCGAAATTGGTAAAGATAAAATGTCTGCAATTCGACAAGATATTGAAAACACTATTGAACACGCCAAGTTAATTGGTCGTATGTCACCTGAACAAGAAGCCGCGCAATGGGTTGCTTATCGTGGTCAAGTCAATGAAATGATGGCTCTTGGCCAGATTGGTGATTATGATGATTATATTAGTGAACTGGAAGACATTTATGAAAAAATTGACAGTTCGCTAAAAGAAGTGTATAATAATAGTATAAAGAACCAACAGCACGCTATTAATATGTTGGCTAAAACTGCTGGCACAGAAGAAAAACAAATTGCGATTTATCGCAATATGATGAAAGAAACTTATAATGAAGCCCAGCGTTTAAGAGCTAAAAACTATGAAGCAAATAAAGAAGCTATACAAGAGTTGGAAGAACAATGGTATAGTTATTATGAAAGTATTCTTGAAATTCAGAAACAAATGAAGGAATCTACCGTTAGTGCGGTAGTTTCTGTAATTGATGATAGAATTGAAGAATTAGAAGAACAAAAAGAAGCATTATCTACTCTTGGCGAACTTGATAATATGCTTGTAGATTTGAAGTCTGAATTATTAAGTGCAGATGAAGATGATAAAGCATTAATCCAAGAAAAAATAGATTATCTTGAAGAGCAAAGAGACATTTATGCTTCATTAACAGACGCCGAAGAAAAGCGTCTAAAAATGCAAGAAATTGAAAAGGCTTTAGCTGATATTACTTTAAAACAGTTAGAGCGTAAAGTAGAACTTGCTAAGAATAATTTAGTTCAAAGAGTTTGGTACGAAGATAAAGGTTGGGTTTGGGAAGCTGACCAAAGTGCCATTTCTGAAGCAGAAAAAGAACTAAATGATTTCAAAAATGAAATGGACCAAACCGATATTGATAATGAAATTGACAGACTTGAAAAGTATAAAGAAAAATGGGAAAATATTGCTGATGATTATGAAACTGAACAAAATAAGTTAATTGCATTACAAGAACTCGGAGCTGATTGGGAAGCAAAAATACTTGACCAAAGATTAGATGTTTTAGAAACATTTAAAGATGGTTATATTAATGTTCTTGACCAGCTGAATAGCGGTATGCAGTTCCCAGAATATACCGTAGAAAAAGGTTCAGATGATATTTTTGGTGGAAATACTGGTCATGTATATGACTTAGAAGCTAAATATTATGGATATGATGGTAAGGGATATAATGCTTCTATTGACTATTCTCAAGCCATTATGGATGCTAAAAAGCGTAATGCTTCTGAGGAAGAAATTCTTGAATTAAAGAGAGTCCGTAATCTAAAGATTAAGGGCGAAAAAATGACTCAGTATTATGATGCTCTTGATGATTTTACTGAAAGAGAAAAAGAATTATTAGCACAACAATCAGCAAATGTTGCTGAAAATGCTACTTCAACAGGAACAAGTATCGCTTCTACAATACAAAATTTACAAGCCTTAGATAATCAATGGACATCTACACTTGACTTGACAGAGCCATTAAAGACTTATCAAACTCAGTTGGATGAACTTTATGAGGCTGAAAAGAAAAATTATGAACAAAGACTTGCCGCCGCAGAACAGTTCGTAAAAGACTATAATGCAACTATGGCAAAGATGAGTTCTTCTTCAAGCGGTGGAATTCAGATTTCTGGTGGAGGCGGAAGTTCTTCTGGCAGAGTAACTTATGATAAAAATGTTGACTATTCTGCTAAGATCGCTGAATATAAGGCGCAAGGCGCTCCAGCAAGTGAAATAGCTAAACTTGAAGCTCAAAGAGAAGCAAAAATTAAGGGAGAAAATTTAAATCCAGATGGAACTAAAAAGTCTTCTTCTTCAAGTAGTAGTAGCAAAAGCAGTAGTAGTAGTAGTAAAAATGTTATATCTTCAGCAGTTTCTGGTGTTGGTAAAGTAATTTCTTCTGTTGTTTCTTCTGTACTAAAGAAAAAATATGCTTCTGGTGGTGTTAATGACTATACTGGTGGAGCAATGCTACATGGCACTTCAAGTAGTGTAGAGACAATTTTTAATGCGGAAGATGGTAAAAAGTTATATGATTTAGTTCATAATACTAAAGACTTAGCAGATAGTATTGCAGAAGATATGGTTCCATATATTCCAAGTTTGTTTGAAAACATTGGAGAAATAGGATTTAATCCAAGAACTATGATGATGCCTACTGTTTCTAAGTTAGAACCACGAACAGTCGAAAATGATGAAAGTACAACATTTAGTAATTGTAAGTTTGAAATTAAAACAGAAGCAGATAATTTCGAAGCATTAGTAAATGATATGGAAGTTAAAATTAAAAATAGATAATAAAAAGGGGAGGAGAAAACTCCTCCCCAAATAAAAAAGAATGGGGTGAAAAGAATTGATTACTCAGCCAATGAGTGTTTATCCAAATAACAATGCAATAGATGGCACTATTAATAATACTTTTGAAATGGAAATAAAAACTTCTGGTGATATAGTTATTGCTTATCAAATAAAAATTTATAAGATAAATACTGATACAATGGTATATGATGGACAAAAAATTGATACTACTAAATATAATGGAGATTTTTTAGAAATTAATGTGCCAGCAAGTTCTTTCACAAATGGAGAAGATTATAGTTGGAGAGCTACTCTTTATGTGCAAAATCCTAATATGTTAGTAGCTAATGGTGTTACTCAAGAGGGTACAAATGGTACCACCATTAAAATTCGACAACATGAAAATGTAGAAGCATGGATGTATTTAAAGATAGGAAGCGAGTTAAGACAAATTACTTCATATGACTCTTCCACAGGAACGGCTGTTATTGCATCTGCTTTCACAACAACTCCTGCAACAGGTACTTCTTATAGTGTAATGACAAGTTTTATTTATACTCCATATTATCCTTTTAAAGGAAGAACAAATCCTGTAATAGCAATCACTGCACCTGCTGCGGATGCTCAAATAATTACAAGTTTTGACTATGAATTTATTGGTAGTTATTCACAAGCTGAAAATATTTTAATGAAATATTTTATTTTTAATATATATAATGCTAATAATGAATTAGTAAATACAAGTGGTCAAATTTATTCTAATAATATTAGATATTTCGTAGAAGAATTAAGTAATGACTCTGCGACAAATCCTTACACTATTGAATTAGTTATTAATAATCAAGATGATGTTATAACAACTGTTTCAAAAACTTTCTCTATTCAATATGTACCTCTTGAAATTCAATTCCCACCTACTGTAAGATATGACGAAGAAATCGCGGCTGCTATTGTTGAATGGCAACAGCAATTACAAAGTTTTGGTATTGTTGACGGGGCAGTTACATATGAACAAAACGCTTATAATAATTTTCATAGTGTAGTTTTAGATACAAACACTTCTATTAAATATGAAGAAATAAATAATAAAGAAATGAACTTATCAGAAAAAGCTACAATATTATTTAGTACGGTTTTAGATTCTGATAAACAAGGTAAAATTATTGAAGTTACTTTAAGTAATGGCGATTTAATTTATGTTACTCTTGAAGGATTTGTATTTTATATTAATAGAAAAAGTGGTAATAAATTACTAAAAAAAGAAATATATAATATTTTTGAAACAGATTTAAGTTGTTTCCAAGAGGAAAATACAGTACAGCCAAATATAGGTTATTATCTATACACAAATGACCTATGGCCCTCAGATGAAGATGGTATATTTTATATAGTAAATGGTTCAGATGCTTTAACAACAAAACATTTTAAAATTACCATTATTCCAGAAAATATTACTGAAAGAAATTATGAGAATGGTATTTATTTTGATGATGTAGCAGACTTAGATGCTTTAGGAGATTAAAGGAGGTTAGAGAATGAGTATTACAAAAATACAACTCTATTCCAAACAAAAAGCTGATTATTTAGTTGTAAATGAAAGTATTATTAATGAAGAATATTTATTAAAAAGTAGTAATATAGATGAAGAAACAGGAAAAGGACAAAATATTTTTGCTCCTTCATTTAACCCCGATTGGTCTACATCTTTTTTTACTGCGCCAAGAATAATTTTACAATTTGAAAATTCAGTAGACTCTTCAGCGTTGCCAGAGATTTCAGAAGAAATTTTAGGATTTAATGTTTTTAGAAGAGAATTTAGATTGGGAACTAATGGTACAAGAGAAGTAGTAAGTTATAATAAAGTAGGATTTTTAGGAAAAGATGCGGTTGGCATAATAGACTATTTAATAAAAAATAATGCTTATTATCAATGGGTTTTAATTCCAGTTACAGAGTCACATTTAGGAAAACAATCTATAACAACAGATGACTTAGAAGACGCAAGAGTAAATTTTGAAACTTGGAGCGTAATTTTCTTAAAAGATGATGTTGATAGTAATGGAAAAGCAATTCATAAAGCAGAAAACATTTTTATTTTTAGATGTAATTTACAACCGGGAAGTTTAGTTCAAAATATTGATAAAACTCAATTTGAGAATTATACTCGTTATCCAAAATTTTCAGTTGGTGCTAAAAATTATATTTCTGGTGATTTAAGCTGTCTATTGAGCGATGTTGGTTATAGAGAAAACGAAACTGAGGATGAAGAGGCTTTTAGAAATTCTCAAGGGGTTGGTTATGTTTATTACGAAGAACCCGTTTATAAATGGGAAAAATGGAATGAATGTATTGCCTCTGGAAAAGATTGTATTATAAAAGATGATAAAGGACATATTTTTTATGGTCAAATTGTTAGTAATAGCGGTACTCCTTTAGGGGATATGAAAGACCCTCCTACAACTATTTCTTTCTCTTTTGTTGAAAATGATACAATAGATGGAAAATTAATTTATGATGAAATTCAAGGTAATATTTAAAGGAGGGAGAAAATGAAGAAAACTATTTTTTTAAATAACTTAATTAAAAATAGTGGTTTTAAAACAGATATAAATTGGGATTTATCTGGTAATAGTAGCTATGTTACAACTGATAAAGTTTCTGGTTCAAGATGTTTAAAATTGCCTGCAGGTAGCACTACACCTATGGGCATACAATCATTATCTCCTCCTATTCTTAATCATAAATATTACAGTAGTGTAATGTTAAAATCAGATGGTAATACCGGAGGAAACGATGGTAGGTCTGAGTTTTATGGAGGAGATGGATTAGGAAAAAACTGGGTTTTCCAAAGCACTTTAAATTTTAATAATTCTTCATGGACAAAAGTTTCATCATTACATTCAATAGATGTTATTAACGCAAGTAATTTTATGTGGAGATTGTTTATAGTAAATCCCACTGCCAACCTTTTTGTTGATAACTTAATATTAGTTGATTTAACCGCAGCGTTTGGTTTAGGTAAAGAACCAACAAAAGAATGGTGTGATGCGAATATTCCTTATTTTGAGAATGAATATTCTATTCAAGTTGAAATTTCTTCCACTTCAATAACAACAGTTAAGGATTTTGTTGATATTTATAATTCAAAATATATAGAGTTAGTAAAAGCTCCTGTTATAAAACCAAAATTTAAAATAGAGCTTTTGGATTTATATGAAAATACAATAGGAGAAATCACAAAAGATATAAGTGCGAGTAACTCTGGAAGTATTTCAATAAATTATCAACAAGGTGTTCGCCGCAGTTGTAGTTTTACTTTATCAGATACTTTTGGTAAATATCGTCCTATGTCAAACGATAATATCTTTGGATTTAATACAAAATTTAAAATTTATGTTGGTTTAGAAAATATTCAAACAGGAGAAACTTATTGGTTTAGTCAAGGAATATTTTATACAACTAATCCAACTTCTTCACACGCTAATTCTAATAAAACAGTAACAGTAAATGGAGTAGATAAGTTTGGTATTTTTACAAGTGATACTGGATATAATCAATTAGAAGGAACCTATATTGTTCCTGCTAAAAGTAAACTTTATGCTGTTGTTAAAGATATTTTAAGTTTAGAATTAGGTAATGGTTATATTATTGACCCAAAAGAACCGCATATTGATGCTGAATTTATTAACTATGAATTACCTTATGATATTAAGAAATCACCTGGGTCTTACATGGGAGATATTTTAATTGAATTAGGTAATGTACTTGGCGCAGATATTTTTTATGATACAAATGGCATTTTAAATATTACCAGCGGTACAACTGATATTACCTATTCAAAACAAAGTAGTATTTGGGATTTTTCTGATGTTTTACCAGAATATTCTAATGGTTCAGTTTCTTTAAACACAATAGATGCGATTAATATTGTTAAAGTAGTTGGAAATCAAGTTAATGATAGTGAAATTTATATTGGAAATGCAGAGAATCACAATCCTTTATCACCAACTGCTATTGAGAAAATTGGACGAAAAATTTATTATGAAGAAAGTGCTAATTTACCTAATCAAGCAAGAGCAGATGAATATGCGAAATATGTATTAAACTCTAAATCTATTATTCAAACTGCTATTGGTTTTAGTTCAACCCTAATTCCGCACTTAGATGTTAATAGAGTTATTACAATTACAGATGATTATTATAAATATGAACAAGAGAGATTTATTATTCAATCTATTACTATGCCTCTTGATTCAAAAACTTTGATGTCAATTAGTTGTAATAATATTGCGTCTTTGCCTTATTATGATTTGAGAAATGGAGGTTAAACAATGTCATCTTTAAGTGAAAAATTGATTAAAATTATAGATGAAAGAATAGAGAAGAAATTAGCACAAACAAATTTTGTCACTAAATATGTTGGCATTGTGGTTGGTGTTTCTTCTGATAATGCGACTATTACAGTTACTATTGCAGGATATGATACTCGTTTTACTTTTCCTAATAAAACAGGAGAGGCATTATCAATCGGTGATGGAGTAAAAATTGAATGTAATAATGGACAACTAACTGGTGGCTATATTTCCGAAAAGTTTGGTAAAAGTACAATATTAACAAGAGCAAGAAATATTTATATTGAAAATCGAGAGCCAACTGCCGCGGATGGGCAGAATGGTGATGTATGGATTTATTATCAGACTTAAAGGAGGATATGTATGGCAACTTATAACATAGCGACTGGGACAGTTGATCCTAAGAAATTAAAAGCTGGAGATATTATTAATTGTCCTTATTCTGGAAGTGCTAAAAGTATAGCACTTCCAGAAGGTACTTATATATTAGAAGTTTGGGGTGCCAGAGGAGGTTATCGTTCTGATGCGACTTATGCTGGCAAAGGTGGATATGCGAAAGGAACTTTAACTTTAACTGCTAAATCAACTACTCTTTATTTACTTGCGGGAGGCGCCGGTGGTAATAGCACATCTAATACTGGTGCTGTTATAACTGGTGGTTTTAATGGTGGAGGTTATAGATATGGGTTTCCCGGTGGAGGTGGCGCTTCCGATATCCGCATTAATTCTAATAGTTATTTTGCCAGAGTAATTGTAGCTGGTGGTGGTGGTTCTTGTGGCGCTACTAATAAATATGGTTTATATGGTGGAGGAACTCAAGGAGGAGCTGCAACTGAAAACTATGGTTCTTATGGATATGGTGGTACACAAACCGGTTTCACAACTTCTGCTACTGCTTTAACTTCTATACCAACAACTAATAGTTCATCTAACTGGCCGGGAGGTTTTGGCTTTGGTGGTTTTGGAGTTTATCAAAGTAATGGATATGCCGGTGCTGGTGGCGGGGGTTGGTATGGAGGATGCGGTTCTGTACCAGATGGTTCTGGCGATGATGATAGAGGTGGTGGCGGAGGGTCTGGTTTTGTATTAACCTCTTCTACTATTGGTAATGTTCCGAGTGGATATTTATTGAATTCGTCATATTATTTGACTAATACTTCTTTAATAGCTGGTAATGCGTCTATTGTTTTACCAAGTGGAGCATCTTCTGTTGGTGTTAATGATAATGGTTATGTAAGAATAACTGTTGCTGATATTAAAAGTGCAGGAGATATTTATGTAAAAATTAATGGAGTATGGGTTCCCGCAGGTGGAACTTTAGCTAAAGTTAATGGAGTATGGGTAGGTCAATAATGTTTAAAAATAAAATTAAAATTTTCTATTTATATAGAAATAAAGATTGAAAGGAGATTAACATGGCAATAAGTTTTGAAACCGTTACTGGTAATCAAACCAGTGCTAATGTTTTAGCGCAGATAAATAATAATTTTGCTAAAATTAAAGATGGTTCAGTTTCTAAAGCTGATTATGCTACTAATGCTGATACAGTAGATAGTAAACACGCTTCTGATTTAATCCCTGGTGCGGCTACTTTTTTAAATAGTATTACATCTTTAGCTAATTTAAGTGTTGGTAGATATTTTTGTACTCAGACAAGACAAAGTTGGGAACCTGTTACAACAACAGGAAGTAGAACCTTTTTAATAGAAGTCAGTTTAAATATTCCAAATAATTTAAAAAGTTATAAAATAACTTATATAGCTGGCGCTGGAGCTGGTGAATCTTATTATAGTGATTATAGTAGTGGCAGTATTAGATGGAATAGAGTTATAAATAATAATAATGTTGGTAGTGTTGATGCGGTAAAACTTTCTTATGATAAAGATAATAACGCAGGAAAAATAGAAGTTTATAATGACTTAATTTATTTTCCAGAATCTACAAATGGTAAAAAAGGAATTTCTTCTCAAGGTTATTTCCCTATTAATGATGGAACTGGCAGATATTTTAGAGCAGTAGTTAATGTTTCGACTATTAGCACAGGTCACGTTTGTGATTCTTGTGGTTCTGGTTATAATACTTATAAATATAGATATAAATTGACTGTTTATATTTATAACTCAAGTTTCAATCAAATAAAATCTATTACAAGTACTAATTCTATTGATGAAACAAGAGAACAAAGTGGAAGCCCTGATGCGGGTGTTTGTGGTTATATTGGAAATCTTGATACAGGAGATATTATTATTCCAATTTATACCAGAAATAGTACAACAACAGGCGTTTTTTATTATTCTGCTACTAAAGAATCAGTAGTTTATACTGATGGAAATATAAGTTTAGCTACAATTTCTATGTCTTATTCTCCCGATCGAATTAATATAAGTTTAAGATTGCCAGATTATTGGTATGGTCCTCATTTTGGTCAGTATTATTATCCTAATTATTGCGATAATTCAGTTGTGTCTTGTCATTGTGTGCAAATGAACGCTAATAGAAATGCAGTTACAACTGTGACTGATATTACTATTGGTAATTGTGGAAGTTATGGATTTGCCTCTATTGGACAAGTAGGAAATGAAGCCTTTTTATATGGTAGTAATGCTGTAGTTTTTAAAATGACAATTTCTTCTCGTAGTGTGCAATCAGTCAATACTGGAGTGACAATGGATAGTTATCCTAGTATTAACCCCGGAAAAATTGACCGAAATGGACAATATTTGTATGTTAATTTAAGTGGTACACCTGTTAAATTAAATTTAAATTTAACTGTAATAAATAAAGGCACAAAAAGAAGTGATGTTCCTTTATTATTAGAAACAGAAAATTATATTATACAATATAATGATAGCTCTTCTGCTTCAACCTGTTATTGTTTAAATAAAAATGGACTAAGTTTAGTAGCAAGTTATAATAAAGCTATAGGTAGTGGAGCTGGATATTTAAACAAGATTTATGCAAGTTCTATTCAATGTGGTTGGTATAAACAAACTTTAATGAATGGTTCAAACAGTTCTTATACTGGTGGAATTTCTTTAGCGGGCGATAAAGTTTTAAGTTACAATACAACCACTCTATATAGTGGAGGAAATAGCAACAATACTTGTGAAATTTTCAAAGCAAATAATGGTTCTCATGTTGGTTACTTTGCAAATCCATTAGAACCTGTTACCAGCGATGATAATACTATCTATAAATTTGATGGTTTAGGTTTATTATATAAGAATAAACTAATAGATGATAGTAAAAATGCAAAAATAATAAGAGGCTTTGTTTATAATTAAAAAGGAGGTTTTTATATGTATTATATCTTAAAAATAGGGAATAGTCCTTGGGATATTGCAATCTTATCTTCTAAAGATGACCTTCCAAATGGAGCGTTATATTTAGAAGTAGAAAATATACCTGAGAAACCACAAAATGATAATTTAGTTTTAATTTTTGATGAAGATACTAATTCTTTATTTTGGGGAGAGAGTCCACAATTACATAATCAGTTAGAATTAAGACGCGCAGAGAGGATTCAAGAGAGTAAAGAAAAATTAGCTAATTATTTATTGTTAAATCCTTTATACTCTAATGCTCATAATCAAACTTATGACTATTATAATGTGACAGAAGAAAAACAAGCATTGTTAACTTCCGAATTTATGGGGTATCAAGTTGAAAAAGCAGCGGGTTTAAATTCTATTTTTACTTGGAATGCTGTAGGAAAACCTTGTGAAGTATGGCAAGAAACTGAAGGTGTGCAATTAATTAAAGAAATTAGAGAATATGTAAAACCTTTAGTTAAATATCAACAAGATTTAGAAATTTTATTAAAACAAGCTACAACTATGAAAGAATTAGAAAAAATTGAAATTGATTATTCTACTGTACATAATCCTTTTGAAGATAATAACAACCAAAATTCGGAAGAAAGCGGAAAAATAGAAACTGAAAAAGTTACTTTAGTAGATGATACAAATGAATAAACCTGTTTATAGTTTTTCTATGATTAAAGATTTTTATTATCTTTATTATCCATTTAATATTAAACAATTATTATCAGAGAATGTAGGATTTTCATATAAATTTCTGACTATTTCTGAGGTAAAATTAGCAAATCCTGACTTTGGTAGTAATTTCTTATATGATGATAATAAATATTTAAATTCTGTTAATGATAATAAAATAAAATTAGCGGCGGATATTTTAAAAAATGGAACTTTTTGGCCTATGTTCATGACTAAAGATGGTTATGTAGAAGAAGGACAACATAGATTATATTCATTAAAAAAATATAATGAAGAGGTTTCGCCTGTAAAAAGAAAATTTTTGTTTATAGAAATTTCACACTATTTTTCTACAGAAAAAAATATGATAAATTATTTAACAAATATAGATTATCAAAATCCTAAAAACATTTATGCCTTAGATAATAATTATAATTTTTTTATCAGGCAAACTATTTCTCCTACAGATATAGAAAATGAATGTTTTAAAATTTCTTCGGGATTTTTAAATAGCTTAATATTTGAAATCAATAAAAAATCTCCTAATTATATAAAACCTAATCCTATTTTCAATGATGAAAAATTATTTGAAAAATACTTAAAAGACGAGTTGTAAGACTCGTCTTTTTCTTTTTATATAAAACTTGACATTCGCAAGAAAAAATGTTATTATAATCTTAGAGAAAAACCTCAATATAATTTATAATATAAAGGAGCGTATATTATGATAGAGATGTTGCGCGTCGTCGAAATAGAAATAAATGGCTTTTGCAATCGGAGATGTCCTTGGTGTCCGAATAGTAAAATTGATAGAAGAAAGAATAATCCAATGCCATTTATGACTTATATGAAAGTTATTCGAGAATTAAAGAAACATAATTTCCAGGGGACAATTAGTTATTCTCGTAATAATGAACCTTTTGCAGATTTTCGTCAACTTCGAGCTTATACCTTAGCTGCGGCTATTATGTTACCAAAAGTTCGTTTAGTCACAAATACTAATGGAGATTTTCTTACTAAAACCAAGATTTTATTAAGTGGTATAGACGAATTATCTATTATGGATTATGATTGCAAAGGTATGGAAAAATGCAAGCAGCAATTATTAGATTGGAAAGCTACTATTACAGATATTATCAATAATGTAATTTATGCTGACCTTAATGGAATCAAAATTGCTTATTGTACAGATTGGCCTAAGAACACCGTATTAGAAGATAAAGGTGGTTTCTTAAAAAAGGAAGGCACTTTAAAAAAGATGGAGTTTCGCGCAGATTTAGCTTTGAGAGATTATCCTTGTCTTGACCCTGCTTACTTTTTGGCTATTGATTATGATGGTAGTGTAATGCCTTGTTGCCAAATGCGCCATGATAATCCAGAACATAAAGATTTTATTTTAGGTAATGTTGCTAAAGATAAAATTGAAGATATTTTACAAAGTAAAAAATATATTGAAATTTTAGGAAATACTTCTCTTTGCACTGGTAAAGACTTGCCTCTTCCTTGTCAGCATTGTCAAAAGGGAGTAGGAAGATATACAAGAGATAATCCTTCTATTTATTTTAGTGAAAGATATAGAAATGGAGTTGGACCGGAAGATGTCAATAGGAGTTTATATACCTGCCCGCACGAAGAGTAACAGACTACCGAATAAACTTTTACTTCCTTTTGGTAAAAGCAATTTATTTGATTTGGCTTGCGAAAAAATTAGTAAGCTACCAGAAAAGTATGGTCGTTATGCTTTAATATGCGAACAAGAGCTAATAGATATAGCCAACAAACATAATTTATCAATTTTATTACGAGATGAAAAAACTATTCATATGGACGACCCTATTAGAATTACAATGGGTGCAGTCGAACAAGCTAAGGAAGATTATTTGATGTTCCTTAATCCTTGTTTAGCTTTTTTCTCTTTAGATATGATAGTAGATTGTTTAGAAGAATTTGAAAAATTATTAGATGAAGGAATTGAATATGCAACCAGTTGTAAACCTTTTAAGAATTGGTTGTTTGATTACAATACTCGTCAGTCCCTTTCACCTATTGATTATAAGTCATTAAACACTAAAAATATAACTGGATTAGTTCAAGCCGCGCATTGTTTTCATATTTTTAACAAAGAAGAATTTTTAAAAACAGGACAAATGCTTCAACCTAATCATGGTTTAATTCAAGTTCCAGATATTGCTACTATTGATGTAGACACTAAGGAAGATTATTTATATGCAAAATGGCGTTGGGAAAATTTATGAAGTTGATTTAGATGGGACTTTGTGTTCAAATACAAATGGGACTTACGAACACGCAGTTCCATTTAAAGATAGAATAGAAAAAATCAATCAACTTTATAATAATGGTAACATAATAAATATAAATACTGCAAGAGGGGCAACGACTGGAATAGATTGGTATGATTTGACTGTGCGGCAACTGCAAGACTGGGGAGTTAAATATCATTCTTTAACAGTTGGTAAAAAACCTCATTATGATTTTATTATAGATGATAAAGCTATAAACCCAAAGGAGGAAAATTGGGAGTGTATAAAGTAGTTGAAAAATATTGGGGTCGAGAAGACTGGATACAAGTTACTGATAATTATATGTTAAAAATTTTAAATATTATGCAAGGAAAAACTTTATTAAATCATTATCATAGTATTAAAGAAGAAACTTTTTATATTATGTCAGGTAGTGGAGAAGCAATTATCAATGGTGAAAAGAGAATAATTACAAAAGGAGATTATATTCACATTCCTCCTAAAACTCGTCATCAAATTACAGCTTTTGAAGATTTACAAATTATTGAAGCATCTACTCCTTATCAAGAGGATAGCACAAGGGAGGCATTATAATGTTTATAGCAGAAATTGGAATTAATCATCAAGGAAGTTATGAAATTGCTAAGCAATTAATTGATGTAGCCAAAAAGAATGGCGCAGATGTCGTTAAATTTCAAAAAAGAAATCCAGATATTTGTGTCCCAGAAAAATTAAAAAATACTACCAAAGATTCAATTTTTGGTAAAATGAATTATTTAGAATATAAGAAACGTATCGAATTTGATAAATCCACTTACGACAAAATTGATAGTTATTGTAAAGAAATAAATATGCCTTGGACCGCAAGCGTATGGGATAAAGATTCTTTAGAATTTTTAATGCAATATGATGTACCTTTTATTAAAATTCCAAGTGCTTTATTAACTGATACTGAACTTTTAAAGAAAACCGCGGAATATCATAAACCTGTTATTATTTCTAATGGTATGTCTTATGAAAAAGATGTAGAAGCCGCAGTTGAAATTTTAAAAGATTGTCCGCTTTCTATTCTCTGTTGTAATAGCACTTATCCAACTTTAAATTATAATGAATTAGATTTAGATTTAATTCCTTTTTATAAACAAAAGTATCCATTTGCTAAAATTGGATATAGTGGACATGAAGTAGATATTTTACCTTCTATTGTTGCATATGCTATGGGTGCGGAAATTATTGAAAGACATATTACTTTGGATAGAAGTCTACCGGGCGCAGACCATAAGGCAAGTTTAGAGCCAAAAGCAATGCGTGATTTGATAAAAATTATGCGGCTAATAGATGAAATGAAAAATACAGGAAAGACTAAAAACACTCAAGGAAAAGTCCCATATGAGTCTGAATTATTTGCTAAACGAAAATTAAGAGGTGATTAATATAAAACAGTGGTTAAAGATTTTTATTTTATTTTTAATTGGTGGTTTTATTTATGTTGCTATTGAATTAGGTTTCAGAGGACATTCTCATTGGACAATGTTTTTATTAGGTGGTTTATGTTTTATTCTAATAGGTGGTCTTAATAATTATATTCCTTGGGAAATGTCTATTATTAAACAAGGGGTAATAGGGGCTTTAATTGTCACTTCTTTAGAGTTCGTTTTTGGCTTAGTTTTAAATCTTTACTTAAATTTAGGAATCTGGGATTATTCAAATATGCCTTTTAATATTTTAGGGCAAATTTGTCTTCCATTTTCAATAGCTTGGTTTTTCCTTTCTCTTGTAGCTATCTTTGTCGATGATTGGCTAAGATATATTCTATTTAAAGAGGGAAAACCGCATTATCATTTATTTACTGTATGTAAGGAGGAAAACAAGTAATGTTAGAAACTTTCTTTACAGAAATGCTTTCTAATCTACAAATGGTTGGTATTGCTTTTGTAGTCTTTGCTTTTGCAGTTTTAGCAAACATTTTTGGAAGCTGCTATTACAATACTCATACCTTGAGAGAAGATTGGAGCACTTCTAAGTTCCTTGATGGAATTTTAAAAATGGTAGTTATTGGATTGGCTACTGGTATTTTAGCTATGGTTGCTACTGCTTTACCTTATATTTTGTCTATGGCTGGTGTAACTATTACAGACGAAATGGAACAGATTTATACAGTAGTAGCTATTTTAGGTTTGTATGCTAATGGTATTTTAAAGTATTATAAGGAAGCATTTTCTACCACAAAAGAAATTATCGAAAATAGAAATATTGTAGAAGATGTAGATGAACAAATTAAAGTTACCTTTAGTGATAAAGAAATTAATGACACTACTGAAGCAGTAGGTTAAAAAAAGGAGGAAAAATTTATGTTTGATTTAAAGAAGTATACTTATGAAATTTTTTGTATCGCAAGAGAAAATGATATGGATATTGGTGTAGGAAGAGATATGTTTTTAGCTAATGTTCGTGCGGGAAAGCATATGTATATGGGAGAAAAGACAGTCCCAGATTATCAGGCTTTGAAGCGTGAATATGATGGTTCAACTATTGACGCTATTACAAATTCAATAAGTGATTATAGTAATTTTACAAAAAATAATTATAAGGAATTAACACAAATGTTTGTAAAACAGGATGTTGCTGGTTTTAAGAAATTATGCGGAATTGGTAATACTATGACCGCACCAGCTACTTCTATTGAACCAGAAGAATAAAGTTTAGAAGAGGATATAAATTATCCTCTTCTTTTTTTTTATGCTTTTTTATATAGTAGATTTTTGTTAAAGTTGCACAAAAATCTTGGAAGATTTTTCATCCAGATGTAGAATCAAACAAACTCTACTGCGAAACCGGGAAAATTTGTTATAAAGTCCAAATTAAAAATTCATATATATATGAAAGGAAGGAGAAAATTTTTGAGAAGGAGAATTTAATATATGTATCAACCTAATTATTTAAATCCACCGCCACCAATAAATAACCCTTTGTTATCACAGCAACAAAGATTATTGCAATTAGAACAACAGCAAAATATGATGAACAACAATATGATGCCTCCATCATATCAACAACCACAGGGAATTTATTTAAAGGGCAGAGCTGTTACCGGGATAGAGGAAGTGAGAGGGACTATTATTGACCAAGATGGTAGTTTGTTTATTTTTCCAGACATAGGACATAATAAAATTTATACAAAACAAATTAATATTGATGGAACTGCTACAATTAATTCTTTTGCTTTAGAAAAACCTCCTGTTCAGACAGAGCAAAAATATGTAGAAGTAGAACAAATGAATAAAATTATAAATAGTTTTAATCAACAGATTCAAGTTTTACAACAGCGGATTGAAGAATTATCTCCTGCGGAAACCCAAGAAAATCCTTCCAATAAAAAAGCAGAAGAAAAATCTGCTGATAAAACTAAAATAAGTTGGTAAGAAAAGAGGAAAATAAAATGAATAATATGATGATGAATCCAATGATGATGTTCCAAAGAATGTTTGGTAATAATACAAGTAATTTAAATCCTATGATGCAGATGATGCAACAAGTAATGGGCAATAATAATGGTCAAATGCCAAGTTTGAATCAAGCTCAATTTAAACAATTCTTACCAAATATTTCAGAAGACCAGCTAAAACAGTTGGCTATTCAAGCAAAAAATCAAGGAATGTCCGAAGATGAGATTGCGAAAGGTTTAAATTTCATTAAGGGGTTAATGAAATAATTTAATTTAAAAAGCCTAAATATAGGCTTTAATATATTAAATATTTTTGAAAGGGGAAAAACAAAATGACTGATGCTTTAAGTGCAGCTGATGTAATGGCTTTAACAAGAGGAGACGACGACCACAATATGTGGAATAACCCATTTGTATACTTAGTATGGATTTGGGCTTTCTCTGCATTTGGTGGAGGTTTTGGTGGTTTAGGTAACAATGCTGCTACCCAGGGCGCTTTAACTCGTGCTGAACTCTATGATGGATTTACAATGAACAACCTTGAAAGACAGGTTCAGGGAGTACAGAATGGTTTATGCGATGGTTTCTATGCCATGAATACTTCTATGCTCCAGGGACAGAACGCTCTTCAGAGTCAGATTTGTCAAGGTCTGAATGGCGTAAATAACAATATCGCAGAAAATCGCTATGCCGCACAGCAGTGTTGCTGCGAGACTAACCGCAATATTGACGCTGTTCGTGCAGAGAATTACAGAAACACTTGCGAAATTACTAACGCTATTCACGCTGAGGGAGAAGCAACTCGTGCTTTGATTAATTCTAACACAATGCAAGACTTGCGCGACCGTCTGACTGCAAAAGACCAAGAATTACAGACAGCTAATTTCCATCTGTCTCAGCAGGCTCAGAACTCTACTTTAATTAACGCTTTGCGCCCATTCCCACAGCCTGCATATATTACTTGCAGTCCTTATACTGCAATGAATGGCTTTGGAGCTTGCAACTGCGGTTGCTAATTTATGTATAATTACATCATTAGAAAGAGCGAGAATTAATCTCGCTCTTTCTTCTTAAAGAAAGGGAGAAAATTAAAATGACTATGAATCGTAATTATCAAAAAAGCACTTTAAATGCTTTTACTACAGCTTCTCAGACTTTATTAGCTGATAATAATGTTGTCTTTGCTAATAATGGAGTATTAACTGGTTGTTCTATAAGCCATGCCGCAGGTACTCCTACTATTGTTTTAGGTAAGCCTGGTCTTTATTATGTTTCTTTTGAAGCTGACGCTTTACCTTCTGCTGCTGGTACTATTACAGTAGCTTTACAGAATAATAGTGTAACTATTCCAGGTGCTATTACTTCTGTTACAGGCACAGCTGCTACAACTACAAGAATTATTTTAGATGCTATTGTAGAAGTTAGACCTTCTTGTTGTGCTGTTGATAATACTAAGAATTTAACTTTTAATAATGGTGGAGTTGAAACTGCCTATACAAACGCAACAGTTTCTGTTATAAAACTTTGCTAAGGGAAAGGAGTTTTTATTATGAATAAGATGAAGGCTTATTTTCTCTTAAAGGGTTATACAACCAATGATGACCATGAAGAAGATGAATATAAAGAAAAAGAAAAACATATGAGTATGAAAGAAATTGCCGAAGAATGGACAAAAGGAATGAAAAATGAAGATGGAACCTCTGGTCCGCATTGGAGTTTAGCAGAGACAAAAGAAGTGGCAGAAAAGCATAAGATGACTAAATATGATGAATATGCTTGGTATGTCACTATGAATATGATGTATAGTGATTATTATAAAGTAATAGAAAAAATGAACGCTGACCCAGTTTCTTTTGCTTGTTATATGTCTGATGCTTTCTTAGGAGATGCAGATTCTGTACCGGCTAATAAGAAAGTTGAAGAATATTTTGAGCATATTGTTCAACATTAATTTAAGGACGCTATGAAAAATAGCGTCCTTTTTTTTTGTTTGGGTAAGAAAGATTAATTGTCGATAATACATTTTCATAATAAATGAAAAGGAGGTATTCAAATGAAGTATGATATTAGTAAAGGTTTATTTGTGCAATTAAGTGCAAATGATATTGAGAAAATTGAATATGTCCATGGCAATGAACCAACTGAAAGTATTCAAAATGCTTATAACAGATTAGGTTGCGATATTATAATTAATGCAAATTTCTTTGCTATGAGTACTGGTGAAACTTGTGGAGAGGTTGTAGATGAAGGAAAAACTTTATCAACAGGAATGTCCCCATATGGTTTTGCTTTTGTTGATAAAAAGAAACCAGTATTTTCTTATAAAAATTCTGTTAAAGCTATTGATTTTGTTGGCGGCTATCCCTGTCTATTAAAAGATAACAAGGTTTATATCGACACCAATGAATCTGGTTTTAGTGCAACTTCAACTGCTGCGAGAGGTAGAACTGCTTTAGGTATTACTGCTAATGGAGATTTTATTATTCGTTCTATTGCTGATACAGATAGTAAAAATAAAATTAGTATTAAGAACTTAGCTTTACAACTACAAAAATATGGTTGTATTAACGCTATCAATTTAGATGGCGGAGGTTCTGCTCAATGGATTACTCCTTGGGGTAAATTCATTAGTGGTCGAAAAGTTGATGGTTTTGTTGCCGTGTGGTTAAAGAAAAAGACCTCGGAAGGAGATAAAACCATGTTTAATAAAAATGATGTTGTAACTTTCTTAGGTGGTAATGTTTATTCTTCTGCAAGCGCGACAAAAGCAGCTAAAACAGTTGATAAACAAAGTGAATGTACTATTACTTCTGTTTACGAGAAAGGAACACACCCTTATCATTGCGTTTCAAAAGATGGTAATGGAGTCTATGGTTGGGTTGACGCAAAATGTATAAAAGCTAAAACTCAAGAAACTGTAAAAGAAGACAAGCCCGCAGATTATGCGAAAGAAGCATGGGAAGCAGCTTGTAAGAAAGGCGTTTTAGATGGCACAAGTCCTCAAGGAAATGTTACCAGAGAAATGCTGGCTGTAATTTTAAATAGATTAGGTTTATTGGACTAAGACAAAAAGGAGTGGCTGTTTAATGTCTATTACAATTAATTCTAATATTTTAACACAAAATGATTGTTATAAGGCGGGCCGCACAATTACTCCAAAAGGCATTATGGTTCATAGTACAGCTACTCCAGGTGCTACTGCAAACAATTTTATTAAAAGTTGGAATAAATCTGGAGTATCTGCTTGTGTTCATGCTTTTGTAGACAACACAGGAATTTACCAAACTTTACCTTGGAACTGGAGAGGTTGGCACGCTGCCAGTGGAAAAAATGGTTCGGCAAATAACACTCATATTAGTTTTGAAATTTGCGAGCCAGGAGGATTCAAATATTCTTCTGGGTCTAATATGGTAGGTTATGATGTAAAAAAGAATGAGGCTTATTTTAACAATGTATATCAAAAGGCAGTTGAATTATGCGCTTATCTATGTAAAAAGTATGGTTTAACTGAAAAAAATATTATTTGTCATTCTGAAGGATATACAAAAGGTATAGCTTCTAATCATGGCGATGTAATGCATTGGTTCCCTAAACATATTAAGAATATGGATATGTTTAGAAATGATGTAAAAACCTTATTAAATGGTGGAATAATTGTAGAACCAGCAAAACAAGAGCCTACTGACAATGGTTATGATATTTATAAAGTAACTGCATCTGTTCTAAATGTTAGAAATGGCGCAGGAACTTCTTACGCTGTTGCTTATCAATTATCAAAAGAAGATTATGTTGAAGTAGTTTCTATTGATAAGGGTTGGGCAAAATTAAAAGACGGAAAGTTCGTTTCCGCAGATTGGATTACTTTATATAAGAAAACCACAGTAAATGAACCTGATGCTTGGGCAAAAGAATCTTGGGAAAAAGCTGTGAAGAAAGGTATTTTAGATGGAACTAATCCTCGTAATCCATTAACAAGAGAACAATTATCTGCGGTTCTATTTAGATTAGGTCTTGTTTAAATTAGATAAGGAGGGTTGTACCAATGGAAGATTTAGAGGTAAAAGTTGAGCGTGTTGAGCAACGCTCAAAAAGTAATACTCATCAAATCGAAGAATTAAAAGAAGAGATGAAAGAAATGAAAGAGGAAAATAAAGCCATATATGATATAGCCTGTTCTGTCAAAGTGATGGCAGAACGATTAGGAAATATCGAAGATAAAGTAGATGAAACTGCGGAAGGATTAAAGAGAACTGAAGCTAAGTTAGGACAGATAGAAAATGCTCCTACTGAAAAAACCGCTGGAAACCTTGAAAAGATAAAAATTGCTGTTATTACAGCAGTATGCACTGGCGTGGCTGTTTCAATAGCAACCGCAGTATTAAAATTAACTTTTGGGCGCATAATGTAAAAGAGAGAATACTTTAAAGTATTCTCTCTTATTTTTTTTTATTCAAAATTAATTACTGAATGAAGTTGTTTTATATGATGTATTCCTAAACAAATTGCATCACAGGTATCTTGTATAGGTTTAACACCATATTTTTCTTCGATAAATTTTTGAGCGTTTCTCTTTTGAGTAGGTCTATCTTTTCCTTTAATTCCGCAAGTTGATTTCCATTCAGATGAATAATAAATCATCGTAGGTACATCAGCTTTATAAGTTACATTCATTAGTACTCCTTGTAAATGCGCTAACACTTTAAAAGTTCGTACATCATTTCTTTGTAACTGAATATCTTCCAACACAACAGTAAGTTCAGAATCGGGTATGAGTTGAAGCTCTTGGATTTTATTATTTAACCAATTCTTCATATCATTTATCTTTTGTGTTTCATACCCTTCTGTTCTTACTACTCCATAATCTTCTAATTTTTCATCTTTAAATAAAGACCAACCTGTATTAGATGTAGCTTGGTCTAAAGCTAAGATGAATTTAGCCATTAGTAGAGCCGAAACCGCCAGTTCTCAAACCAGTAGCTTCATCATCATCAGTCTTACAAAAACGAGTAATTTCACCCTGACCAATGATGTCGCCTTTCTTAATAACAATATTAAAAGGAGATAAATTTATAATTTGGAAGAAAATATGTCCTTCATTATCATTGTTATTATAATAATCGGCATCAATAACGCCGGTTCCATTTCCTAAAAATAGGTAGTGATTTAGCGGACAAGAAGAGCGAATATAAAGATGCAACACTTGGTCGTCCTCTAATTTACATTTTACGCCCGTAGGCACCAGAGTCAACTTTGTTCCGGCAGCCTTCACTAAAGCCTTCATCTGATTAAGGTCTAAAGTAAAATCACCTTGGAATCTATCGAAATACTTCTGAGCTTCCTTTGCCAGAGCCTCATTATCTTTTGCTTCAAGAGCTAAAAGTAGAGGAATATCTCCCTGAACTTCCTTTGCGATTTCATCAATCTTATTTGTAAACTCACTATCAGTAATCTTAGTACTTAGCATCTTTACAATAGAGTTGAAAAATGAAGGAATAGTAACTGTCTCTGCGGCACAAATATCATATGCGGCAGCACCCGCCGTCTTACGGACTGGCATCGGAAGGTCGCTATCAATATAATCCTTTACTCGTTCAAACTTACAACCCATATTACTCTTCCTCTCTTTCAACAAAATTCTTACGAATAGTTACAATATAAAACTCTCTCTGTTCAGTCTTCTTATACTTGTAAGTAGTAGAACTCTTAGTAACATCATATTCTTCTTTTGCCTTGGCGATTAAATCCTCGGCTTCCTTTTCAGTATCGACTTCATAAATCTCATCAATCTGCTTCAACATTACTGCCATAATATATTTACCTCCGGTCGATTATTTTTAATTTCTTTTTCAATCTTTTTATAGATACCTAATTGCCCATAAAAAACAATCTCATTAACTTTATCATTTATTAAAGGCATTACTTCACTTATATCAGCTTTTGTAGATATGGCGTAAGAGTTAATTATATTATCTTCTTGAATAATATATAACTCAAACTGCATTGTAAAATGACTATTTCTAAAAACTGCTATCATTTAAATTCCTCCCTTATATCTTCACAACGAAGGTGTCACAAGGGAATAAGCCAAAATGTTTATCTCCAATCCAAATTTCAACTAAATCAGGATTTCCATCAGCTTCAATCAATTTAAGCCGACCAACTGTTTTAAGAAAACTATCAGTTTCAATAAACTTCACAATCTGCTGAGCGGCGCCAGAAGTAGTTGTTAAAGCTGAAACTTCAAAAATAGTATAATATCTTAATTCATTACAAAGCAACATTAAATATCTATATGGAGCCTTTGTTTTTAAAAACTCTTCAATATCTATGACACCTTGCTTTAGAGCTTCTTGATTTAAAGCAGGAAGAGAATTGGCAACTCCCTTATCCAACTGGTTCTTAGTAACCTTAGTAGGAATTTCTTGCTCAACTTTCTGCATATTTTATCTCCTTTGCTTTTTCTCTAAAAGTATTATAACAATTTTTTTAAAAAATGTCAAATTAAAAATACTTATCAGACAAAAATACGATTCGTTCGATACAATTTTCTAAATCCTCTTTTGTTTCATTTTGTAATTTATATCCTTTATATTCAGAAACATCAAAAGAACTAAAATCTTCCTTGTCAGTTCCATATCTACGGATAATTTCTCCTACATCTGGATTTTCTTCTCTATTTAAAGAACGAATTAAACGAGTTTTGTCTGATGCGTCAATATAGAAGATTAAATTATCTGTGTCTTTTTCATTTTGACAAAGATATTCAAGACCATCTAAATTATAAACTCCAATATTGATATAATCATCACTTAAAGAATCAATAGCAGTTCCATAAAACCAACCATTAAATTCAGAAACTTCAAGCATCTCGTTATTTACAATTTTATTAGCCATTTCTTGTTTAGAAATAAAATGGTAATCAATACCTTCTGTTTCATGTTCTCTTCGAGGTCGAGTTGTGTATGAAACAATAGGCTTAAAGGAATTTGGATAACGCTTCAAAATTTCTTTCATAATAGTGTCTTTACCAGACCCAGACTTGCCACATATAGCGATTACTTGCTTTTTCATATATCCTCCTTAATACAAAGGTAAATTACCAGTAATTAAATCAATTACATGAGCGGGAAGAGGTTCAAAAGCTAAACAGGTATAAGTTGGAACATTATGAAATTCTGTTAATCCACTATCTTGAATTAAAGAAACAATAAAACCATTCTCCAATCCTTGATTATAAATTTCAAACAATTCCTCTTCTGAATTAACATAAACACAAACTTTCTTAAAAGAACCTCTCAGCCATTGCGCCAAGTAACTATAACCACCCATAGTAATTCGACCTTCACTATCCAACTCAAAAGGATAGGTTTCACCATCTTTTAAAGAGGCTTTAATTACAGCGCTTACACTGGCATGGGCTGCTTGTGCCGCAATCTTACCTTTCCGCATATTCAAATCTTTTCGTACTACAATTATCTGCTTTGTATCTTCCATTCTATCCTCCTTAAAAGAGGGGAGAAGTTAAACTTCTCCCACGCTATCTCGTTCGCTTCTTAACTCTATTGTACCATCTTTATTAACTTTCTGGATTTCATACAAAGTATGACCTGGAGTTTTCGCGTAATGCCTCGGAACAAATTGGTCTTCGCGTCTAAAGCCAGTAATCATAAGTTTGTTACCCTTGTTAAACCAAGATTTTTCAACAATTTTCTTTGTACCATCTTCACGCTTTTCAGAAAGCTGTTTATCGAAAGCTGCGAACATTTCTTTTCTAAAACGAACTAACACTACTCCATCTGTTGTCAATAGATTGATTGTGCCTTTTGTTTTATTTTTGCTAATAACAGTACCAATAATATGAGTTAATTTATAAATTGGAATTTCCTTTCCTGCTTTTGTAAATACATAATCTACCACAGGATTTTCTGGTAACTCACTAAAGTTGCTAATTCCATATAAACCACGATTTACATTTTTCAATTCATGGTCGTGATAATAGAAAGAAATACTATCCATCTCCCAACCACTAATATTTCCATCCCCACAATATTTATTCCATTCTTCTTTGAACAACATATCATTATAAGTCTTTAAAACTTCATCATGATGTGCTTTTAACCAAGCTCTTGCAATATCCATTTGCTTTTGATAAATTACTTTATCATATACTTTTTGATTGATAACATAATTACCATTTTTAGTGTCTAATAAAGAAGTATCAAAATTCTCTTCAAAGAAAGATAGAGTCTGTTCATTATTTAAAATGAAATCATCACCATCTTTAAAATACTTTTTAAGAATTTTGGTGTACTTATAAACTCGAACTACAAAAGCTAAATCCTCAGGAATCAAATTTGCTTCAATCAAACCATTAAAGTTTTGAAGAGTTAATCTTTTCTTTTCGTTGCTAACCATATGAATAAAGTCTATCATAATATCAGTACGAGTTTTGTCTTTATAAAGATTATCAAAAGCACCAGCCTTAATCAGATTAAGAACAGCTTTTTTATTTAACTTTACTTTTGTTAATAAATCTTCAATAGAAGTATAAGGACGATTTTTAATAATTTCATTTACTAAATCATCATCACTAATACCATTAACTCCCTTTAATCCAAAAATAATTTGATTATTTTCAATGTCAGGTTTAAAACCAAAAGAAGAACGATTAATATCTACTAAAGAAATCTTTATTCCTCGACTTTGAATATCTCCAATGGCAATCGCCATTTTCGCATAATCTGTTGCCTTTTGAGCTTCATCTTCATCAGCTTCCGCAGAACCTGCATTAACAGTCAAACAAGCAGTATTCCAATAAATATTGGGATATTTATAATAAAGATTTAATTCTTGTAGTGCAATAGCTGTATATGGAGTTGTGTGATTACGAGAGAAAGAATAACCTAATTGAGGTTTAATACAAGTATTCCAAACATAAGTTAAAAATACCTTTCTTGCGCCAGCCTCTTCACCTTTTTGATAGAATAATTCTTCAAAACCAGCAACTTCTTTCATTTTCTTCTTTGCAACAATTTTTCTTGCCTTATTTGCAAGAGTCAAATCGAAATTAGTGATATTTGGGTTCATCAAGGTTTCCATCATATCTTCCTGTGTATTAGGAGTGCCATATACTGGTAGATAATGCGGCTCAAGGATTTTTACTTCTTCCGCAGTTAATCCCACTCTCTTCATCTCTTGATACCATAACTGAATATTATTTTTCATTCTTAAATATCTATCCATAGGCTGCTCTGCTCCTTGTTCCGCCATTAGACGCATCAAAGAGTTAGCAGAAGCTGCATCTACCAGAGAATGAGGTTTTAATTTCTTCGCGCATTGAGAACCTACCGCAGTATCAAATTGGAATAGATTAATAACTTCACCAGAACCCATCAATTTCCAAATCTCTGGATTATCATAATCCAAGACATCGGGGTGAAGATACTTATCATAAGTCTTTTTAAGACTACCTTCATACTCAATTTCTCCATCCTCTAAAAGCAAATCCATACAAGTACGAAGTTTATCTAATGCTTCAACTGTTAAAAAGTCATATTTCAAAGAACCCATATAGTCAGAATCACTCATATTAAACTGAGTAATTTCTACTCCTTTTGGAGTTCGCATCATAGCATTATGCTCCAAAAATCCATTATTATAAATGTAAACTCCAGAAGCGTGGCTTGAACGTTTATTTACTATACCTTCTATTGATATAATAATATCTAATAAGCCTGGATATTTTTCTACCTCTTTTATAAAAGAAGTAATAGGTTTTCTATCTTTTTCTGGATTTCCATAAATTACATCGTGAATTGGCCATAAGAATCCTCTTTCAGAAGGAATTAAAGAAGACATATATTGTGCTTCATCAACATCAATTCCTTCTTTTTTAATAGTTTCCCAGTAAGCATTATCTACGGAAATCGTTATTTCGTAACCAGCTCCTGGTCCTCTATAACCTCTACAAGCAGTTAATATAGCAGATTTTGTTCCTTCAGTACCAAAAGTTGCAATATTCAAAACATTCCAACAATCTTTAAACTTATAATTTCTATCATTAGGATTCATGTCTTTATTAAAGAACTCACGAACCGTATTTAAGATTTTCTTTCTACGAGAAGCCTGAGTATCGAAATCAATATCGGGAAGCTCTGGACGAGTTTCAGTTAAATGACGCCAATGAGGAAGATTCCATTTCATCGGGTCCATTTGAGTAATACCCAACAGATAACAACTTAAAAATCCTGTGGCTGAACCACGAGCAGGACCAACTAAACTATCGCCTTTATCCCAAACAATTTCGATAATTTTCTGCATAGTGTTATAATAAGAAGTCATTCTAACACCAAGTTTTTCAGAAATTAACCACATTTCTTTTGCTTCAATATTTAATCTATCAAGATAACTATCGTTATACAGTCCTTTATTCTTTAAAGACCATACACAATAATTAACCCAATATCTATCTTGTTCATATTCACTTTCATTCATCTTATCAAGATACTCTTTATTTAATTTCTCTTTAATAAAATTCTCTGGCACAACATGAACTTCTGGAATAATCTGCGGCTGAAACAAATCATAATTTTCGCATTTACTCATTAACTCTAAAGTATTATCTGTAAAAATATTAAAGATATTCTTAGGAATATACTCTTTCATTAAATCATAAACTTCTTCAATAGACATCATATAAGTGAAAGAATAAAAATCATCAACTTCTCTTTCGCCGTCCATAGCATTAAGATAAGATTTATGAATTAATCTTCTTTCTTTTGACTCATAATGACTATCTGTAGAATATATTACTTTCAGACCATAAAAACCTGAAATACTAATAATTCTCTTATTAACAATAATTTGCTCTTTAGTAGTTGAAGGCTGCATCTCAAGGTAAAAGTCATCTTTACCGAAAGTATCTTCACAAAAATCAATAAAATCATTGATTTTTTGTTTATAAAAATAACTTTTTTCTACATCTTCTTTTCTTTCAGCTTCGTCCAACTTTACAATAAATTTAGCTAATTCTCCACCTAAACAAGCTGTACTTGCAATCACATGACCTTTATAATCTTTCATGATTGCCGCAAGCTGTTTTTTCTCAATCGGTACTCTCTCCATACCTCTTTGAGTATAAGAATTATTCCAAGCAGTTGAAGAAATCTCTTTTAAAGCCTCATAACCAATAGGGTCTTTAGCGAGAACTATAAAGTGATAATATGAGTGGGTTGCCGCAGTATAGTTTTCCTTATAATCTTCAATATCATCAATAAGATAAATCTCATCACCAAGAATCAATTTAAAATCTTCATTGATTTTACCTGCTTTAACTAACTCTTTTCTCTTTTGTACTGCTTGAACATGAGCAGAAAGACATTCGTGGTCTGTAATAGCAAAACCTCTCAATCCTATTTTTATTGCTCTGTCAAACAAAGAAGAAACTTTATTTATAGAGTCGAGTAGACGAATGTTACTATATTCAGTATGATTATGAATACTACAATAACTCATTAAAATCTCCTCTCTTATTTTCTATTATATTATAACATATTTTTTAACTGTTTTCAATATATATTTATTTTTTAACAAGAACTAATTTATTTTGTGCTCTTGTAATAGCGGTATACAAAAACCGAGCATGAGAATCTACATCTGAGGGGAAATTTTCTTCATACACTAATATTTTATCCCATTCACTTCCTTGAGCTTTCCAACAGGTAATAGCATATCCAAAATCAAACTCACAAATCAATCTTTTACTTTTAGAATTAGTCACCAAAGGGGCGTTACCTTTAAAGATATTAGAGTCGATTTCAACACCATAGTAATTAGGTAGGCTATAATCTGATTGAAAATCAATTAAAGTTTTTTGCCCAAGGATTCCATAGTCTTTTCCGGTAATAACCCCTGTTACTTTGCCTATGGTTCCATTTATTAAGGGATAGCCATCGTCATTTAAAATATCCCAATAATTTTTTAAACAAATAATTTTATCATTTCTATTAGGTAAATCTCCAGAGAAACCAAGATGTTCTCGCATTTCTGCATTTATTTGTCTACGAGTGTTGTTCCGAGCGCAAAGCACTTGGTCAGCCCAACAGAACATTTCCATTGTAACTTCGTCTCGTCGAATAATTTTTACATTAGCATCATCATAAATATAAGGAATAGGCTTTTTCTGTCGAGCCATCATAGATAATCTAATGATACTATTGTCTTCTGCTTGACGATGAATTTCATCAAGAAAAATATCTGGTGCTTTTAATAATCCATTATCTTCTCCTATTGGCTCTAATTGTCCAGGGTCTCCTAAAGCAACAATAGGAATATTAAAACTCATTAAGTCTTTAAGAAGTTTCATCGGTACCATTGAAACTTCATCAATAACAATAAGTCTTATATCACCTTCAAGTTCAGGCTTTAAAGTAAAATAAAAGCGTCCAGTTCTATAATTCTTATGTGCGTTATAAATTAGTTTATGAATAGTAGTAGCAGGTAGCCCCTTTCGTTGTAATACCAAAGAGGCTTTACCTGTAAAAGTAACAAATCGAGTATATTCCATGATTCCTGTTAAATCAATAAAATGATTTATAATCGTAGACTTACCCGTACCCGCGAAGCCGCTAATAACAGTCATCATCTCACCCATTTTGTAATTTCTATTCACAATATTAATTGCTTCTTGTTGTTTTTCAGTTAATATCATAAATATTATCCTTCCTTATATTATATTATACCAAATTTTTAGAAAATTGTAAATAGAAACGACTTTAAAAATCAGTTATATTTCCTTTTACTTCAAAATTCTCTATTAGAATTTGAGGATAGGAATTACCATTCCAATTATTGATATTACATTTACCAATAATGTCTACAATAGTGGAAGTATAATTATTAGGTGCTAAAGTTTCAAAAAATGCGGGATCAATTTTAAATTTAATAAAACCAATATTTCCTACCATAATCTTTAAAGTAGGATTCTTGTCAGGCGACATTAAGGTTTTATTTTGTGAAGTAATCTTGATATTTTTTATAGCTACAATAGCTTCTTTAAAACCGTTACCCCAATAAGGAGCCAAAGACCCAATATCCAATACGGTTTGAGGATTTAAATCTGCGGCTTCAAAGACAAAATCTACATTTAAAGTATCTTCTATTTTATTATAAGGTAACTGTTCTGTCGCATATTCTAAGAACGTTTTTAAATTTTCTTCTGTAAAACAAACACCAAAAGCATTAGGATGTCCTTGAGCATATTCTGCTAAGCCACTATTTAAAATAAACTTTCTAAAATCGTGACAAATATCACCATCGACTCCTCGTGCGGAACCCGCGTATTTTACAATCCCATCTTCTGTTGTAAATTTAGACATTACAAGAGCAGGTCTATTATATTTACCAATAATTTGGTTAGCTACTAATCCATTCAAATTTTTGTCTAAAGCACCTTTTGCATCAATGAAAATAACAGAATGAGTATTTAAATAATCTTCTGTAATATTTTTTTCAAAGACAATAAAGGCTTCATCTCTATGTTTCTTCTGTCTATTTTTAACATTTGTGACAATGCGCTTGGCTTGTTCAAGAATTGTTTCTGTATCTCCTGGCTTATGACCCCTTTTAATAGAAGGAACTTCTTGTTCAACGGCATCTTCCAAAAAAGCCTTAAAAACAATTTCTCTTTCTTCATGTGTACCTACTCTCGTTACAGCGTTAATTAAAGGAGCAATATAGAAAAGAATTCCCATTGGAGTAATTTCTTGTCCATGATAAACTCGTTCTCCAGTCATAGAATAAGTTTGTTTATGGATTAAACCATTTAAAAAAGTATTATTCCAAGAATTCTGTTCTTCAATCTGCCGCAGCCCATATTCAATCAACTTTTTAGTTTCTAAATTCTTAATATCCATCATATCAGCATTTAGACCAAGAGAAACTAAATCTAAGAATAATTCCGCGGGCGCCTGATGCTGATTAAATTCATAATCTTCGTCTAAACAACGACAAAACTGCCAGACCACTCCAACGCCAGACAAATCTTTATTCTGATAATTTTTAGATAATTGATTATTAACTACAATCGCATTACTGCTTTCATAACTGCAATTATGGTGATCTAAAACAATAACATCAATCCCTAAATCATAAAGTTTCTTATGCTCTTCAAATTGTTCACTGCCAGCATCGGGAATAAAAATCAAATTATAACGCTTATTAAGAATATCCTCTGTAATTTCTAAGCCATGAGTTTTATCATCATGGACTTGATATTCTAAATCTACTTCTGGATAATTGGCTCGTAGATAATTATATAACTCTGCCGCAGAAGTATATCCATCGGTATCACAGTCTACTTGAATTAAAATCTTACTTTTCTTTTGATAATGTTTTAAGAAACAGTCTCTTGCTATTGTAATATTATCTAAATCTTGAAAAGGGTGAATTACATCATCAGGAGTATGTAAAAAATCTTCCATATCCTCAATCGCAATTCCTCTATTAAACAATATCTGTTCTATTGTATTAAAATTAAGATTTATTTCATTGATTAATTTAACTTCCATATATTACGCTCCTTGCACTATTCTATTCGCAAAAAGAAATTCAAAAGTATCTTTTCCTTTATCTATTGGTGAATCTTTAAAATCCAATTTACCAAATTTATCAAACATAATACTAACTACACAATAATTATTCATTTTGTTAGCTAAATTAGTTAATAATTTAGTATCTTTTTCAAAATCTTTATCACCAATTTCTTGAAACTGCTTATCATAGGCTAAAATAATTTCATCGACGTCGCACAAAGTTTTTATTAAGTTGATTTGCGGCAAAGTAACTGAATGACCGCAAGTAGCGACAGCTATATTATTTTCTTTTCCAAAAAAACTATCATATAACATAACTGACTTTTCGCCTTCAAATAAGAAAATTCTTTTAGCTTTTCGTATATTTTCTAAATTCATATTCAATCCATATAAATTATAAGATAATGGGTGATTATACATCACACCATTTATTTTTAAAGGCATATATTTACCAAACAATTCTGCTTCTTCTCGAACCAAAGTACGCCCTCTAATTCCTATGAGATTGTTCTTATAATCATAATGAGGAATAACTATTTTATGTTCTGTGCCATAATACTTTATACCATATCTTTTCATGGTATCTATTGTTATTCCTTCTCGTAACCAATCAATAGAAGGAATAAAAGGTAGACAATCTAATATCTTTTCATCATAAACTTTATAATCAAAGATAATATCGTCTCGATTTTTATTTAGATTGTCGTAGTAATTTAATATTCTTAAATCTTCTGCTGTTGCTAATAAACCATCATTAGCTTCAGCAGTTGGCGCGAACCCAAAAGTTCCTGCAACAAAACATATTGCCCTATATAAACTCCAATCTTCATAGTTTTGTATTTTTTTTACTTTACAAACCAATTCAAAAATATCAAAAGTTGTATCACATTCAGTATAACACTTAAACAACTTTGTATTATCATAATAATACAACTTTTGACCATGAGATTCACCTATTTGATTATGGCAAATAGTTTCCATCATTAAGACTTCATCATTTTTGAAAGTAGGATTTGCCCCAAAAGAAGTGACTAAATCAGCAATTTGATGAATTGAAAGATTGTTTTTTATAAAATCTTTATCAAAATATAATTCGTCTATAATAATCACTCCTTAAAAAGTTATTTTCTGCTCTTCCTTTTCTTCTTCTTCGACAACAATTTTGTAATCCTCAATAGGAATAAGTTGATAATTGTTGTCAGTTAAAAACAATGGTGTTACTCTACAAATACCTAAATCCGCAGAACACCACAACTTAACACTTTTATATTTACCTCGTCTATTCTTATAAATATGCAAAGCAATATTCGGTGTAACAATAGAACCACCAGCTAACAAAGTTTCCAGACATTTTAAATCATCTTCTGTAACTGGTAAAGCTATCATACCTAAGTCTACTTTATCCGCAATAGCCTTAGCACCTCTTAAAAGATTCTGATTACCATCTCTTTTTCCTTCCCATTCACCATTTAACTGTGTGCTGGAAATAAGAAAAATTCCTAATTCATTACATAAATCTTTTAATCTGATAGCCAACATATACAAAATATTATCTTCTCTTAGTTTTACTCCGCCAGTTTTACGAGTAATTTCTTCTAAGATTTTTAAAGAAGTATGAATATAATCGAAACAAACATATTTAACTCCATGGTCGATTACGTGCTTTCTGATTGTATTTTCTACATCATCTAAACAAAAGTCGGGTAATTCTTCAATCCAAATAGGGCTTTTTGAAATAATACCTGCGGCTTTCCGTACTCTATCTTCTTCTCCCTCTGCATATTGTCCATTTAAGATATTATCTTCTGGAACAGCAGAAAGAAAAGCCAACATCATAGTTTGAATTTCATCTACTTCTTGTTCTGTTGTAATAAATAATGACGGTTCAGAGGTTCCATTTTTTACCCAACCTCCCATAAACAAGTCATATATTTCATTACAACCAAAATTGCAAATATCAGCAACACCCATACGAGATTTACCGACACCAGAGGGCGCAGACCTTAAATAAAATTTCTTTAATCTCGCCCCTCTTGTAATCGTATTGATAAGAGGTCCATACATAGGAATACCAACTTCAGGAGTTTTCTTTAAATTATCAATCAATTCAAAAATATTTTGTCCGGCTTGGACACCAATATTATTACTAATTGAATTTAAATACTGACTCTTTATTTCATCTATTCTTTTGTCAATAGTGTCAGCAATAACACTTATATCGGTACTATCTAACCAATCCTCTTGAGATTGTTGTAGTTTAATATCAAGAGTAGAAGGATTATATAACCAAGTCACATCTACTCCATAATTCATATAGACTCTTAATAAAGTCATCTTCTTCATACGATTATAATAATAATCAAATTTAGAAGCGTCAGCTATTTTCATAATTTCATTGACATATTCTGCGCCCTTGTTATTATTATAAATCTTATATAAAGTTGGTCTACTTGATAGGAAATTATCAATGTCCAATACTTCAATCTTCTTTAAACCTTGCGCTTTTAGATTATTAACCGCACTAAAAACTATCTTATGAAAATCTTCCGCAAAATCATCTACATTTAGACAATATTTATCTGTGCGGTCGAAAATATTAGGATAATTTATTAGACAACCAAGCACTTGCATAATACTACGCTTATCTATGAATAAACTGTTATTCAATGGTGTCAAGTCCTCCCTCTAATAAATTTAAGTCTACTATTTTTATATTCTTTCTTTTGGATTGCGGCGAGAGGATTTTAATTTCTTTTTCATTTAAAATAAACGAATCAATATCTTTATCTTTATTTAATTGTTGAGCATAGAAAATTGTTTCAAAATACTTCTTAGCATCATCATAAACATATGGAACTATACCAATGCCGCCATTTGCTTTTTCTATTGGATTTTTCTTTATCTCAAAGAAATATTGTAAAGTCTTTAAAATACCAGAATAAGAATAATGATATTTTTCAACATAATCTTTTATTTGTTTCTTTATTCTCGCATTAACATAATCTAAGCCAAATAATTGACAAATATAATTATCTAACTCAATTATTGCTTGTGCTGATTTTTCATTCTTTATTTGATACTGTTGATAACATATTTTATGCCAATATCTATTTTTGATTAAGATGTTTTCTTCTTCATCTCTATAAAAATAGACGCCACAACCGGGACATTTTACTTTTCTTCGCACACTTGTAGCCATCTTAATCTCCTCCTATAAATAATTATACCATATTTTTTGATAAAAGTCAAAAAAGAAGACCGCTCTTTCAAGCAGTCTTCTTAATTTATATCTTATTTACTGAACATCTTTCAGTTCAGAAACAATAATATCAATCAGCATTACCTGGTCACGAGAACACTCTGAAACTTTCTTTCCCTTACCAAGATGACGTTCAACAATTTCTGTAATACGAGGAGCGTAATATTCAGAATCCTTAGCTACCATCTTAGAAGTAATTGACTGGAACTCTTCCATCAACTTATCAAAATCAAGTTCAGAAGTAGTATCCATATGAACATTTTCTCTGTCATTGGTTACATACTCACTTCCGTCCTCTTCTGCCTGCTTATCAATAGCATCAGCAATAGCGTCAACTAAATTCTGATAAGTAAACTCAATGCGGTCAGGGGTATACTTGAAACGAGAACCAGCTTCGAAACGAGGTGTTCCGCGCATAAACAAGAAAGTCTTTAAGCCTGCTTCTGTATCAATCTGTCTTGAATATCCAATAATATCGCACATACGAGTACAAATAATACGAGGCTTATTACCAAGAGTAGGAACAATACGATTGTACTCTGTTCCATCTTCGTTCTGGAAAGTTTTATCCTGCGCGTGAGAAATGATAACTAAACCATAACCAAGCTGGACAATCTGGCGCAGTTTGGCATCAAATTCCTTACCTGCCTTGGTGAAACCTTGACCAAAAGGAACTTTATTGATGGAATCAACACCTTCGATATTACAGATATACTGTTCGCAATAGTCATAAGCAATATCCGCAGTGTCAATAACAATGGTTTCAAACTTTTCCTTAACTTCCTCTTGTTTCAACTCACGCAGAAACTTTAGGAATTCAGACCAGTTATTAATGGGCTGAGCGAAAACACCAGGCAGAGCAGAATAACCTTTCTCAAAAGCAAAAAGCAAAGCACGAGGGAACTTACTTGCTATTGTGGTCTTACCACTCTTAGGCTCACCATAGAACAAAACACTATAACCACGAAGGTCGCGAGAAACCTTATGGGGCTGTAAATCTAAAAGACTCATTATTTTTCCTCCTTATTGTTAATTTATACTATTGGGGAAGTTTGATTAAAAATCAAACTTCGCACCAGCAGCATTATTCTTAGCAATAGGAGCAGAAGCACCAGCATTGCCAGAAGACTTCTTACGAACCTGCTCAGTTCTGGTCTTCAAATCAGCCAGATAAATCTCACGGTTTGCCAGAGCTTCCTTAACCTCAGCAACGCTCAAAACAGCTTCGTCGCCAAAATCATAAGGCTCTGCGGCAACACCAGTCACAACATACTTCTTACGAGTATTGGTGTACTCAACAACCTTATCGGCACCAAACGCAGACTTTTCAACCTGAGTAGTTGTAGTAGTCTGAGTAATCATGTTACCCCAAACTCTGGTAAAAGTGTTATTCTCAAGGTCACGGAAATACTTTACGCCTTCCTTATTCTCGACCAGCAGTTTCACAGGAAGAATCTTACCAGCATAATCGAAGATGTAACCATTCAGAATAAGAGAACCAGTAGGCTCCATATCACCATCTGCGTTCTTCTGCATTTCGTCAGTAGTAGAAACAATCAGCATATCTACCTCAAAAGTAGCAGAAGGATTAATCTTATCAGAAACGATATGGGTGAAACCATTGAAGTTACGAATAGAACTTACCAGTTCACCATCAGGACGATACCAATCATTCAAAGACAGAGCAGAATCAATACGAACCTTAGTAGCCATATTGGTAGTGTTGTTGGTTACAGAAGGAGCAGCCATCAGGGTCTTGAGAGTAGGATACTTCTGGTTTGCAGTCTTCTTCTTTGTAATCTCGCTCTCAAAAATATCAATAGAAACGATATTATCTTCATCAACCTGTACACTAATCTTACCACTAATATACTTAGCGCCAGGATTTGCGGCATTTTCGCCAGCTACTCGCTCTTCCAGAGAGCACTCATAAAGCAGTCCTTCGATGTGAGACTTATTAACCATTTTCTTCATACAAAATTTCTCCTTAAAATTAAATATTTTTCTTTTTCTTTTTTCTACTTACTTAAAACTCACATAATCAATTTAAATAAAATGATTAATCAGAAAAAGTTACATTTACTCCGGTGTCAGTAAGAGAATAACTTGCAGGAGTTTCTCCAATCTTCTCTACATAACCATCAGTAACAAGTTTACGCATTGCACCACTTACAGAACGAGAACTAATAAACAATCCCTCAGCAATTTCTTTTGCTTTAAACAGATTATTAACATTATCTTTCTGTTCCTGCATATAAGTAAGAATCTTCTTACCGTTCTCTGTAAAAGCTACCTTTTCCTTTTCTTTTGAAGCCTTTAGACTTTCAAAATAAATCATAGCGTCTTCATAGTTGAAATCATCTGTCTTTTCAATCGGATACTGGAGTAAGTGTTCGACCATCGCAATAAAACTTTGCTTTTTTGTCATTGAATAATATCTCCTTTTAATAATTATTATTTCTCTTTTTCTCTATAATAATTATATCATATTTTTTAATACTTGTCAAAATAAGAGAAAAAGAAGGGACTTGAATAGTTTTATTCAAGTCCCATTATATTACTCAGCGGCTTCAGCAGCAGCGGGGTCGTAAGCCATACCAGCATCGGTCAGCTTCAGGAACTTAACCTGCTTGTGAGTACCATCCTCAATCTCAATCTCAGCAGCCTCACGGACACCCAGACCCTTCTTCACGAAAGAGTTAAAAGTACCGGTAATAGAGTTCACAGGTAGACCCAGTGCATCGCTAACATCGTGAACAGTGACATTCTCACCATTAACACCCTTCAGATAAGCCAGAACCTTCTTTGCATTCTCAGACATAGCAGCCATAATAAAAATCCTCCTAAAAATTATAATTTATTTTTTTTTGATTTGATAAAGAACTTATTTTTTTCTTTATCTTGATTACATATATATTATAAACTATTTTTTCTAAACTGTCAAAACAATTTATAATATTTTTGAAATCTTTAATTACCTTAATTATTATAAACTATTTTTTCATCAATGTCAATTAAAGATTTCATTTTTATTTCCAGAGATTTTATTTCTTATCTCTGAATATATTATAAACTATTTTTTTTAAAGTGTCAATAAATTAACCAAATGTCGCTTCAAAAGTACAAGACTTAGCGTCTTTATCATCACGAAACTCAATAAAACGAGGGTGTCGCAGAGCATCTGCGGTTTTCCGCATACAGTCCACTTTTACTACTCTATTGATATAATTCTGTGGATTTGTAGCAAAAGCCGCACGCAATTCATCATTAAGACCTGACGAAACTGTACCAATCTCAATCAAAGTATCATCTTTATAAACACCAATCCGCATAGCAGTTTTCCAACCATAATAATATGGCTTAGTTACAGGAATTGTCCTAAAATTGATACTTCTAATTGCTTCTCTTTTACCTACTTCACACTTTTTATAAAGTTGATATTCTCCATTTGGATAATTCATATCTTCTTCAATAATCCAATAATCCCAACTATCTTCATTTTTTCCGTCGTACATTTTGGTAGCATCTTCAAAACCAATACATACGACATCGACAGTATCATGCTCTTTCCATTTAATCATATCCCAAGCAGGACGCTTACCTTCAGTGTAGGGAGCAGTCTTTAATTTTAGTACTCCTCCCTCTTCACCATTAGCTAAAGCTGCACATAAAAAATCATAAATATTTTCTTCAACAATAGCAGCTAATTCTATATATTCATTTAAAAAATTAAAAGAATTACATACTTCTACTAATTTTTGATAACGAGCATAAGCTCCAAGAGAAGTTAAATCTTCTCCGTTATAACGAATAATATCATGTAGATAAAAATGTATATTTCCCTTTTCCTTTTGTCTTTCTACTGCTTTTTTAGGAAGACAACCCATAATAGTTCTTACTTCATTTGTAGTTTTCCCCGGATAATAAATTTCTCCTACAATAACAGTATCATTAGGTAAACATTTTAAAGCCTCTTCAATATGAGGTACTTTTTTAATGCACTCAACAGGCAAACCAGTTTTAGTACTTTTACCTCGACCAAAAAGATAATTTTCTCCATTGATACTTTTAGAGAATTCGTACCAATTTCCATCTTTCTTCAATTCGGCAAAATAATCGCCACTTTCACATACTTCTATAATCTTATCTTGTTTAGTCTTTGGCAAACTCCAAACTTCCATGGCTTCATAAATAGGAGCGCCCGGATAGAATTTATCTACTTTTTCTTGTGAATACATAATATACTCCTTTAATAAAAAGAATAACAAATTTTATAGCATTGAAAATTAGTTGAATTAGTTATCTTTAATTAGATATACTTCTGGATTTAATGCAGTAACACCAGAATTTAATGCTTCTGAATGTGTATTATAAAATATATCTATTCTATTACCTTTAATTGCTCCACCGCAATCTTCGGCTACATAGGTTCCTAAACCTTCAATATAAACGGTAGAACCATAAGGTATTACTCTGGGGTCAACAGCAATAGTATGATTAGCTCTTGCTATCACTCCGGTAGCTGTAATACCATTTGCCCATTTTCCGCAACATTTGCTACAAGGACAATAGGCAGTTAATTTAAAAGTACCCAGACTAATTCTTCTACTTTCCTCTTCTTTACGCTTTTGTTCTTCTAACGCCTTTTGTTTTGCTAATTCTGAATTTTTTACTTTCCATATTTCATTAGCATCATTCCACACAGTTTGAGCAGCTTTAATTATCTCGTGGTTTTCTTTAAAACCTAAACTACGAGCATTTTCAGCCATCTCATGTGCAGTTGCTTTAGCATTAGCAAGGCTCACTACTTGCGCTTCTAAATCTAAACCAATTAAACTTTCTTCAATATTAACAGTTTCAAAAACATATTCTTCTTTTACTACTGGTTCTTCTGTATCTGCGGCTCCCGCATTTAAAAAGGCTAGTGCAATAATAAAAGAAGACATAGTAGCAGCCATAATCATCGCAATCATTTTTTTAATAGTATTTTTCATTATTTCATTCTCCTTTATTGTCGTCCTAAGAAGAAAAACTTCTTAGGACTGATTATTAGATACTTACTTTAATTTCAAATACTATAAAAATTGTTGTTTATATTATGTTGATATTATTTACATTACCATATTTTGCAATATGATTACCTTGAGCAACTTTATTAACAGTTGGAACATCGCTACAAGGAATTTTAATTAAATTATTTTGACTATAAATAATTATTGTATCATTTTCATTTACAGATAAAATACTTAAAGCAGTATCATTATCTGCAATCTTACAGCCTATGGCGCCAACTCCATTTCTACCTTGGAAACTATATTCTTTTTCTTCGGTCTTTTTGGCAAAACCATTTTTAGAAATTGTCAAAATATATTTTTTATCACCAGAGATAGGAGTCATAGAAACAGCGTAATCATTTTCTTTTAACTTCATTCCGGCGACACCCATAGTATTTCTACCAGTAGGGGCAATATCTTTAGTGGTAATTTTTATAGTCAATCCTCTATTGTTGATAATAATTACAGGTTCATCATCAACAAAACAAATTTTTTGTACTTCATCGCCCTCTCTTAATTTAATACCAATAGTTCCATTTCTCTTGATGTTTTTATATTCATCAAGATTACTCTTTTTAATTATTCCATTTTTAGTTAAGAATAATACAAAATGTTTAGTAGTATCTGTTAAAATATCTACAATTCTCACATCTTGTAAGTCAAGAGCAGAAATAATATTGGTATCATTTTTAATATCACACAACGGAATTCTATATACTTTTCCATCATTGGCGAATATAGTCAATGAATCTGCTGTTGTTGTAGTTAAGATATACTGATAATTTTCTTTATTCTTTTTTGTTTTAAAAGATTTAACATTTTCAATAATTTTGATTGTATAATCTTCATCAATACCAATAGTAATTGGCTTTGGAATAAATTCAACCTTAGTTTTCTTATCTTTTACAACATTAATTTGTGTAATATCAGTGCGGCGAGGACTTGCAAATTTTCGGCTTTCTTCTGATAATTCTGTAATAAAAACTTTATTGAGTTCCTCAGAATTATTCAAAATTCTCTCAAGACCATTTTTCTTTTCTGTCAACTCTGCCTGTTCTTCTTTAAGCTCATCGACTTGTAATTTAGTTAATCTATATAACTCCATTTTAAGAACTGCTACTGCTTGTTCTTCATTTAATTCAAATCGAGTCATTAAAGTGGTTTTTGCTTCCTCTTTTGTGTTACTTCCTCTAATAACCTTTATAACATCATCAATATTTGCTAAAGCAATAATATAACCAGTAATAACATTTAATCTTGTTAAAATCTTTGCTAAATCAAATTCAGTTCTACGAGTTATAACTTCATATTGGAAATTAACATAATGACTAATTAACTCTTTTAAAGACAATACTTTTGGAGAACCATTTACTAAGCAAGTGTGATTTAAAGAATAAGTATTTTCTAATTGAGTTTTTGCAAATAATACTCTAACAATATCTTCGGGGTCATACCCATTCGCTACTTCAATAACTAATGCATTTCGATGGTCACTTTCATCTCTCGCATCAGCAATTCCTTCAATTTCTTTATTCTCGCACAACTTTACAATGTCTTCAAGAATTTTTTCCTTTTTTGTCATATAAGGAATTTCTGTAAAGACAATAAGATTTCTTTTCTTTCGAGTTTGAATTTCGTAACGACCACGAATTCTAATTCTTCCTCGACCAGTTTTATATCCTTCAACTAACTCATCTTTATTGATAACAATGCCGCCAGTAGGAAAATCTGGTCCTTTAATAATCTCTACTAACTCTTCATTAGTAATATCTGGATTTGCTACATATGCTTCTATTGCTTTTTCAACATCAGTCAGATTATGAGGAGCAAAAGAACAAGCCATACCTACTGCAATACCAGTAGTACCATTTAAAAGAAGATTAGGCACTCGCGCAGGAAGAACTTCTGGTTCAGTATATTCCTCAGAAAAATTAGGTACAAAATCTACCGTATTCTTTTTTATATCTCGAACCATTTCTTCTGCGAACTTGGTCATTTTTGCTTCTGTATAACGATAATGAGCCGGAGGGTCACCATCAATAGAACCAAAGTTACCATGTCCATCAATTAAACAATATCTCATAGAGAAGTCTTGAGCAAGACGAACAAGAGAATCATATACAGAAGCATCACCATGAGGATGATACTTCTTTAGTACTTCGCCTACAATACCAGCACTTTTGGTATATTTCTTATTAGACAGCAACCCCTGGTCATAAGCCGCATAAATAATACGTCTATGAACCGGTTTTAATCCATCTCTTACATCAGGTAATGCTCTATCTGTAATAACTGATACAGCATAATCCAAGAAAGATTGCTCTACTTCTTCAGACATATTAGTTGGGAATATGTTTTCAATCACTTGTGACATTTAATTACTTCTCCCTTCTAAATATTTCTGTTCTGCTTCTCTTGTAGCTTCTTTAGCCATTTGGTCAGCAAGTTCATTGAATTCCTCCCCAAAATGACCTTTGATTTTTTTTACTTTAATACATCTTTCAAATTGCATCAAAGAATAAATTTCTTTTACAATTTCTAAATTCTCAGGTGGCTTTTTATCACTTTTCTTAATCCAGTTATTTGCCGCCCAAGAGTTCATCCAAGTATTTACAGTATTAACTACATAAGCAGAGTCACTGAAAATTTCAATTTCTCTTTTATTTGTTTTAGTTAAAATCTTGGCGATTTTAATAGCTTGTAATACTGCCATCATTTCCATTTCATTATTAGTAGTATTACTTTTACTTTCCTTATATATTTTAACACTTTTATTGTTAATTGTCAATATAACTGCATAACCGCCAAAATTTTCTTTGCTTCCATTCTTAGAACAAGAGCCATCAGTATATAATTGAATAGCCATTAATAATTGCTCCTTTCTTTAAGACTTGATAGCCTGCTCTCCTTCTGGAGATTCTTTTACATCTTCTTTATCTTCTTCTGTTGTTTCTTCTAAATCATCAGGCGCGTCTTCAATAATGCCATCATGGATTTCATAAAGGTTTTGACCATCAAAAACCTCAAAATTATCCATTAAAGTATTAGTGATTACAATAGGATAATCAACAAAAATATCTCTCTCACAAGAAGACATGACTGCGCGAATAGCTTTATCCTTTGGAGATAACTCTACATCTCTTAAAATAGTATAAGCACTTTCTGCCATTTCTGCGCCAGACCCTATTGCAAACATATCGTACAACTCCTGGACACAACCATCAGAAGAGATTGCGTAGCAAGAATCTCCATGAGCAATGATAAAAGAAGATTCCATGAACAACATTCCGTGGTCTGAATAAACACGATTAAATTTTTGCAGTTCTGCAAAGAACTTAGGAACGCTTTCTCTTACCATATTCTTAAAGTTGACATTATTCTTTAAAATATCATTTTCAGAAATAAAATCTACATCAGAGGTAGAAATGATATTCAAATCTCTTAAAGAACCAACTCCACCAATGTTTACTTTATTTCTGCCCTTAAAAATCTTAAAAGAGTGTTGAGATAACAACAGGCTCTTAGTCCAGCCTGCTGTTACCTGACTATCAGTTGCTAACCAAATCTTATCCTCATCTCTTACTGCAACTACCACAGACATATTAGTTTACCTCCATTAAATATCAACATTAGCTCTATGAGCATTTTGTTCGATAAATTCCTTTCGAGGAGCGACAGAAGAACCCATGAGTTTATTGAAAATTCGAGCCATCTTATCTGCATCGTCTAAAGTCATTTGCTTCAAACGACGATTCTCAATATTCATAGTAGTTTCTTTTAATTCCATCTTATCCATCTCACCAAGACCCTTCATATAAGTTACCTCATATTTCTGACCTTGATGTGTGCGCTTGTATTCCGCAAGCTGGGAATCATCTAACAAATATTCAATTTTAGTTCCTTTTTCAACTTTATATAATGGAGCCATAGCTAAATAAACATATCCATGCTCAATCAAAGGACGCATATACTTAAAGAAGAAAGTCATTAACAAAACACGAATGTGAGAACCATCGACATCAGCATCTGCCATAATAATAATCTTCTTATAACGAACTTTATTTATATCAAAATCATTTCCAAAGCCCGCACCAATAGCACGAATTAAAGATTTGATTTCTTTATTGGCTAACAGCTTAGTAATATCAGTCTTTTCAGAATTAAGAACTTTACCCTGTAATGGCAAGACTGCTTGAGTCTGTCTATCTCGACCTTGTTTAGCACCACCGCCAGCAGATTCACCCTCGACTAAAAACAATTCAGTTTCATCTGGGTCTTTACTGATACAATCTACTAACTTGCCTTTAAAAGCAGAAGGAAGAACACTCTTATTCTTTTCTCTTATTACATCTCTTGCTTTTTTAGCTGCTTCTCTTGCTTTTTTGCTTGTAACAGCCTTATTAACAATAGTTTTTAACTCAGAAGGATTTTGAGTAAACCATTTTCTAATTTCTTTACCCACTAATTTCTCTACTATTGTACGACCTTCCGCAGAAGTTAATACATCTTTAGTTTGTCCATTAAAAATGGGGTCAGGCATTTTCAAAGACAAAGCAAGAACTAAACCTTCTTTTAAATCATCACCAGTTAAATTACCATCTTTATCCTTTAACAACTTCATTTCACGAGCCATATCATTAACAGTTCGTGTCATCGCAGCTCTAAAACCAGTTAAATGAGTACCACTGGTATTAGGAATATTATTGGTATATAACTTAGTTGTTTCTGAATAGTTAGCACTATAACATAAAGCCAAAGAAACACAATATCTATCTTCTTCACTTTTAGTGCTAAAGATAGAAGTTAAACGCTTCTCTTCTGGACATAAAGATTTAATATAATCAACCATACCATCTTTTGTCTGGAAAATGATAGGTTCATTATTTTTATAATTCAGTTCAATAATTAGACCGGGACACAAAAAAGAAAATTCTTTTAACTGTTTTATTAATCTATCTTTATCAAGAGTAATTCCCTCTTTAAAAATAGTTGCATCAGCTTTATATTCAATAGTGGTTCCATGCTCTGCATCTTTTTCAGGTTCAACAGAAAACATAGTTCTATGTCCCTTTTTAAATTCCATACGAGCTTTCTTACCATCTCTTACAGAAGTAACAATAAAAAAGTCAGACAGAGCATTTGTTGCCTTAGAGCCAACACCATTCATACCACCACTTGAGTTATATCCAGTGGAACCATCAGAACTAAATTTCGCTCCTGTATGAAGTTTTGTAAAAATATTCTCCAAAGTTTCAGTGCCATCTTTCTTTTTACCGAAAGGAACACCTCGACCATTATCTTTAATATTTACAACATCATCATTAGAAACAGAAATTACAATCTTATTACAAGTTCCTTCGAGATATTCATCAATAGCATTAGAAATAATCTCAAGATTAATATGATGGAGGCCATCGAGACCTACAGAACCAATATACATTCCGGGTCTTTTTCTGATTGCTTCAATACCTTCTAAGGTTTGAATTTGTTCAATACCATAAGACATTATCTTTATTCCTCCTTTACTAATATTATTATAACATATTTTTAATTAAATGTCAAAAAGGGTAATGAATATATTCATTCATTACCCTTTCTTTTGTTAATTAGAATTTGTATAGTCTTCTAAATACTCCATAATTTCACTTACAGTAGGATGTCGATGACAAGAACGCTTCTTTGTTTCAGTACAGAAACAGAAAGGCTTATTCTTTTCACATTTAGGTACAAGCATATCTTCCAACTCTGGACAAACCTTGAGTACCTCATCTCGCATCATTTTAGCTAAATTACGAATCTCCCATTGAGCGCAAGTACATAAACGCTCATTCATAAAATGAATTAACTCTCTTAAATTCATCTTAACATTAATTTCAGAAGCACAAGCGTTAGGAAGTAGAAAACGAGCGTCTTCCGCAGGAATACCCATTTCTAACAAATGTCCATAACCATCTTTAATAACATCAATAACATCATTAAAAACATTTAATGCTTCTGGATTATTCTGAATAGTAGGAGGAATTACAAAATCAAATCCATCTTCTTCACAATAGCGCTGAGAACGCTGAGCAAAAGAAGCCATACGGTGTCGCACTAACTGATGAGTTAAAGCACGACTAACGCCAGAAATCTTAAAATGAAAATCAGCAAACTCAAGCACAGAATGATGCCCACTCTTATAACAATGGCGCATAATAGCACCCTTTGTTGGCTTACTATCATAACAAGTGCTTGCCGCAATCTCTATCTTTTCTACTGGATTAAAAGTATAAGAAACTAATTTAACTTCCATATTACTTCTTAATTACCTTTCTACGATTTTTCATATTCTTATAACGACGCTGGAAAGTAGCTTTGTGAGTAAGGTAAGCCTTTAAATCAGTTTCCAGACAAGATTTACGATTGGCATAAAACTCCACATTGCGCTCAGCTTCTACAAGTTCCTTCTTTAGCTGCTCCACCTTTCTCTTGCTCTCACGGCACTTGCTATCCTCTCTCTTAATGCGGGCACGGAATTCCGCAATAGTCACACCAGTCAGTCGACCTGCAATTTCTGCGTCTTCGGGATGCGCCTTAGCCTTACCAATAAAGACCTTGCCCTTATCAATAATCTTAAACATTGCTTCCTTAGTATTATCATTATAAAAATCAAACTTTTTCATCAATAATATCCTCCTTGAATTTTCCAGCTTCAAAATCCTTCTTAAAATCTTCGTAAGAATAAGTATCACACGCTCGAATTTCGACATGATTAACTACTTCCTTACAATAAATGCAATACAGTCTTTTTAAGTGTCCCTTTTCTCTGATTCGACTATCTCGACGCGGAATCGGCACACCCTTATTACCACATTTAGTACAATAAAAATCACTTATGGTGAAATTTTTAGTACGCAAATAAAACCACCACTTTCTTATTTTACTTATATTTCTTACTCTATATATATTATATCATAAAAAATATAAGAAAGCAAGAAAGAAATCATCTATGAAGAACTATATTCCCCTCGTCAAATGTCTTCTTTACATCAATTACTCTTTGATTGGCAGAACCAACCCAATGTAATTTTACATCTTTTTGACTTTCAATAAAAAGTCCATCTACTAATACATCAATATTATGAATAAAATCTAAATCTTTAACTTCTTCAAAAAGATACCCAGTATAAAGCCATATAGTCTTTTCTGGAAAAGCTATTTTTAAGTTATTTACTAAAAGTTTTATAGTTTCTCTATTTTCTGGATATAGCGGGTCACCGCCACTCAAAGTAATACCAGAAATATAATCTTTACTCAACTCATTACAAATTTCCATATAGTCTTCCATTTTAAAAGGAATACCATAATTCGGGTCCCATGTTTGAGGATTTTGACAATTTACACAATGATGATTACAACCAGCAACAAAAAGAGTAACTCTAATACCATCACCATTTAACATATCATCATGTTTAATATCGCAATAATTCATTATTTAAACACTCCTTCTGAAATTCTATTAAGAGTGCGTTCTGTTTTAAAGTCAATCCAATGTTGAATATCCTCTTCTTTAATATCCAAAATATGCTGTAACCAATCTAAACAAATGATTACATCTGCCATTTCTTCACAAATATTTTCATAATCGCCTTTACCACGAAGATATTTAGTAATTGTCTTCTGTAATTCAGAACATTCCTCAATAGAAATAACTAAACCAGTATTATCATACTTTCTGGTAATTAACTCTGATAACTTTTCATCAATCTTAAACATTTCTTTTCTCCTTTATATAATTAAAGATTAAAGCACCAAGCGCATTGCCGCAAATCATTATTAAAATATAAACAACAGCTTTAACACTCCAAACTCCAGCTAAAGAAAAATAGAACATATTAGCAATAGAGTGTTCAAAACCTGACAATATAAAAATTACAACTGGTAAAATTATAAAGATTACATTTTTTGTTTTATTATAATTATCAACAGCAAGATACATCATAATGCCGCAGAACATAGCTAAAATAAAAATAGAAAAAATATCTTTATTCAATTTATTCGCACAAATTATATCTGCGGAAATAGGTAAATTTCCTAATTTTGCAAAAACACTTGTGAGAAAAGTGCCTATGAAGTTTCCTATTATAATAATAGGAATAGCTTTTAACTGTTCTTTTGTTTTTACAAAACCAATTTTCCCTGTAAAAAGGTTAAATTGTTGAATTATTATAGTTAAAAGTCCAAAAGAAAATAAAAATGCGGCTATAATTGGATTATCCAGGGATAGGTAGATAATACCACCTATCCCAATCATAAAACCAGCATAAATAGATTTTATAAAATTATCCATTACATACTAACTCTATCAGCAATTTCAGCATTTTTAGATTCATTATAACGAGTGTCTCCGTGGACTCTTGTATAACCTAAATATCCATTCATTCTGTCAATTTTTGTAATCATTTTAGAATGACATTTTGGACATTCATCCATTTCTAATTGCTCATAGCCGCAATCTTCACAATAAGATAAAGATAAATTAATTCCTTCATAGAAACCTAACTTCATAGCTCTACGAACTAAAGTTTTAAAGGCGTCTAAATTATAATCAATAGGATAACGAACATATTGAATTTTTCCACCATTCAATAAATTCCAAAATCTATTTTCTAAATCTTGCTTTTGAACTGGGGTAATATTTTCAGTTACATGACAATGGAAAGAATTACTTACATATAGTTTATCAGAAACATTTTTGATAATACCATACTTCTTTCTAAATTGCTCAACCTGTAATCCAGCTAAAGATTCAGCAGGAGTACCATAAATAGCATATAAAATGCCATCTTCTTCTTTAAACTTATTGACCTTTTGATTGATATATTCCATTACCTCAAGAGCAAAAGAACCGTCTTCAACTAAAGATTTTTCATGGTAAAGCTGTTCTAACTCATTTAACGCAGTAATACCAAAGGACATAGTGGCTGGTTTAATAACTTCCAAGATTTTTTCATCAGGCTTTAAATGACCTTTATAAAAACCACCTTCACAAAAAGCTAAAGGATTAATAGAAGCTCTTTTTTCAGCTAAGAAATTAAAAGTCTTAATATGGAGTTTTCTAATTAACTCTAAGTAATAATCTAAAACTTCATAAAAGTCTTTTCCTTCTTCTCTTGCTTTTGCTAAAATCATAGGTAAATGCAGAGAAATCGCGCCTAAATTAAAACGACCTTCAAAGACAGGAGTATCATTTTCATCTGCGGGTTTCATTCCACCTCGCTCATACCAAGGACTTAAAGATGCTCTGCAACCCATCAGACTTACAACTTTACCATACTTTTTATACATAGAAGGAATATAACCTTCGCCAGTTAATGATAAATAGTCTGGATACATAGCCTTAGAACTACATTCTATTGCTTTGTCAAATAACCACTCATATGGTTGTCCAACTCCATGCAAATTTTCATCATATAAGAAAGTTAATTTTGGGAATAAAACTGGTTTTTTATGCCCATCAGCACCTTGTCCATTTTTACGAACTTCTAATGCTACTTCTGATGCCATTAATCCCCATTTGGTAGTATCAATACCAAAAGAAATAGCAATAAAAGGATAATCTCCACGAGAAGAACCTACTGTATTAAAACGATACTCCCAAGACTGGAATCCTTGTTCCATATCTCTACGAACCTTTTTTGTAGCCCATTCATCAGCTTCTTTTTCATAACATGGTAAATCATAATCTTTCATTAAATCAGAAAATTCTTGTAAATATTTTTGATAAGACTTTTCAGCATAAGGAGCCAATACAGAGTCTACTCTTGGAATAGTAAAACCACCATATTGCATAGCTGCGGCAGATATAGTGACATCACTCATAACATCAAAAGCAACATCTAATGTTTTAGGCTCGTTATACCAAACATTACCCATTTCAAATCCGCCTTTTACAACAGAAGCCATATCAAATAAACAACAATTCATTGTGTCTAAACGGGCACTTCTGTCGTGGATATAAATATAACCTTCTTTCATAGCCTGTCTTTCTTCGGCATTTAAAAAGAATTTTTTATATAGTTCTGAATTTAATTCATTATAAATTAAACTTCTCTGCGTGCTAACTAAAGAGCTGTCTGTATTAGCGTTACTTTTATCGCCTAAATATCTAATTTTTTGTCCATTTTGATAAACCTTATCTAACATATGAACAAAATCAACTTTATAATTACGATAATCTCTATAACTCTTTGCAACTTCTGGTTTTACTTCTTCTAATGCGCTTTCTACTATAAAATGCATTGTAGAAATGTCTATTGTATTTGTATTTAAATCTTGTACTTTTGTGGTTACTATATTACAAATTTTGTTAATTTCTTCTTCTGTAAAAATAACCATTACTCTTTCCGCAGACTTTCCAATGGCAACTATAACTTTTTCTATATTAAAAGGTTCTAAAGTTCCATCTTTTTTTCTAACAGAATAATTCATTTCAATCTCTCCTTCATTTAGTATTTAGGGGCGTATTTATAATGAAGAAAATGATTTCTTAATTGAACCAAATCGCCCATATCTTGTATCTTACCTTATTTTATTATACAATATTTTCTACTAAAAGTCAAGGAAGAGACGATTAAGTCTCTTCCTCAAAACAATGTTCGCAATACCCCTTGTCATTTTTATACTTAATTTTCTCTTTACGAATATACTCGCCGCACCCATTGCAATAAGTATATAATCTTTCTAAACAGTCAGGACAAATGTAAATACCTTCCGACTCTAAATAATATAAGTCTTCAATGTCATATTCTAAATGACATACGCCGCAGACATTATCTGTCACAGTACAAATATCACAAGTTCCTTCTTTTGTTTCAACAGCTATCTCTTTACCGCATTGTAAACATAAGATTGGTTCTCCTATTGCCATAAAATGGTCAAAATTTTCTAAGGAACAACAACTGGGGAAAAATCTATAAAAAGTTTGAGGTCGTTTAGTATCATTATATTGACAAGTATAAGGAGTTTGATAACAAGCGTCTTGCTCCTCTTCTTCATCATATCTTTTAAGAGGAGTAAAATCTTTATTCTCAAATAATTTCAATATCATATTATCTACTTCTGTTAAAAATTGAGAAGAATGATAAGGATATTGTTTATTATAAAGAACAAAAATTTTACCATCTTTCTGTTCAATGTGAACTAACATTCTCCATACTTTTGAATTCCAACCCATGATACTACCAAAAGCATCATTCATTCTATCATAATTATCGTCTTCTGTAATATAATAAGCGACTAAAGTTACTTTATCAGCCATATAATTTAAATTACCAATACGATAATCACCATCATACATAGAATGGCATGAATCCCAACCTCTATCATTATCTGAAATACTTAGATAATCATAAGGACAAATAGATAATTTTATACTACCCTTCTTTTTAGAATACATTTTTTGGGAAAAAGTGGAATAATAATTCTGTAATTCATTTTTTGCTCCTGTTGAAGTAAAGAAAAATTTAATTGCTTTAGAAAACTTCATTCCTTTGAGAATTTTGATTTCTCCAATTCTTCCTTCGTATTCCCAATTATCAAGAACCTTATTACTCCTAAAACCTTCTAAAGTAATTGCTTCATTCAAGAACTTATTAAACACATTCAATGTGTATAAGTTATTAAAATATTTATAAAGGTTCTTCTTAAAGAGAATAAAAGACTTTTGAACATCTTCTTCATCGTTACGCAACTCTAAAATATCATTAGAAATAATTTCTTGACCGCCAAAGAGTTGATAAAGTTTTTCTTTATTTTTAGACCACTTATCAAGAATGTCTTCAATAGATTTTTCAGCATTTTCAGTATTATCAAAATTTCGTTGAATTATTTGAAGAATATTCTCTTTATACTCTTCTTTAATTAGTGGCATATAATTCCTCCTTGAGATTATTGCTTAAAAAATGGTAAACAATCTTTACATAAGAAACTATTATGAAATCGTTCCATTTGAGTTTTAGGAAAAGATAAACCACAACATATACATCTTTCCATGCTGTCATTTTCAGTAAAATAGCTAAATCCTGTTTCTAACTTTTTACTTTCTTTTACCATATAATATATTATATCATATATTTTATCATTTTGCAATAAAGATAAATATTCATTTTGACAATGCTCGTTATAATAACCCACAGATAAATTAACACCTGCAATATTTAAAGTGGGAGATATAATACAAATATCAGAGAAAGTTCCAGACTTAGGAATAAAATTGAAAGAATTGATATATCTTTGAAACAATTTGTTATTACAATCATAATAAACTGCATCATTCTTTCCTTTTCTATCTAATTCTACAATAAATTTTATAAGTTTGTCAAGCGAAGAGTCTTTAAAATCTTCTGTAAACTGCTTTGCGCCTTTACCACCTATTTCTTCATCTGTTGTAAATAATACATAAGGACGTAAACCAGCTAATAATAATTTTATAATAATAAATATTCCTGCTCTGTCACCAGCTCCGAGACCTTCTGGTGACCATATTACTTTTTCAACACTATCGAAAAATAATTTCTTTTTAAATTGATTATGAGCAAAATCATTACCATAACAACTATAAAATTTATGGTCATAAACTGTGTCCATATGAGCCACTAATAATATAGGATAATTTCCTTTGCAAAAAATATAACTATCAGTGATAATTAAATCTTCTTTATTAAAATTAGCCTTGACAAAATTTGTAAGAGTTGTTTTAATTTCATCTTGACTTAATCTTAATAAATAATATAACATATTAAGTTCTGTCAATTATATATCCTCCTATATCTCTTACTATATAATTATACCATTTTTTTCTGGAAAAGTCCATAGACCCGATGCATATGGCAAAATTTCCATATAGGCGCAGATTTCGAATAGCGGTCGCCAACGTGACCAACCTTGAAAAATTGACACGTTATAAAAAATTGTGTATAATAAATATGCAATAAAGATTATATTTAATATGGAGGAATTATTCAATGACTAATATTGGCGAGAAGTATGAGTGTTATAGTAAGAAGATTTATGGCTTTTTAACTATGAAAGGCTTTAGATATGATAAGACTTTTAAGCATAAGACAACAGGAAAGAAATGCTGGGTTTATACTATGACATCTGAATTAAGTCAAGCTCTAACTGAGTGGAGTAATAATAAGCCTGAAAAGTAAAAAATAGGGACAAGTGTTTTTAAGCACCTGTCCCTCTTTGTATTATACAAAAGGAATAATAGAATCATACAAACAATGATGTTTCGTATCAATATCTTTATCTAAATGATAATGACCAAAATACCAGTTCTTATATTCAGTATGATTTTTGATAAAATCTAAATAACGAGTGACTTCATCTCCCTCAAACCAATAGGCTAATTGAGTAATAACACTTTGCGGTCCCGCATGAGTAATAATAGTATCCACCTTGCCGCACGTATTATCTAAAGCAAATACTCCTTCTTCTTGCTCTTGATAAGAAGGTACTTCTTCTTTCCACCAAGTCTTATTTTCAACTCGTGTATGTTTATCGGTAGAAACTGCGCCGCCCATTGTCCAAACAGTTTTATCATCTATTGTATAAATTTTACCTCTCAAAAGATGAAAAATGTTATCTGATAATTTTCCAACTAAATTTCCATATTTTGTAGTTTGCTCTACTTTATTCAGTAAAGAAAAATTCTCATGGTTCCCATCAACGAATAAAATCTCAAAAGGTAGTTGAGAAATTTTTTGAATAGCTCTTTTCTCTTGTGGAGAGTTGTCCCATAAAAATCCCGCATCGCCGCAGACTATAATCGTATCTTCTTTTGTAAAATTAGGATTATGTTTGTACCAAGACCGAATTTTATTCCAGTCAATAGGGAAATGAATATCTCCTGTAATCCAAAACATTTTAAATCACCTCTTAATCCAACTATTCCATCTCTTGTTTAACTCTTTAACCAATCTATCGCAATCAGTTTTTTCTTTGAAAACGCAATAAATATATCCACCTGTCTTTCCTATTAGTTCTCCATTGTATTCATCTCTTACCATACGCATGAAGTTAGCATAAGACAAACCAAAGAGTCTTGGCATAATAGCATTATAAGTGCCATTTAAACAACAGTTAATATATTTACAACTTTCAAAAGTAAGACAGGGTTTATATTTCCCTTTATGAGAAAAAGAATCATCTGTTACAAAAGCAATCATAATAGAATCTCCTTTCTCAATTCATCACACTCTTGTTTTTCTTCATCAGTTAGTTGCATAAACTCTTGCCACTCTTCTGGAGTTTGCGGCAAGGGGATTTCTTTTATATCTTTAATGCCGCCAGAAAATCTTATGATATTAGCTTCTACTATTGCTTTAGGAACATAATCAGTAATTATATATTTCTTAACCGTTGTGGCAGAAAAACCAACTTCTCTGGCAACTGCCGCATATGTATGCAACGAAAGATAAAGCTCATTCATTTTTTCTATATCTTGCGGTGTTACCATTTTTCTTGGCATTTTATTCCTCCATCAACTTTACTAAAAAATTAAATTTATTATAAATATCATTTATCGTATCTTTTATCTTTTGTTCTTTATCTCTGTTGTCTTGTTCTACTTCATATACTTCATCATGCTCAATTAAAATACCATCTTCTGGGATATAAATGCGGCAATTATTATCAAATTTTATTCCCATAACTTTAGGAAATAATTCGTTAATTAAATTATCTGCATAAACTTCATTTTCATTTATATCTTTAATTATTTCTTGAAAGCCGCAGAATTGAGCATCAAATATAAAATGGACTTTTTTAGTCTTCATCTATATAAGGCACCTCATATCTTTCTTTAAAATAAATCATGTTATACACAATAGGAACAAAAATATTCCTATTATCAGTTGGAGAAATGCCAGAAGCTACTTGTACCATAATAACTTCTTCCATATCAAGATTTTTAATAATATTGAGAGATGCAGAAATAAATTTATAAATATAAGTTTTTCCATTCTGGTATTGAATGATAAATCTCATTGCGTTTATTTCAGAATTTTGCTCTCTTTCTTTGATATGCTTTTCTCTTGCGATTTTAATAATATCAGAACCAGTCATATTTTTTCTCCTTAACGAGATGTAAATTCTTTATAAATTTTCCTCTTTTGAGTGGTCAAATAAGTTTTTACACTTCGATACATACTATTATCATCAGCAATTTTATTGGCTTTATCTTTATACTCTTCACATTTATTTTGAGAAATTGCATTGTATTTTCTTAAAATGTCAAGTGCGTCCTTTGCCTTATCAATATAATCACCTACAAACATATATCTTTTAGTTAAGACATAAGGATGATTTTCAAGTTCTCCTATTGTGCAGATACAACGATTTGCTTCGTAAGAACTCATATCATACATAATATTTCCTCCTTTATCTTATAATATATTATACTATATTTTTTGTTTTTTGTAAAGAAAAAAGAAGAACCAATAAGGTTCTTCTTTTTATATTTAGTCACAAATAATAAACTTATGACCAAGAGCCTTCTCAACCTCTGCGCGAGTCATCTTAATCGGCTCATCAAAATAATGAGTCTTAGTCTTAACCAGAGTTCTAACATCAGTAAGCCACTCAATGAAATCATCAATCGCATCAAAAGGAATAGACACAAAATGGTCAGAATCTCCAGCGCCGATAATCACATTATTAGCTTCTCCCTCAACAACAGCATTAAGGAAATCCTCAATGGTGTAATAGTTAATGTCAGGAGAAGTAACGCCCCGGTGGCGTCCAGTAGCATCAACAATAGGAAGAATAATTCTTCGATTATCAATTACTGAACGACAAACAGCATTTTCGTCCTTTGCAGCTTTCTTACAAACACACTCATGCGGCTGAGGTGCCTTCTCATTCTTATCCTTATTCTCAACTTGCGGCTTAGCATACTCATGACCAAGAATACCAAGCCCAGTCAGAACCTTGAACAGGTCATCTTCATTATCAATATGAATTCTACGCACATTCTTATCCATTTATTTTTCCTTCCTTAAAGTTCAATGTTATTGTCTTTACAATATTGCTTATAATCATCAGAAGGTTCACCCAACTGATATTCAGTATTGCGGGTTTTAGCAGTTCGAGTCTTTACATCAAGAGCCTGAAGAGTAGAAGTAGAAACATTCATACCATCTTCAAAACGAGGGTCTCCATAAATCTTACCGGCAAGACACCGGGGCCACAGCTCCGGCGCTTGAAAAGGATTAGTAGGATAAGAAACTACAGACCAATTTTCCAACTTAGGCTTTTTTTTTCTTTTCCTTTCTATTACATATTTTTAGCCAGCATAAACATCAGCATAGGATTCTTAGAAAAATCCATTCCAGACTGACCGCCCATCATCTGAGACATCAGCAGCATCTTCATCATTCCATCATTGTCATTGTTGCCATCAGACATGGCAGACATCATAATGAAAGGAGCAATGTTACCAAAAGGATTATCCTCAGAAGGAGTTACAGTGTTCTCACCGAACATATTGCCGAAAACATTGATAACCTTGGTAACAAAATTGAAACCAAACATACTCTTAGTAGGAATAATATTGATTTCCTCACTTTTAAAGGGGTCAACCGCAGTAATGCAACCATTCTCAGTTCCACCCTTGACAATAACATAAGCATCCTTGTGCTTAATAATATCACCAACAGCGACATCCTTAGCAGCTACCGGCATCTGCATAATCATACCGTCAGCATCCATAGTCATTTCAGTCACATCAGTGAACTCATTGTCACCAATATTGTAAACTGCATATCGACCATTCCCAGTGGCAAAAGCCAGACCCATGAAGGACATCTTAAACTTACCAGCAGGAACCTTACCAAACTCAAAGTTCATACCAAACATATTCTTCATATTAGTATTCTCCTTTTTAATATCGTTTTTATTTTCAGAAAAATCAATGGTGGGTTTCTCAGCCATAGCTTCAGCAACCACTTCATAATTCACATGACCATGAAGAATCTTTTTGATTCTCTTGACTTCTTTAATCTTAATACATCCAGTAAAACTTGGACGACCAAAATCATCAGTAGTTGTATACTTCATGTCAAGTGCAGAAACAATCATTACAGGATTGCTATACCCAATGTTGGTTTCAATATCATACACATTACCTAATACAGCAAATTCATTGGGAAAATTGTAAAAATACTGTTTCTTACCAGTTGCTTTGTAGTCACCATTAGAATTTTCTTTGCAAAACTGAACCGCGCAAGTTACTAACATTATTTTCACCCTTATTTTCTATATTTATTATATCAAAAAAATTTGAAATTTTCAACCTCAATCAATTATATATAGATAATGCTCCCAGAAGATGTAATTAGTTTCTTCAAGAGAAACAATATGCGGACTGGTGTCTTTTACTGTGAAAATGGTATCACGATTATCTTCAAGGAATTTTTTAAAAACTTCGGTATGATTAAATCGCGAATTTAAAATTTCATCGACTTTTAATCTGACTTTTGTTCCAATAGGAATGGGTTTATAATTTGCTAATGCTTCTTCGATTTCTCCTGTTGTTTTAAGAAAATTTAGGAAAGATTCTCGACTTGAATAAGGAACAACTTGGTCAGCGGTAATTACAGCTCGAATTTCCTTGTTAGTACCAAATACTCTATAATACCAACTTTTATTACCATAAAAGCGAGTTACTTCACACTTTTCTTTAGTTACAGGATGAAGAAAAACATCTCCTTTTTTCATTTGTTTTCCTCCTTTAGCTTATAATATATTATATCATATAATTTTTATAGTGTCAAAAAAGCCAGCGATTTTGCTGGCTTTATCTTATTCATCGTCCTGTTCAAACTGGTATCTGTTCTTTTCTTTAGATTTTCTTTGACGGCTTTTGTTTTGGTCAGGTTTGCGCTTACTCTTATAACCACAATCGTAACAATACCATCTATCTCTATACTTATCATACTCAAGAACTTCGCCACATCGAGGACACTTCATTGATAAAAACTCCTTTATCTTTTATCTACTAATTCTTCTGCGATACCTAAAATTTCTGCTCCAAGCATAGAGCCAGCTAAAATACTAATATTTCTTTTCTTAATAGCAAATATACTACCAAAAATGCGAATACCAGATTTAGCCATTGAAATTAAAAAATGACCTTTACTATTCATAATGTTCTCCTTTTAAATAAAAATTAAAAATGTAATTGCTATTTGAATAAGATGAATACTTTGGTCTTGTATTAAATTGATTATCTTTACATTTGCCTTTAAATTATCTACAACAGCGTGAATAACCATATTCACAACAATAGAAATAGAATAGAAAATTGGATTAAGGTTATTTACATACAGCAAATATAACATTAAAGGAAGATTTATCATAAAAGACCAACTAAAACTATGGCAAATTAAAGCTATGATATAGTCATTTTCATACAAAGGATTGTCGCCTTGCTTCTTCCACCAATCTTTTTGCTTTCCTGAAGCCAGCCATCCCTGTAAATAATAATCATCTACTATATGACAAAAAATCATAGCAAAAAGTATAATAGTTTTCATCTTATTCTCCTGCCTTAAAATTATAAATTGGAATTAGTCTATCTTCAATTTCTACGGTTGGCTGAATATAATTCATAATTTCTTGATAGTCTTTATAAACAAAAGGAGCTTCATCTAAAGTAGATTTATTTATACAAGTAGTATAAATACCTTCCATAGAATTAGCATATTCATCTACGGTAAATAGTTCTTTTGCTTTTGAACGAGAGTAAAGTCTGCCTGCGCCATGGGGAGCAGAATAGTTCCAATCCTCATTTCCTTTACCAACACAAACTAAAAGACCATCACGCATATTCAAAGGAATTACTAAACGCTCTTCCGCATGGGCGGCAATAGCACCTTTCCGCAGAATACGCTCTTTGACATCAATATAGTTATGAATAGATTCGATAGTTAAATCATGGTATATAGGAGCCTTCATTGCTAAAGCAATAGTACAAAGCATTTCCATGCGGTTCATCTTTGCGAAATCTTGAATAATAGCAATATCATGCAAATAATCTTCTAAATCATTGCCTTCAAGATACATCATGTCTTTAGCTACAACAGGCTTCTTATAAGATTTAATAAAAGATTCTCTTTCTTTAGGCGGGATAGTTTCCAAAATCTTTTTAAAATCTTCCTCAACGACTTCAGCAAAGCGAGACTGAGCCAAAGACTGATAATAAGAAGCGACCTTTAAACCGATATTGCGGGAGCCAGAATGGACAGAAAGATAACCATTTTCATAGGCTTCGATAAAATGATTGCCTCCACCTAAAGTACCCAAAGAACGCTTAGCTAAATTTTGAGTGTCCTTAGAAAGTTTATCCCAACAACGCAGAACAGAAAAATCAAATTCATCGGACATCGTAGTATGAACAGTGCGTCCCGCAGGAATTTTAGAATGAATAACTTTATCTAATTCCTCTAAACGATTAGCAAAATCAGTAGAAAATTTTGCCAAAGTCACGCCGCAACCAATATCAACTCCTACGATATTAGGACAAATCTTATTGGTAATTTTCATAGTCGTACCAATCGTACAACCAGCTCCAGCATGAACATCAGGCATAATTCTAATATGAGCATTTTCACCAAGAGGAGAATTAGCCATATTGATGATTTGAGTTAACGCCTCCTGTTCAATATTGTCAGTAAAGATTTTTACTTGTCCATATTTAGAATTTAACTCCATAATCTCACCTTCCTTACATAATAGTCCACCAATAATCAAAAATCTTACGATACATATTGCCATTTAAGATTTTCTTTTTGTACCGTCTTACTTTTCTATTGGCATAATTCTTAAAGAACTTATTTCCATACCACCAACGCCGCAGATGCGGCTTCTGGGTACTCTGCCGACGATAAAAGGTAGAGTAACAAACAGGATAATAAGAAGAGAATTTTGCTCCATAAGGACCGTACAGATAATCATCAGGCTCACGCTCAATATCAAGAGTCCGCATAAGTTTCTCCTTATACTTTCTCTTGCGCTCATATTTATTAGTCTTTCTCTGACCTTTACCATTTTTCTTTTTCTTTGCAGAAAAGACTTCATTATCACACTTACAGATAGGATTTTCGCAATTATAACAATCATTCATACAAATCATACTGCTTTTCTCCTTCTTTCGTTTTCTTTTGTCTTTATCTGCGATAAACTCTTTGGCGGCTTTACAATTTCTACAACCATTTTTGTTATCACAAAACCAGCAGCCATCAGCTATTGCATACCACCAATAATTAGGAACTGAAGGTTTTAATTTGCGATATTTTCTCTTTTTACTCATATCAGTTCCTTTCTTAACCTTATAATATATTATATTATATTTTTTTCAAAATGTAAAGAGAGTCTGCAATTAGCAGACTCTCTTGTTTTAGAAACGCGGAATGGGGTCTCTCTTATGAAGATTGTAAATATGAAGTTTTTCAATCTTTTCGATAGTTTCTTTATCAATGTTCTCACTGCCATGAAGATAAGCATTTAACTCTTTATAAGTAAAACCTAAATTATCTTCATCAGTTTTTCCGCAAAGACCATCAGAAGGAATTTTATCAACCAAGTGAGAAGGTAAACCTAAAGCATGACCCAAAGCTACAACTTCGTCAGTAGTAAAGTTGGCGATAGGGTTGAAATCATGCGCGCCGTCGCCCCATTTGGTAAAATAACCTACATAGATTTCAGAAGCATTACCAGTACCGCAAACTCTGTATCCCATCTCTTGTCCAATAGCGTAAAGAGTTGTCATACGAATGCGAGGAGGAATATTGGTCAAAGTATGATTAGATAAAGGGAAGAAACTATCAATGTTTTCATTTGCCATATAGTTCTTACTATATCTAATCATATTATAGATAGCATCATAAGCAGGTCGAATATTTACAACGCGATAAGAAATGCCTAAATACTCACAAATTTCAATGGAATCTTCGATGTCTTTCTGCTCTCCATTGGGCATAAGAACTCCTAAAACTTTATCCTTACCAATGGCTTTCGCACATAAAGCCGCAGCAACTGTACTGTCTTTACCACCAGAAATGCCAATAACAATACCCCTGGCATTTCCAGACCGATTTTCAAACCAGTTCTTAATCCAGTTAATTACACTATCCTTATAAAATTCAGCGTCAAACATTTTATCTCTTCCTTATTTCTCTAATTTATGAATAAAAATCTTTCTATCTTTACAAACTTCTTTAATCATAGTAAGAATAATATTCCAATTTGCTCCACCTCTATCACAACCAATATGATATGGGAAAGCAAAAGAAAGTTCGGGAATAAAACTTTCATGGGCTTTCTCTAAACATCTATAAAAAGCCTCATAATCAGTATATCTCTTACCATCATAACCATAGAAATATTGTGAAAACATATTCACAATAAATTTCTCTGAACAATTTATAATTTGGCTTCTCCCTAAAAGAAGTTCTTTAGGACTTGTAAAACACAAAGTTTTATAATCTTTATAGGCTTGCGGGAAGCGGCGTTTAATTTCAGCCGCAATCCCACTGCCCATAACGCCTTGACAATTCACTTGATGAAGAATTACATTTGCTTTTGTATCAAACAAATCTCCAGTAATAAAAGTGATATTATCCTCCATTAGAAACCTCCATTATGAAGTTTATCTCGAATTTCTTTTAGAGTATATTCCAGAGTCATCTTTCCATCTTTAAAGACAGTTCTCATAATACCTCCACGAGAATCGTCCCAAGTGCACTCATCCTCATACTGCATTTCACCATTTTCATCATAAAAAACTACACAACAACCCTTTTGAGATTTCTTAAAATGTCCAGTATCAGTCTTAGGATTCTTAAAAATCATCATAGGAAGTTTATTATCAATTTCTGCATGAGTAGCCTTTACTGCGATACCAAAAGTATCTCTGGTGTAAGGATTAAAACCACCTTTCTTATTCTCTTCGCATTGCATAGAAAAACTACCAACACCAAGAGAAACTGTGCTACAAGCAAAACCTTTCTCCATTAGTCTCTGATAAATCATTTCAGCTCTGCGATAAGTAATACTATCACCATAGATAGCTTTAACATGAGGATTCAAAGTTAAATATCCTTTAGAATTTACATCTCCACCAAAAATCTCATAAAGTCGCCAAACAGTGCCTTTATCCTGAGAGGTTAAAATATAATTTTCTTCTAAAGTAACATTATAACCTTCGATAAAGTAATAATTACTATCGGTCAAGCCGCCACGCTCTCGACCCCACTCAACCTGGATATGCGCCAGAATATAATCTCCATCAAAAGAGAAAATACAATCTGTGTCTTCTTGAATTCCCTCATAATCAAAATATTCACGAATAAACTCAGAAGGTTCTTCTTTTAAAGCCAACCATTCATCTTCGGTAGTTAGATAAAAAATCTCTTTACCTGCGATAATCTCTACGGGGTCACCACTATCTCCACGAATAGAAATAGTTCCATTGTGCTTCATAATATCATCATAACATTTAGGCAAGATATTGTCAACTAAATTCCAATAGTCATAACTATCAGAAACCATAGAAAAACTTTGATTAGGATAGATTTCATTTAGAAGTCTTTTAATCATAGTTTCCTCAGACCCATCGAGAACATAATTACTACACATAACACTATGTTCGGTAGAGATTGCGCCATAAGCAACAGGTTCTTTAGTGCAATCACAGTTATAATACTTTTCTAAGAAAGGAATAGCAGGAACAGTTGCAGTGTTCAAGAAAGACAAGCAGAAAGCCGCACTGCTTTTAGTGGCGCTCTCAAGGCTCTCTTGTCCTCGCATACTGAAATCACCAAGCGCACGAGCATGAGGGATATTATCATCTACTGTTTTATCATAATAGTTATCAACAATCTGACGATATTTATATCCTACATTAGCGGAAATCATAGGATGCCACAGAGAACAACTCATAATAGTTTCAATAGCATTAACAATCCACGCGAACTGCGGGTGAGTATTGCTAATTTCAATCATGGGAACCTTCACTGGAACTAAAGTGCCTTCTGGAATTGCGCGAATTTCAATAGGCAGATAACCTAAATCATAAAGATTTGCTACCTTTTCAGATTTATATGAGCCTTCGCCAAGTGTATAAGTCAAAATTCGATTATAGGCTGCCAGGACTTCATCTTTAGGCTTATTGAAGAAATTTTCATTAAAATACTCAATCAAGTACTGCTTAATAAAAGCCTGAAGTCCGAACATCACCAAATGAGTATCTTCCACTCTTGACATACGAGGAGTAAAATATGATACAATCTTTGTCATATTCTTAGGATACTGCTCAGAATGGACAGTCTTATAAAAATCACATAACAGTAAAGCAGGACAATTATTCATTAAGAAACCCTCTCAATCTTTTCATGGTCGTCAGAAATCAAACTATCTGTGGTAAAAATTCTATCGACATAATCAGTAGTAAGCAACTCACCTTTAAAAATTGCCGGTTCACAATGAGAACAATAGAAGTAAACTTTTGCGGCTCCCAGTTCCTTTAATTTCTTCGCGGCAAATAGAGTGGTAAACCCCTTCACGCAAAGGTCATCTACAATTAAAATATTCTTATCCTTAATATTTGGATTTTCAAAAATATTATAATCTGTAATTTTACCAGTGTCAAGGTCACGATGTTTATCTCCGAAAAATGAAGGCTTCGACAAAGGAGCTAATACTTCTCGATATTTCTTCTTAGCACCATTATCAGGGAAGAAAAGATAATCAATTTCATATCTCTCGATAATATCATCTACCATTTGCTTTAAATTATATCGAACGGTTTTATCTAAAACCGCCATGATAACCTCAGAGTGCGGGTCCAGGACTAAAACCTTATCGAAATTTAAAGAATTGATAAATTTTCCAAAATACTTTGCGGTAAACATCTGATTGTCAGTCTGCCTATCCATTCTTTCATAAGGAATATATAGCATTTCCAGTACCGTAGGAAGCTCAGGATATACATCATCAAGATAACTCTTAACAAACATAAGAGTATTTAAATCTTGACAATTTTCATACTTCATAGTAACAACTATAATCTGAGTGTCTTCTTTGGAAAACTTAATGGGTGTTAACTTTAATTCTCCATTAGGAAATAAAGAAATTTCTACTTCATTACCATTAACGCTAATCATTTCAGTCCTCCTCGTTAATAATATTGATTTGGCAGGCTTTCATAGCTTCCAGGGCAGTTTTATGGCGCTCAGGAGTAACGCCCGCGCAACAAGCAGCGTCCACAGTAATTAGAGCTTCTGGGACCGCAGCCTTAGCCATAATAGCATTAGAAATAACGCAAATATCAGTACAAACTCCTACAAAAATGATTTCATCAATTTTATTTTTGTTCTCACTTAGAATATTCATCAGCTTAATAGAACCAAAAGTATCTTTCTTGATTCTGCTATTGATAATATCACAAGTATGAAGAGTGTAAAGAGAAGCAGTTTTTGCATATCCACTAATCTGTTTATTCAACTGCCAGCCTTCGGTCATCTGAATACAATGCGGAATGGGGAGATTCTTGCCCTCTTGAGTTTCAAGATAGTTCTCATAATGAGTATCTTTTGTAAAGAGTAGTAAAGTATCAGTACCTTCGTACTCTTTAATCTTATCTACTACCTTTGGAACAATAGCTTGGGCTTCTGGAGTACCCAGAACTCCATTAATAAAATCGTTCTGCATATCGACGATTACTAATACTTTCATGCTTTTTTTCTCTCTTTCTTTAGCTTATAATATATTATATTATATTTTTTTATAATTGTAAAGAGGATTTACGTTTACAAACCCTCTTAATCATTATCCAAAAAAATACATTTAACCAAAGAAATAATTGTCATAGTGTAACAGAGCCAATAACTTAGCCAACGACAATCAGCGCCAGTCAAACAAGAAATAAGTTGACAAACACCAACAATAATCCATAAAATCAAAAGAATAATATCAATCTTCATACGCCCACCTCTTCCACATAGTACGTAATCCATCCTTCTACTTCCTCCATATATCTTAAATCAACATCTTCTTCTAAAGGCTCTTCGCCAAAACTTTCAATTAAATCTTCAAAAACATCATCTCTGCTTAAAATTCCATGACTTCCCTCATAAGATTCATAGTCATCAATCGCACATTGACGAGCATATTCTTCTGCCTCTTCTCTTGTGTTAGCTTCAATGGTTTCAACATAGTTTGCGCCACCAAAGCCACCACCTAAACCTGCGTAAATTTCAAATTTCATATTATTCTCCTTTTAGTCTTTAATATAAAATATAATATAAGGAAGTACAACTCCATGTTCGTTTGTGCGAACACAACTAAAAATTGTTCCATCTTCACAAGAAACATCAAGTTCCTTTTCTGCAAGAGACCATGGAACATCATGTGCCCCACCTTCAAAAAGAGGGTCATCATCTGGGTTGTCGGTATCATAAATAATAACATCTACATCAAAAGAAGTAATTTTTAAAATATCAATTAGTCTCATTTTGACCTCCTTATTCTATTTCATTATACACTTTCCAAATATAAATCTTCTTTTGTTTTAATTTCCTCTTCATTCAAAGGACACATAAAAGCATTTAAAACTAATCTATAACAATACATATTTGGACAAAAGTAACAGTTACCAAAAATAGCCATATCATCATTGGTAAGATATTTCATAATCGCGGCACATACACCAGCGCTTCTTGAAATACCAGCCTCACAATGCACTACGATTAAATCGACTTTATCTTTCCATTGTAAAACAAAATCTGCAATTTGTTTGGCTTGCGCTAAAGACATTGGAATTTCATTAAATAAAAGTTTATCTTGAAATCCATCTACATCATCAAATTTTAATTTTAAAATAGCTTTTATATAATGATTATTAGCAAAAGAATTATCACATAATTCTGGGTCGGTAATAGAAATAAAAATACAATTTTTCTTAACTCTATAAGAAAAATCAGCCGCATTTTCTCTTGATAAAACAATAAATTCCATTAGTATTCCTCCAAAGTAAAGAGATAACCAATCATAATAGGAGTACCATTTTTGACTTTTTCTAAAATAGAAATAGCTTCTTGATAATTACTTACTTTAAAATTATCTCCAATTTTAACTCTGATTATAGTATCATCGAGATTTTTCATAAAAGTATATCCTATTACTTTAAACATTTTATCTCCTCACTTTCTATATATATTATAACATAAAAAATAAAAATTTTCAATAAAAAAGACTTGCCATAAGCAAGTCTAAATTGGAACGCCCTATGAGACTCGAACTCATAATCTTTGCTTTCGTAGAGCAACGCTTTCATCCTATTAAGCTAAGGGCGCATATACAAAAGAATGAATTAAGCTACTTTCATTCTTTTAATTATTTTATTAAAATAATTTGGACTTATATCATCTGGGGCTACAATATAAGTTTTCTTACCAATAAAATTAAATAAAGCTAAAAGACTTTTTGCATCTACAATCATACTGCCACTACTTAAAGACATATCAAAAGATTGCTCACAAGCAATACGATTAATTCGCTGAATATCTTCTTTGCTATTGATACTAACTAATTTAACCATAATTCCTCCTATTTAATTATTGGTACGGCTACTGAGACTCGAACTCAGATTATAGGTTTAGAAGACCTGTGTCCTATCCTTTGAACGATAGCCGCATATAACAAGACACTAAAAATAACCATTTAAAAGATGGAGCCTTGGTGAGGCGAAGAATTTGCTGTAAGTGTCTTTGGAGGCGTGAGCCAGATTTGAACTGGCGATTAACAGTTTTGCAGACTGCCCTCTTTGACCACTTGAGTACCACGCCATATGGCTGGGATATTAGGATTTGAACCTAAAATTACTGGGTCAGAGCCAGCCGTGTTGCCAATTACACCATACCCCAATAACTACAAGACGCTTCACATACTGTGTCCGGAAATCGGATTCGAACCGATATTATTTCTTTTTAAGAGAAATGTCTTAACCTTTTGACTATTCTGGAAGTAGAATTGCTGTAGGCGTCTTAAAATAATAATAGAATTCTAACTGGTTTCTTGTTTTAGTTCGGTAATAAACCCAGTAACCGAATGGCAAGACACAAGAGATTCGAACTCTTATCGACGGTTTTGGAGACCGCTATGCTACCATTGCACCAGTGTCTTATATAAAAGAAAGGGAGAAACTTTCTTAAACTTTTTTACTTATTACTACAAGTAATTTCTTCATCGCCAAAGATGAAATCATCAATATCTCTATCCATCGTCCAATCCTCCTTCTTAAATAATCTGGGGTGAAGGACGAGATTTGAACTCGCATCTACTTGAGCCACAATCAAGAGCTTTACCAGTTAAGCTACCAACACCATATAATCTGGACGATTTCTATGTTTACTTTTCCTCTTGTAAGAACCTTTACCTTTCTTACTCCTAACAACAGTACCTCTTCGTTTAAATTGAAGGTACTGTTCTAACTCCTCTTGATTTTTCTTAAAAATACGCTTATCCATTTCACTTACCTCTCTTTACATTTCGATGAAGTACAGACTGGCTAAGGTCAAAATAACGAACCGCAACTAAATTCTTAAAAAATCCCATTATTTCACTCTCTTTCTAAAATAAAATGTTATG